CGATTGCATATAAGACAACAGCAACAGCCACAATAAACGGAAAGGACGTTGCTGACATAATCAGAATGGCGGCAGACCTCGCACATTCCGTACTTGAAGAACTTTCTGTTTACAGACAGCGTAATGACATTGTTGAAGATTTCAAATGCGAGGGCGAAGCCTGCGAGTTCCTTGATATGATTGGCGACTAAATAAATGAAAACAATATGATTGATAATTATACAAGATTATTGAAAATTCAAGAATTTTCGGAAGAATTGATTAAACTACAAGAGCGTATCACCGCTATTGATAATGAAATTTTAATTTCAGAAAAAAATATAGAATTAGAAAAAGAAAAAATAGAACAAGAAAAGGAAAAAATATCAACACTTTTATCAAAAAAGAAAAATAATCTTTTAAAAATCAAACAAATAAACATAAAAGCAAACACAATAAAAAATGAAATAGCCAAATCTAATGATGAAAAATATATTTGCGTTGGATATGTTCGTTTATCTAAAAAAGGAGAACAAAATTTTGAAAGACAGTATCATACTATATATGATTCAAATTTTATTATTGTAAAAACATTTAAGGAAATCACATCAGCGCATAATACTGAATTATCTAAAAGAATATTAAATGATTGTATAGATTATTGTTTTGATAGTGGTATAAGTCTTATTGTTATATCAGAAGCAACAAGATTGAGTAGAAGTGTACAACTATTTAAAGAAATATGTGCTAAACTTATAGATAAATGTATAAATGTTTATTCTTGTAGTGAACGCATATATCTTTTTGATAATGAGTTCAACATAACTGATGATTTTTATAATAAAATAATTTATGCAGAAAAAGAGGCCGAACAGATAAACAATAGATTGATGCAAGGACGTGAATTATATAAAAGCAATGGCGGTATACTTGGGAGAAGAGTCGGTAGTTGTAAAACATTAGAACAATTAGAAGATAAATATACAAATCAAATAAAACTTTTACGTGATGGTGTATCAATTAGAAAGGTTGCACACAGAACTGGTGTAAGTGTGTCAACCATCCAAAGATTAAAACGTAAATTTAACATTACAACGCAAAAACAAAATAATAAAAATATAATTTCATCTATTGAAAAACCAGAAATAAAAAATACAAAAACAACAATAGATAACAAAACATTATTCTAACATTAGTCAAATGAAATTCATTGAAAAAATAAAGAAGTTCTTTAAAAAAGAAGATGACTTGCGAACCAAGTGCATTGAAGCATACGGGGAGGAATTTGGAGAAATTTACGACACTCTCGGAACTGGTGGCACAGTTGGCGATTTTGTCGTAACATTGGCGTATATCCAAATGATAGAGGATGTCAAAAATGGTAATCCGAAAACGCAGTCAGACGAAAAACCAAGCATTAAAGTAACTGGAATCTATATACCAAAAGAATAATTATGTGTGATATTTTTAAATTGCGTCCTATGACATTGGAAGAGCGTAACAAATTTGCCGAACAGTCTGATATTGCAAAGCCAAAGCCAGATGAAAAACCAGAGCCGTTCTTTTATTGCAATGTCGGCGGTATAGCCCCTATATGTTCTGATTGCAAACGCAACTATCTGAATACCATATTCAGAACAGAAGATATTGGAAATTGGTATTCACCGTACTACACAAGCAATTTTAAAATATGTGAAGGCTACATCTCAACAAAAAATAACTTATGACAAGAAGCCAAAGAAAGACATTGTTTATTGAACTTTGCGAAAAACTCCCGTACAAAGTAAAAGTTTTTGCCGACAATATGCCATCGGATGAATCCGTGTGCGAACTTGTCAAAACTGACGGCAAAAACGCAGACTTATTCGTAAACAAGAAAACGTACAATGTTTCACTTGACCATATCAAACCATATTTGCGGTCTGTTTCAAAAATGACAGAAAAGGAAACAAAGCAATATGGCAAACTCACATATATCATACAAGAGTTTAAGGATTCAAACGAGTATTTCTCTATGCCAGACTACACCACACTCGACTGGCTCAACAAACACTTTTTTGATTGTCGTGGTTTGATTGAAAAAGGTCTTGCTTTGGAAGCACCAGACAATATGTATGAAATGGAATAGATTCCTATTATGACAGACTTCCAATTATATAACGGTGATTGCCTTGGCGTGATGGACAATATACCAGACGGCAGCGTTGATATGGTGCTTTGCGATTTGCCATACGGAACAACGCAATGCAAGTGGGATGTCATAATTCCGTTTGACTTGCTGTGGAATCAGTACAAACGTGTGTGCAAGAAAAATGCGGCCATATTATTGTTTGGAAGCCAGCCGTTCACAACCATTGCGATTTCAAGCAACTTGCAAATGTTCAAGTATGAGATAGTATGGGAAAAGAACAACATAACAAACCCGATGTTCTCAAAAAGAGGAATACTGAAAGCACACGAGAATATTATGGTGTTTTACGACAAACAACCCACATACAACCCTCAAATGGAATACGGATATAAAAACTACAAGCAATTTTCTGGAGATAAAAATATAGGTGACGCTTATGGGGATTCCCCGAAATCACTGCATCGTGAATGCTCTGACGGAAGTCGTTATCCAAAATCAGTCCTGCGTTTCCAAAAGGAAACAAAATGCGTTCATCCGACACAAAAACCAGTTGCCCTGCTTGAATATCTTATACGCACATTCACCAACGAAGGCGACATTGTTCTGGACAACACTATGGGAAGCGGCTCTACTGGAGTCGCTTGTATGAATACAAATCGCAATTTTATAGGCATAGAGAAAGATGAAAAATACTTTGCCATTGCCGAAAAAAGAATAAAAGAAGCAAACAACAAACTATTTTGATATGGACAAAAAAGACAAGCAACTGCTTTATGAAGACCTTTGCGCCAGAATACCTTATGGCGTGATTGCCAATGTAATTTATGAAGATACAGACGATGAACTGCCATTGAGAGTTATCGGTGTGTATGAAGACCTCGTTCAAGTTGAAACCGATACACACGAAAAATGTGTTCACATTAAAAATGTTAGGCCGTATCTCCGACCATTTGAAAGTATGAAGGACGATGAACGCAGTATGTATAACTTATATGTCAGTATGGTGAAAGTGAGAAATGGCGATGCACTTTCACAATCTTCAGTCATATTGAATGACTGGCTGAACAAGCACCACATTGACACAAGAAACTTGATTGGCCAAGGTCTCGCATACAAGGCTGACGAATACACCTATGACTTGAACAAAATCATAGCAGACGAAACGAGCAAAGAACCTTTTTTCAAAATACAATAACATTATAATGCCATTATTATGAAAAATCTAAAAGTTACATTTGAGTACACAAGTGACGAAAACACGAAGTCACTGAAAACTGATTTTGCCGAGAACTACACTTATGAGGAACGTGAGGAACTTCTCACCTATATTATTGACACCATTCTCCCAACATCTATGATGTCAGTTGAGGAAAACAAGCTGTATGACGCTTGGCTGGATTTCAAATATGCAAGAGAGAACGGACGGCACAAGAACGACAATTAGTCTGTTGATAACTCTGTTGATAACTTTTTCATAAAAGTTGCCGATGTTCTAAAAATAAGTTGTATTTTTGCGCCGTTATGAGAAAGAAAAGAAAACGTGGCAGAAAGCAGCAGATGATTGACTTGCTGAAAGCGGTTAAGGCCAAAAACCGTGCGGATGAGATTTCCGAGCACGGCAAGCCAGTCTGCATAGCAAACGTGGTTGAAAGCAAGAAAAGATACAAACGGCACAAAAAACACAGAAAGTATGAAACAGAAGACTAAACAAACAGCAAGAGTTCCGCTTAAAACGGCATTGCTTCTCAAAAAGTGCAGATATCCAAGAAAGCAATGTGATTCAAGTTATTTCACTGGCAAGACAAGCAGTCATCTGAAATACGGGGAACTGCTTTCGTTCCCTCCGATAACTGGCAACATATATTCTGTGGCCGCACCGACAATCCACGAAACTATGGATTGGCTTCGTAACAAAAAAGACTTGTTTGTTGAGGTGAGATTCGTTCTGGATGCACACTTGTCTGACCTGCGGCCTTACAGATGGCGTTTGGTGAAACTGTCAAAGGCAAACGGAATAATCTGCTCTGAAGTGGGTTTCAACACATACGAGGAATGCTGCATTGACTGCATTGACTTCACACTTGAAATGCTATCGAAAAAACAAAAATCATAAAAAATGAAAACAGCAGTTAAAACCATATTCTTTGTTGTGCTAATCGGGCTTTTGTCGGTTTTTGGTGTTCTCGCATACCAAACGATTTCCACATATTCCAAAGTGAACAAAATTGACAAAGGCACGTTGTTCGTCCGCACAATAAAAGTTGATGACCCGTTCACCGACCCGTTTGTCACATACGGCAAAATCATAGCAAAAGACGGCAACTATGTACAATATGTGAACGACAGAGGCGACACAGCATCATTCAACGCATACCTTGCATTCAAATACAATGAACTTGAAATTATAAAATGATTATGATTCTCATCAGCATTATTCTGGTAATCGCCATTATCTTTTTTATGTCTGTATTGTGCATTGTTTCTTTTGAATATATCACAAGCAAATATAAAAAATGCAAGAATTGCGGCCACCGCACAAACTTTACCCATCGTGATATGGATGGGAAATGGTACAAGTGCCCGAATTGCGGAAACAAGGATTATTTAATTTGTTATAGAAACTTATAAAAACATATATTATGCTTAAAAACGCAAACCTTATTCTTTACCAATATATCCGTGGAAGCAAGGCTCACGGAATATCAACGCCCCAGTCCGATACTGATATGGGCGGCGTGTTCGCCTGCTCAAACAACCAGCTTCTCGGCCTCGGCCTGCATTACAGCGATGAGATTTCCGATGAGAAACACGATGTAGTGAACTGGGAACTCAACAAATTCGGTCGGCTGCTTTCAACTTCAAACCCGACAGTCCTTGAAAGTCTTTTCGTAGATGATGAATTCATTACGGAAAAGAACAAACTCTTTGAGCCTTTCATTGAGAATAGGGATGCGTTTCTCACAAAGGAATGCTTTATGCCTTTCGGCGGCTATTCAATCGCACAAATCAAAAAGGCATCTGGTCTTAACAAGATGATTAACCAGCCTATGGTGGAGCGCAAAACACCCATTGACTTCTGCTATATCACTTATAAAAACGACACAATGCCCGTTACCGAATGGTTTAATGCTGTCGGTTTCAAAGAAAACGACATCTCACTTGCCAAACTTAACCACGCAAGGGATGCCTATGCCGTATTCCTCTGGCCAGGCGGTTTCTGCAAACCCAACGGAAACGATGTCCACGTGAACAACCTGCCAAAAGGTATGGCGACCATAGGAACGCTGTTCTTCAACAAAGACGCATATTCCAAACATTGCAACGACTATAAGCGATACAAAGAATGGGAAAAGAACAGAAACCCAGTACGCTACCAAGCCAATCTGCACAAGAACTATGATGCGAAGAATATGAGCGAATGCTTCAGACTTGTGCAGACTTGTATTGAAATTGCAAACGGAGAGCCGTACCACGTGAACAGAAAGGACATTGACGGCCAGTTCCTGCTTGACATCAGAGCACACAAGTTCGAGTATGACGAACTTATGGGTATGCTGAAAGGCAAGGTTGCTGAAATGAACGATGCCATTGAGAAATCCACAATCAGAGAATCCGTTGATAAGGAACTCGTTGATGACATCATTATTGACATAAGAAAAAAACTGTAAGAGATATGAAAAGACTTGTTATGATGATTGGCCTGCCAGCAAGCGGCAAGTCCACAATCGCCAGAAAAATTTTTAATGACGCATATATCGTTTCAACCGATGCAATCCGTGGTGAGCTGTTCGGGGATGAAAGCATACAAGGCGACCCGAACAAGGTGTTTGACATTGCGAAAACCCGTATGGTTGATGCTCTTAATGGTGACTGCGAAACCGTCATTTTTGATGCGACCAACCTGCGTAAGAAATACCGCATCCCGCTCATTGCCGAAATCCGTAAGCGTGTGAAAACAGAGTTCACCATTGACGCTTTGTGGATTGCTGTTCCCTATGAGGAATGCTTGAAGCGTGACAAGGAAAGAGAGAGAAATGTCGGTGAGGATGTCATCAGACGAATGTACTTGAACTTTGAGCCTTGCGGTTATGAGGAAGGGTTTGACGATATCATTATCCATTTCAACTGCAACGAGCAGGAGATGGCCGAATACTCGGCTGACCAGTTCATATCAAAGGCGTTGCCGTTTGACCAGCACAACAAGCACCATACACTCACCCTCGGCCAGCACTGCATTTCAACAAGGGATTATGTTAGGTCGCACGGCGGCGACAACCTTGTATGCTCGGCTGCTCTTATTCACGACTGCGGAAAACTATTTACGGCATCTTTCAAAAACCACAAAGGGGAAATCACGGAAGAATGCCACTACTACCAGCACCATTGTGTCGGGGCATACGACAGCGTGTTCTATACAAGGAACATTTGCGGTCAAGAAAGCGGCGGCTATGAAAGTGCTGCATATATCGCAAACCTCATCTTCTATCATATGCATCCGTTGCTCAACTGGAAGAATAATGAGAAGAAAATGAAAAAGGACACGGAGAAGATGAATGCTGGTTTTGTGAAAGACCTTATGCTTCTCCACGAGGCTGACGTACAAGCGCACTAATGGAAAAAGAGGACAAAGAAAAACTGGTTGACAAGATTCAAGAAGTCCTTGACGAAACTTTTGACAATTCGGAAAAACGGAACATTCTTGAATATGAGGACAGAATAAATTTCGCCTGCCCTTATTGCGGAGACTCCGACAATGTTAGGAAAAAACGGGCGAACATTTATCTGTCCAATTTGTCATTCCATTGTTTCAACTGCGACAAGCATACCGATTATATGGGTTTCCTGCACGACTTCGGCGTTAGCGCAGGCAGTACCATAGAATCCGCATACAATGTCATAAAGACAAAAAAAGCGGAACGCAAGAACTATGTGTTCGACCTCGGCATATTCAAGAAGATTGACGAGCTTGCTTTCACAAGGTCGCAGATTAGGTCTATGTTCAGACTTAAAGAAATTACCATCGGCAAAATGTACGACTATCTGAACAACCGCTGTCTTGCCAAACACCTTGACCGCTTTATGTACAACTCATTCAGAAACGAATTATATGTTTTGAATCTGACACAGAGCGGAAAGATTTGCGGTTTCCAGATACGCTCGTTTGACCCAGACTTCGTGAAATACCGCACATATAACATAGCGAAAATATACAAGAAAAAGGAAATTGAATTTCCGATAACCGATGAGGAAGCGGTGAATGCGCTTAACCAGACGAGTATGACCTATAACATAACCAACACCAACCTTATGGGGAAGGTGTATGTGTTTGAGGGCGGCATTGACAGCTTCTTCCTGCCGAACAGCATAGGCATTTGCGGTGTCGGACGTAATTTTGAACTTGTTGAATCGTTGCCGAACACAAGGTATTTCTTTGACAACGACAAGGCTGGATTTGAAAGAACCATACAGAAGGCTAAAGACGGGAAATTCGTGTTCCTATGGAAACGCTTTCTTGAAGATTACGGGTTTAAACAAGACATAAAAGACTTTAACGATTTGGTCGTGTATCTTGTACGGAACAGAATAAAGTTTGATTTTGCGGATATAGACAACTATTTTTCAAACGACCCGTTTGACTTGGTGTATCTGTAACAAAAAAAGCCACCTAAACGATGGCTTTTTTTGTTTATAGCAATAAAGTTTTACGAACAATACACAATAAGATAATCTGCGATATCGTAACACATTTCATATAATGTATTTGGTGTTTTGCAAAAATCTTTCAATTCAATTTGCAAATCATTGCAAACAATATTGGTCAATTCGTTAATATCGTTTACTTGTTCTGCAACTTTTTCATATTCATCTTTCTTTTTTCCCCAAAAATCCAAAGCTGTATCAACAATAACTTCACACTTTTCTTTTGGCAAACGTGTTATTCTATGAATATTATCAATCAAATTTCTATACTCTTCTGTATCTTCATCAAAAAAAGTATCGTGTTCATAACGACCTTCCGCTTGTGACCAAAATGTATTGTTGTATTCGTCAATTTTCATTATGCGTGCCATATTTAATCTTTATATTTTTCTTTTATTATTTATATGCAAACAATATGCCTTCACCTTCAAGGTCAGACAATATATAGTCGGATGTTTCAACGACTTCTATATTATCGGTGTCGCCGTTTTCACAATACATATCAACAACCGTATCATAGTCGGCCAGCCAGACAACACGCTTGATTCTGATATGCCATATTCTTTCCATTTCTGAAATAAGCAACTTGGCTATATGTTCGGCCATATCCTCATCCATATCTCCGTCCTCTATCAGCTCTATGGCGTTCTCAATCTCATTGTAAATATTTGGGCGCATTTTGTCGCCATAGTTTTCCAAGCAATAATCTGGAATGTCAGTGTTGCCGAGTTCCCCCATTTCAAACGCAATCACCTCAACTGGGTCGGTTATGTTGTTTCCAGAGTAGTTGTATCGGTACATAACATTGTCCGACTTTCCTATTTCGTTTGCCCTCTTTATGTGTGCCATATTATTCGTTTATTGTAATACCTATTATATTTTTGCCGCTCTTGTCAAGCATTTCCTCAAACATAGTGTTTGAAACATCAATCATTTCCCTATACGGGTAACTCAAATAGCATCCTCCACCAAGTGTGTTGCGTTTCGGCTTTTTGCGGTGTATGAACACCCTGCCGTCATTATCCCTTGCAATCCATATCTTGACTGGTTTCATAATAAGTTAACTGTTGAATATCGGTTGTTTTTTCGGACACTTTTCCATTGGCGATTTCTTGAATGTTTCTGCGCAGTACGCCACTTTCCTCACATCCCATTTTGACAAGTCCTGCTTAAATTTCCTTGCCCCGTAGAACATACCCTCCATATTTATCACATTGCCTACATTCCAACCAGATAAATCTTGATTGAATTTCGCAGAATAACCGAACATATAATGTGTGTCGGTAACATTATGCACATCCCACCCAGATATGTTTCGGTTGAACTCTTTTGTGTATTTGAACATACCACGCATAATCTGCACACTACCGACATCCCATTTTGATATGTTGCAGTTGAAGTCATCCGCACTATTAAACATATCACTCATATCAATAACATTGCTGACATCCCATCTTGATATGTCGCCGTTGAATCTGTGTGCACAGAAAAACATATAGGACATATTTTTTACATTCCTCACATTCCATCTGGATATGTTACCATTAAAACTGCATTTTGAAGAAAACAGACTGCTCATATCTGTTATGGCAGAAGTGTCTATGTCGTTGAGGTCGCACTCGTCTCCAAACATATCAATATGCACATCAACCAATTCAATCAGCTCATCCTTCGTTTTCGGATGGTATTTGTAAGGGGACAATTCGGACAACCGTGTTTTTGTAATCGGTTTTATGTCAAGTTTCTCGTTTATGTATGCCGCCGAATTGAGTATTCTCATTATAATGCCGTTATATGTTTCAGTTGCCAAGGACTATCGAACCGCCCTCAACGTGTTTTGCCCTCTCATTTTCACCAAGCATATTTGTCGGGCGTTTCTTCTTTCCACGCTTGGCATCCCTTTCGTTCAACGCAGCGTTTGTGCTTGCGTTAAGTTTTTCTGCGGCTGAAGTTATCTTGTCCCCAGTTGTCGGCTCTGGCTTGTCTGGCGGTGTCGCCTTCTGCGGTGTCTTTGCATACACGACAGAAGCATCACCGACTTTCGGTATGCTGACAAAATCATTCAAATCAACGGCAAACGGGTTGTATATGTTGTTAGCCCACATAATGGCATCAATCTTTGAACAGTCGCCATAGTATTGGTATGCTATCTTGTCAAGGCGCATTTCCTCGCTTGTCTGTACAAAATGAACGCTGTCCGTTATCTCCGATAACAGCTCGTAATTGGCGGTAGGAGCGGATATGTCCAGAAACTCCCCGTCTGGCGTGGTGATTTTCGGTTTTGTTGTCAACGTAGGATTGTCCATCAAGCAAATATACTATGTATATTTATAACAGCCGTCAAATATGATAACTTCTACACGCTAAATTTCGGCTGTTTGTGCGGCTCATATTCCAGATTGCAACCACGGAACATATTGTGGTTGTATTTGGCCTTATATGCTTTCCATTTGGAAAGGTCGCCAGTGAATTTTGCGTATTCAAACATATGGTTCATCATCTCAACATTTTGCACATCCCAGTCGGATATGTCTTGGTTGAAATCCGAATACCCAAACATTCCAGTCATATACACAACATTTCTGACATTCCATTTGGAAAGGTCGCCATTGAATATTGAATGCTGGAACATATAACTCATAGTTTCAACATTGCCCACATCCCAGTTTGATATATCACCACAGAAATTGGAGTTTTTGAACATTCTATACATATTGTTCACTTTTGAAACATCCCATTTTGATATGTCCCCGTTGAAATTTGAGAACATAAACATACCTTCCATATTTCTCACATTGCCGACATTCCACAATGATATGTCCCCGTTGAACGCAGAACCGTTAAAAAGAAATGACATATCCGTTATTGCGGAGGTGTCTATGTCGTTTAAATCACATTCAAACCCAATATCCCCAATTCTGTCTATAACCAAATCCGCAAGTTCGTCCTTGGATTTTGGTGAAAACCTATAAAACCCCCTACCATATTTGGCGAGTTGGGATTTTGAAATCGGCTTGATTGTGAGCTTTTCTGATATGTATTTTTTTGTGTCAAGTATTTCCATAGTTAATTGAATCTCGGATGTTTTTCTATATCGTGTAACAGTCTTGACATATCCGTTATCTTTGATGTGTCAATCTTGTTCCAGTCATAATCATTTTCGTAAATGAGATATCCTAACGGAATTATTCCTTTTAGTCTTGTAAGACTTCAAGTTCAATAGTCGCTTCATTGCTGTCCGTTTGTTCACCAGTTTTCTTGGGTTTTGCAAACGGTTGGTACACAGCTCCACGACTGTACTCGGCATTCCTTGCCGAGATATGTCTCTGCCATTCGTCTGGTTCATATTGCTCATTGTTCTTTGCTGCGTTGATATCTCTGTCGTGATGAGCACCGCAGTTCGGGCAAGTCCAATATCTTACTGCCAGATTTTTGACTTTCTTGTTTATGTAACCGCACTCGCTGCACATTTGGCTTGATGGGTAGTATCTGTCAACTTTCATCATAGTCTTGCCGTTCCATCTGCATTTGTATTCGAGTGTCTGAACGAACTGATACCAATTACATTCGGATATGGCTTCTGCCAACTTATGATTTTTCATCATTCCCTTAATATTCAAATCCTCAACTTTTATCAAGTCATAAGTTTTGACAAGTTCTGTGGTTATCTTATGTATATAATCAGTTTTGATGTCTGTAATTTTCTGATATATTCGGTTGCATTTCAACACTTGGTTTTCGTATCTTTTGCTTCCATAAACCTTCCTCGCCAGACATCTCTGATACCTTTTCAGTTTTCTTTTGTAATATCTGATTATGCTGCGTTTGTTTGCATATTTGAATCCTTTGCTTGTGATTATAAGTTCCTTTATTCCGAGGTCAAGACCGACACGCTCATAGGTTTTGTTGCTTGGCGTGTAGTCCTGCTTGACTGTTATGGCTATATAATATTTGCCAGCCTTGTTCTTTGAGATTGTGGCAAAGCAAATTTTGCCTATAATCTCACGCTCCATAACTATTTCTATTCCGCTTTTGAGTTTCGGAATATAAAGTTTGCCATCCTTGATATGGAATGTGTTAGGCTGTGCAATCTTGAACGACTGCTTGTCCCTTCTGTTCTTGAACTTCGGATAGGAGTTTCTGCGCTTGTAGAAATTGTCATACGCAGTGTGCATATTTCTTAAACTGCATTGAAGTGATTGCAAAGGAACGGCATTCAAGAACTCAAACCCTTCAGTCTTACGAAGTTCTGTTAATTTACCAGACTGTACATTATATGAATCACTTGTCTTGGATTCATTATATTGGTTTTTCTTTTCATTGAGGAAATAGTTGTACACAAGCCTACAACAGCCGAACACATTGGCAAGGTAATCCTGCTGCTCTCTGTTCGGATACAACCTAAACTTGTATGTGTAAACTCTTTCCATCTGATTGAAATTCTATATTCTATTTATATCAATTGCATTTTTACAAGACTAAAAAGGATAATTCCGATTTTCTATAAATCACGGACAAGCCTCAACGGAAATGCGTATCTGCCCTTATCCACCTTTTTCGTATAGACAAACGGGTCGTTGTATCTTCCGCAAAATCTGTATTTTACGCCGCTTTCTTCCTTAACCCATATCATAAATATGTTATCATCAACGTGTTCCTTGTTCTCCACATAGCCAGAATAGATTGCGTTGAAACTATATAAGTCATCACCTCCATATTCAGCAGACAGCAAATTTTGGAATTTGTCCATACAATGCGTTCTCAAACTCCTTATGTCATCCATAGTCGGCATATGCCACCCCTCTGGTATAATCTTCAATGCACTTTCATAAGTGTAGAATACCCCGTATTCTGGATTGTCGTTGAAATAGAAAAAATCCTTTTGCGGATAAAGGCGTTCCTTATATGGTAACAATTTTAAGTTTTCCGTAGTCCAGTATCTGTCACGTATCTTGACTATGCGACCGAGCAAAGCGTCATTATAACAACCGCTGAATCCCATCAGCCGTTCCCTTGTAATCGGATGTATGTCAAGTTTCTCGTTGAATTGCTGTGCGTTAAGTATTTCCATATTCTAAATCTTATTTGTTTGTTTTTCCACGTCAAATTGTTTTCATATTTGTAATTTCAAAATTGCCGCTAACCTTTTCAAAATAGTCAAAGTCCATAGGATTTGGCTGGTTATCGTCTTCCAATAATTCCAATGTTGCAAATGTGTTCACACAAAGATTATCGTCCATATTTGAAACATATCTGTATGTCGCATTTTCATCCCACAATTGGTTATTATATCTGACAAATATGCCTTCCGACAATTTGGTGTCATTCTTTTTTACAATAAAATTGAAAATATCAGTATATTTTTCAATATCGTTTTTGCTTATGTATATATAAGCCCGCTCATCACCATAACCGTATCTGCCTATTGATATGATTCCAGTCCTTAACAGACTTTTCGGATGTAAAACCGAATTGACATACGACTGCAATCTGCCGTTTGTCATAGGTTGTATCGCCAGTTTCTCTTTTATATAATCCAATGTATTCAGTATTCTCATATCAATTTTTGCTTTCCATATAAGTGTGGTCTGCGGAAGTTTCTGGTCGAATGTGATTCTTTTAAAATAATCAAAGTCCATATCACTTGGCTGATTCTTGTCTTTCAATATCTCAACTATGCTGAATTTGGAATAAACCAGATTGTCATCCATATCCGAAATATATCTGTACGATAAACCTATGTTCGGAAAATCGCCCTTTAGCCGCACAAGCACGCCGTCTTTGGCATTTTCAACCTCATCGGAAAACATTGAAAAACCAATAACATCTTTATATTTTTCAATATCGGCATATTCCAAATAGATATAAAACAAGGTATCTTCCAACTCATTTTTGAGATTTCTCCATTCACCTTTTGCTATATAACCAGTTTTCAGCAGGTTTTTTGGCGTTTTTGTATAAGAATACGACTTCAGCAGTTCTCTTGTTACGGGTTTTATTCCAAGGTTTTCGTTTGCTTTCGCTGGATTCGCATTCGGGTTTTTCCACAATATGTGGCAATTTTCCAACGGAGGGTCATTGAAAAAACTTATATCCAACGGCTGATTCAGATTGTCGTTTCGGTAAACGCATACCGCCTTGTCTATGTAATTTGATAATGTGTTGTCAAGCAATCCAAGGTATGATTCAAAATATCCATCATTGAACGGCTTTGTTGATATAAAACAGCCTTTGTCATATATCTTGACATTGGAAGTGTCTGGCAATTCAAGTTCAAGCATACCATCATACTTGTATTTTTTTATGTCTTTATATGTGACATAAACGCTTTTTATTCCGCTTTCCCCCAAAAGTATATCGCCACTTTCCAGCCAGTCCTTTATGTTTGCTACTGGAGGAAGATGCAGATTGGACATTCTGCTTTTTGTAAATGGCTTTATGTCAAGTTTCTCGTTTATGTATTGCTTGGTTTTCAATATTCTCATAGTTTAATTTATTATATCTCCTTTCAGCCAACTTGGTTTATTTTCTGGTAAAATAAGGTTTGGATTATCACTGCAATAAAAATTCCCACCAACCATACTCGGAGCTCCTTCAAGGGAAGTCAGACTATTACGACTGCAATTAAAATTTCCACCGACCTTTTGTGTTGCGCATTCAAGTGAGGTCAGTTCATTATCATTGCAATAAAAATCCCCGCCAACCATACTCGGAGCTCCTTCAAGATTGGTCAGATTGTTACCAATGCAACTAAAATCCCCACAAACTTCATTCGGTGCTCCTTCAAGTGTGGTAAGTTTATTGTTATAACAATAAAAATTCCCGCTCACTTTCTGCGGTGCTCCTTCAAGTGAAGTCAGTTTATTATCACGGCAACTAAAATCCCCACCGACTTTCTTCGGTGCACCTTCAAGTGTGGTAAGTTTATTGTTATAACAATAAAAATTCCCGCTCACTTTCTGCGGTGCTCCTTCAAGTGAAGTCAGTTTATTATCACGGCAACTAAAATCCCTACCAACTTCCTGCGGTGCACCTTCAAGTGTGGTCAGATTAATATTAGTACAATAAAAACCACCACCAACCTTCCCGAATCTTATTTTCAGTTTTCCATTAATTACTATATCCTCTAATACGATAACATCACCTTCGCAATCATAACACATTGTTTTTGGATTCCATATAAGATTGTTGCTTTCTGTGAATTGTCTTGATTTTTCATCAATATAATGTTCTTCCCTAAATTTGGAAAGCCTATCCTTTGTTACTGGCTGTATGGCCAGTTTTTCGTTTATATATTCGTTTGAATCCAGTATTCGCATAATTATTATTTTGTTATAAACACACCGTTCACCCAACTTGGCTTCTCTTCTGATAAAACAAGGTTTGGATTATCACTGCAAATAAAATTACCGCCAACCACACTCGGAGTTCCTTCAAGTGTGGTCAGTTTATTGTTACCGCAATAAAAATTTCCGACCACTTTATTCGGTGCTCCATCAAGGGTGGTCAGTTTATTATTACTGCAATTAAAACCACTTCCAACTTTCTGTGATGCTCCTTCAAGGGTGGTCAGATTATTATTACTGCAATCAAAATACCCGCCGACTTCATTCGGTGCTCCTTCAAGGGTGGTCAGTTGATTGTGAAAGCAAATAAAATCCCTACCAACTTTTTGTGGCGCACATTCAAGCGTGGTCAGATTATTAACACTGCAAAGAAAATCACCGCCAACCGCACTCGGAGCTCCTTTAAGTGTGGTAAGTTTATTGTTATTGCAATAAAAATCCCCACCGACTTTCTTTGGTGCTCCCTCAAGGGTGGTAAGTTTATTATTACTGCAATCAAAACTTCCGCTCACTTCCTTTGGTGCTCCATCAAGGGTGGTAAGTTTATTATTACAGCAATCAAAATACCCGCCGACCTTCCCGAATCTTATTTTCAGTTTTCCGTCATTAAATATATCCTCCGATACTCTAATATCACCTTCACAGTCATAACTCATTGTTTTTTGATTCCAAATCAATCTGTTTTCTTCTATGAATCTCCTTGCGTTTTTGTCAACAGAAGGCTCTTCTTTCATTTTGGCAAGCATATCCTTTGTGACTGGGTGTATTGTCAGTTTCTCGTTTATGCTTGCGCCATCAGCTTTCCACACGCATCTCAAATTGTCAATGTTATCAACCAGCATAAGCAGAAGAGTTGATGTAATCGGTGGATTTATTATATCTCTGTTCCTATATATTGCAACCGCTTTTTCTGTAAATGTGCTTTTCTTCAGATTTAGGTTGTCATCATATTTGGATACTGGAAGTGCCAATATGTCATATATAATGTTTTTGCATAAAAACAGACCTTGTGAACAATCCTGCTCTGTAGGTGGCATAGGAACTTTCCACTCCTTGAAGTCCTTTTCTGCGACAAATATCTGGTATCTTCTTGTGTCTCCCGCATATTCAGTCACAAGCACATCACCGCTTTCAAGCAGCAGTTTCGGTTTTTTTGAAAACAATTTTTTTACTGAATCCAGTCTGGATTTTGTAACGGGTTTGATGTCAAGTTTCTCGTTCATATCAATGCTTTTTGATTCCCACACACATTTGAGATTGTTTTCATAAACAATGGATTCCAGTTTATTCACCAAATCAATTGTCAGCGGAGGCTTTATATCGGTCGTGCCCCTATATATGGCAAACGGCATTTCTGGAAGAGTTTTATGCGGCTTGATGAGGTCATCATCATATAATGACAACGGATATAATAATATACCGTATAAAAGATTTGCACAAGCAAACGTACCTTTAGTGTAATCGTAAAGCTGGGCATCCGTTGGATTCACGTTCCATTTTTTGAAATCCTTTTCTTCTATGAATATTTGATATATTTTCATATTTTTTGAATACCCAGATACAAGTATGTCCCCCGTTTTAAGCAGTAATTTCGGTTTCCTTTGTAATTCGGCCTTCTCCGCATCAAGTCGGCTCTTTGTCATAGGTTTTATATCCAGTTTCTCCGCAATCACATCATTGTTTCTTTTTTTCCATACACATCGTTTTCCAGCATCAGTAGGATTTTCAAAATAATTTGAATCCAAAGGCTGCTGTTTTTTCTCGCCCCTATAAATGGCTGTTATTTGCCTTACAACTTCTTTGCCCGCAATCTGTGTTCTATAATGCAGGTTGTCATCAAATATGGAAACAGTCATTATGTGCAATCCGTGGCCGACCATTGGAAACACAAACGCACCTTCCTTGAACTCCGCATCGTCTTTAAGGTGATACAAATTCAGTTTTGTGTTATAGTCGTAATTTTTGAAATCGTCATAGGACACATACGTCCACAACTGGTATGACTTGGTGTCATTCGGCCTTATATATATCAGAACTTTCACAACATCACCAGTTTCAAGAATCGGTTTTGGGTTTCTCTGAATTGCAGCCAGCCGACTTCTTGTCATAGGTTTTATGTCAAGTTTCTCGTTTGCGAATCGTAATGTGTCAAGTATTTCCATATATAGATTATTCCGTATATATTTATAACAAAAAACGCAGGAATTTGTATCCTGCGTCCGTAATATCATATCCTTGTATGAGTGCTGAACAAGCCCTCACGCTCATACACAACTTCAGCATTGTCTGTCGGCGGATTTTTGAAATACTCCATCGGCAACGGCTGTTTTATATCATTACGCAACACATATTCGGTAACACGATGCATCTTCACACGTTCAAGATTGTCGTTGAACGCAAAAAACGGAGCGTATGTAAATGCGTTTGCTTGATAGTATTTCACAACAACGCCTTCCTTTTTTATGTAATCTGGTATGTTGATGAATGGCAAATTGAGAATGCTTCCATAATCATATTTGACAAAATCATCACCAGATATATAGACACTCGTGTATTTTAGGTTTCCGTTGGAATTGGCCGAGCGTTCAACGATTATGTCGCCAGTCCTAATCTTGTCTTTCGGTGTCAATGCAAGTTCGGCCAATCTTGTCTTTGTTATCGGTGTTATGTCAAGTTTTTCACCAATGACATCAATAAGTCTGGTTGGAAGATGCCAGATACAATCATATCCAGACAAATCTGGGTGGAAGATTCTGTCGTATATTTCTTTGTTAGTCAGTTCGTTTGACGAATGAAATATCTCCGAAACATACTCAAACCCGTGTATTCTTCTTCTTTGCAACTGATTGCTGTATTGTTCAATTGGCGTTTTGAACAATTCCTTATCTGTGTGTGAAAAATGAAGAAGCAAACCTTCGGTGTTTCTTATGTTATATGACACTCCAAGTTTTTCAAAATCATTTTTTGACACAAACACCCTCAACACTATGCGTTCCCGTACAACAATGTCATACGAATTTAAGTCTTGAAATACGCTTTTAACTATGTCGCCAGTCTTGAGCATAAGTTTCGGAATTCCGTTATATATCTTATCCACGCCAGACTTCAGAACGGATTTCTTTATCGGCTTTATGTCAAGTTTCTCGCTAATGTGTTTATCGGTGTCAAGTATTCTCATAGAATTTATTTATACCAATATGGCGGATTGTATGCAAGCGGAGAATATGCAAACATTCCATCAGTGTTTGTGCTATCGCCCACATTCCACTTTGACAAATCTTTGTCAAAATAAGTTGCTTGGAAGAACATCTCTTTCATATTTCCAACATTACAAACATTCCAGTCGGATATGTCGTTATTAAAGACAGAATGCGAAAACATACATTCCATTGTGCGTACATTTGACACATTCCATCTGGAAATGTCCCCGTTGAAATATCTGTTGCCGTTGAACATACATTCCATTGATGTTACACTTGACACGTCCCAATCGGAAATGTCGCCAAAAAAATCGGATTTATCGAACATTCCCTTCATTTCTTTCACATTGCTTACATTCCATCTGGAAATGTCGCCATTGAATTGTGATTCAGAAAACATATACCTCATATCTTTTACGTTCCTCACATCCCATTTTGAAATATCCCCGTCAAAGTATGAATTTACAAACATACTATTCATACTCTCAACATTGCTGACATCCCATTTGGATATGTCGCCATTGAACATAGTGTTCATAAACAAACAGTTCATATCAGTAACTCTGTATGTCAGTATGAAATTCAAGTCAGCATCATTCCCGTATTCCTTTATGGCATCACGAACCAAGTCACTTATGGTTTTATCTGTCGCAACAACCGTATTCCCCCTTAACTCGGAAAGCCTTGTTTTTGTAACTGGGGTTATGTTCAGTTTCTCGTTTATATAGTTATCCGATTTAAGTATTTTCATTGTTTCAATTTATTCTTTATACCAAGCAGGCTCAAAATGTTCAAGCGGAGAGCCGACAAACATATCGCTCATATCAACATCGTTTTTGACTTTCCATTTTGATAGGTCTCCGTTGAAATTGGAGTGTGAGAACATACCGCACATATTTTCCACATTTGAAACATACCAATCCGATATGTCCCCGTTGAAACAGCTGTTGGCAAACATACAGTACATATTGACAACATTTTCAACATTCCATTTTGAGATATCCCCTTCAAATTCCGATTCATTGAACATAAATGCCATAGTTTCAACATTACGCACATCCCATCTGGAAATGTCGCCGTTGAATGACGAACTTTCAAACATACCGCCCATATCTACAACATTTGAAACATCCCATCTGGAAATGTCGCCATTGAATGTTGAGTTCGCAAACAAACTGGGCATATATTTAACCTTATGCGTGAGAATGAAGTTGAGGTCTGCGTTGTCACCATATTTGTCTATGGCCTCATTCACAATCTCCTCTATGGTTTCATCGGTTGCGACAACAAGGTTTGCCTTTATGTCGGAAAGCCTTGTTTTTGTAATCGGCTGTATGTTCAGTTTCTCGTTTATATATTTGCTTGAATTGAGTATTTTCATAGTTTAGCTTATTAGTTTTCCTTTCAGCCAACTTGGTTTATCTTTTGGTAAAACAAGGTTTGGATTATTAATGCAATTAAAATCCCCGCCAACTTTCTGTGGTGCTCCTTCAAGTGAGGTCAGTTTATTATTATCGCAATCAAAATCACCACCAACTTTCTTCGGTGCGCCTTTAAGTGCGGTAAGTTTATTGTTATTGCAATAAAAGCCCCCACTGACTTCATTCGGTGCACCTTCAAGCGAGGTCAGATTATTATAACTGCAATAAAAAACTCTACCAACCACACTCGGAGCTCCTTCAAGGGTGGTTAGTTTATTATTAATGCAATTAAAACCTCCGTCAACTTCCTGCGGTGCGCCTACAAGCGTGGTCATATTATTATGACCGCAATAAAAATTTCCACCCACATTCTTCGGTGCGCCTTCAAGGGTTGTAAGTTCGTTATAACTGCAATCAAAATTACCGCCGACCTTCCCGAATCTTATTTTAAGTTTTCCATCAGTGACCATATCCTCTGGTATAATAACATCACCTTCACAGTCATAACTTTTTGATAATGGATTCCATATAAGATTGTTGTCTTTTATGAATCGAATTGTCTCCTCATCAACAGAAGGTTTTTTATAATCGGAAAGCCTATCCTTTGTGACTGGCTGTATGGTAAGTTTCTCGTTTATATATTGTTCTGTTTTCAGTATTTTCATAATGATTAAATCTTTTCCCAGACAAAGATGAAAAGTTGCAGGAAACATACAACTTCCATAAAGAATATCCACGCCTTGTTGTCCACGTCTACGGAATAGTCTGGATTGTAAACCCCAGGTGTAACCACACCCACCAGTATGAACATTACATACGACAAAACCATACTGGCAATCGCTATGACGCTCGTCATACAAAGATATGCGGTGATAAGGCCGATGCAGATAAGCGAACTTATATAATGTATAGGTCTTGCCCATCCGTACTTCAAAAAGTTGCTCGGCTTGAATTTCTCAATGAGTTCCTTTATGAACTCCTTGAACGATTTTTTCTCAACAGACGGCTTGTAGCTGTCGTATGTCGGTTTCGGGACGTAGGTGTCCTCCTGCTGACGCTTCGGACCAGACTTGTACCTGCAACTCACGCCAATCATAACCATACAAAGAACAACCACAATCGGAATCCAGCACAAGTTCTTCGGTGTTACCGTGAACCACCAGAAACCGAATGGTATCGCTGTCAATGCGCACCACGCACTGAACAGCCAGTCCCACTTGTTCGGAAGCAGGTAATATGTTTCTGAAATTGAAACTGGCACGCCGTACTTGAACAATATGAATATAATGTAGGCGAAGCACAATACTATCGAAATTATAGGTAATGAAATCATATTTTTTTACTTTTATTTATCTGTTTTTATTTCGTGGATTACGAGTGTTGTCGGAACGCCGCCCTTCTTAACCTCATCCCACAAATCGAATCTGTTATATATGGTCGATGCCGTTGTTGAATTGAGTGTGTTCGCACCGAATATGAACGGCAGTGCTTCCTTTAACAAATCCCTTGTAATATCGTCCTTGTCTTTTGCGATTCCGTACATAATATTGTTTAGAATACGCAGCTGGGTTTCGCTCGCATCAATGGTGATAAGCTGTCTTTTGTCGCCATACATACGATTTGTATATAACTCAAACTTGGCGGTTTTCCACATATTGTCAAGCTCGGATGCGTTATCATCCATAATCTTGTCCTTGTATTCGTCAAGCAGTTCTTTTGTAACGGGTTTTATTGTGAGCATTTTTGTTCTGTGTTTTAATATTTGAAGTGTGGCCGCTTTCCATCTCCGCAAGCCAAGTTCATCGGTGAAATATGGAACATATCAATGTGCGTTATGACATTTGACACATCCCACCCAGACAAGTCTTGGAAAAACTTTGCGGCGTGGTTGAACATCTTATCCATATTTATGACATTTTTGACATTCCATCTTGATATGTCGCAATTAAAGGCATACGTGTACTCAAACATATAACTCATATTCCGTACATTTGAAACATCCCAATCAGATATATCACCATTAAATTCTGAATGATTGAACATATTTAACATAGAGTTTACATTTCCGACATCCCACTTTGAAATATCTCCTTTAAATTCTGAATATTCAAACATACCGCTCATACCCTTTACGCTTGAAACATCCCAGTTTGAAATGTCCTTGTTGAATTTTGATTTTGAAAACATAAACCTCATACTTTTTACATTTGACACATCCCATTTGGAAATATCTCCATTGAATTTTGTGTCGTGAAACATACCATTCATTTTTTCCACATTTGACACATCCCATTTTGAAATGTCGCCATCAAACAGCTTAAATGCTTCACATACATCACCCAAATATGACATATCCGTTATTGCTGATACATCAATATCGTTGAGGCTACAGCAATATCCTTTTTCCGATATGTGTTTACTTATAATTTCCGCAAGTTCCAATTTGTCTTTTGGAAAGTATTTGTATGGCCGAAGTTCGGCAAGTCTTGTTTTAGTGATTGGTTTGATTGATAGCATTTTTGTTCTGTTTTCTATATTTATTGTCTGAAGTGTGGCTGCATTTCCCTTCCGTTACCGAATGCCATAGGCGAATAGTCAAACATAGAATCGTGTACTTTCACTTTTGCTACATTCCATCCAGACAAATCTTGCTCAAAAATTGTTGCGTGATTGAACATCCTATACATATTTCTTACATTTGAAACATCCCATTTGGAAATGTCTTGGTTGAAATTTGAGTTGTATTCAAACATACGAGCCATATGCTCCACATTGGAAACATTCCATTTTGTTATGTCTCCGTTGAAATTTGAATAACCGAACATATTGGCCATATTAAGAACATTGGAAACATCCCATTTGGATATGTCGCCGTTAAACTCGGATTCAGCAAACATATCAGCCATATTCTTCACATTAGACACATTCCATCTGGATATGTCGCCATTGAAATAAGAGCCGTGGAACAAACCGCTCATATCTGTTATGGCAGAAACGTCTATGTCGTTGAGGTCGCAATAATAGTCTTTGTCAAGACGTTCATCCAATATATCTGCAAGTTCACCAAATGTTCTTGGATGATATTTGTATGGCCGAAGTTCGGCAAGCCTTGTTTTGGTGATTGGTTTTATTGTGAGCATTTTTATACTATATTTCTATGTGCAAATTTCGGTTGTTTTTTCGGTTGTGTCATAAGCGGACTGTGATTGAACATATTGTCGTAATTAGTCACCTTACCGACATTCCAACCAGACAAGTCATTGTCAAAGTATATTGCCCCATTGAACATATCAGCCATAATATGCACATTGGAAACATTCCATTTGGACAAATCACCATTAAAAAAAGTGGCTGACTGGAACATACCACACATATCTGTAACATTGCCAACATTCCATTTGGATATGTCTCCATTGAATTTTGAATATGTGAACATATATTTCATAGTTTTCACATTACTCACATCCCATTTTGAAATGTCACCGTTGAAACTTGAACCATAAAACATATCCACCATATTTGTAACATTGGAAACATCCCACATTGAAATATCGCCGTCAAATTTTGAGTTTGTAAACATATTATACATTGTTTCCACATTTGAAACATCCCATTTGGAAATATCCCCGTTAAATGACCTCAACGCATTGTTTGCATTGAATATGTTTGTCATATCGGTTATTGCGGAAACGTCTATGTCGTTCAAATCACAACAGTTTCCTTTTAACAATATGCGTCCTATTATGAGTTCTATCAGCTTCATTCTCGTTTTAGGATAATACTTGTAATTGCGTTTGTATCCTAATAATCTCGTCTTTGTGATAGGTTTGATTGTGAGCATTTTGTTCTGTGTTTTAATTGAATTTCGGTTGTTTGCTCGGTTGGTTTTTCAACGGACACATAAGATACATTTGGCTGCGCTCTTTTTCATACATTATCACATTTTTGACATTCCAGCCAGATATGTCTTGGTCAAATTTTTCGGCAAACATAAACATAAAATCCATTATCTCAACATTTGAAACGTCCCACTTTGATATGTCGCCATTGAACTCCGATTCCTTAAACATTTGCCGCATAACCGCACAGCCAGAAACATCCCATTTTGAAATATCATTGTTGAATACCGAGTTCAGAAACATACCTTCCATATTATACACCTTGGAAACATTCCATCTGGAAATATCCCCGTTGAATTTGGAATATGCGAACATAAAACGCATATCCTCAACATTTGAAACGTCCCATTGTGATATGCTTCCGTTGAACGGCGAATGATAAAACACTTCACGCATATCGGTTATGCCAGACACATCTATATTGTTCAAGTTGCAATTCACGCCCTCAACTTCTATCCGTTTGTCTATAAGCTGTTTCAATTCATCTTTGTTTTTTGGAAATGCAGTGTATTTCGATATGGCATTAAGCCTTGATTTTTGTATTGGCTTTATGTCAAGTTTTTCATTTATGTATGTTTGTGTGTCAAATATTCTCATTTGTAAAATTTCGGTTGTTTTTCTGGATGTTGTTCAAGTGGCGAATCGTTGCAGAAATTATAAAAGTTCTTTGCCATCGGAATTATCTCTTTTAGTCTTGTAGATTATTTATAGGACTTCAAGTTCAATAGTCGCTTCATTGCTGTCCGAGTGCTCACCAGTTTTCTTGGGTTTTGCAAACGGTTGGTTCATCAACTTCTGGGTTTTTCAAATCAACAAGCCTTTCTTTTAGTAACTGGCTTGATGTTCAGTTTCTCGTTTATGTATGTGTCTGACTTCAGTATTCTCATAGTTTAACTTATTATTTCTCCTTTCAGCCAACTTGGTTTATCTTCTGGTAAAACAAGGTTTGGATTATCACTGCAATAAAAATCACCACCAACTTTCTTCGGTGCGCCTTCAAGGGTGGCCAGATTATTGCCACTGCAATAAAAATCTCTGCCAACCACATTCGGTACACCTTCAAGCGATGTCAGTTTATTATAACTGCAACTAAAATCCTCACCGACTTCTTGCGGTGCGCCTTCAAGAGTGGTCAGTTTATTATAACTACAACTAAAATTCCCACTGACTTCCTGCGGTGCGCCATCAAGAGTGGCCAGTTCATTAAAACTGCAACCAAAATCTCTACCGATTTTATTCGGTGCGCTTTCAAGTGTGGTCAGATTATTATGACTGCAATTAAAATACCCGCCAACTTCCTTCGGTGCACCTTCAAGCGATGTCAGTTTATTGTTACTGCAATAAAAATTTCCACCAACTTCCTGCGGTGCACCTTCAAGGGTTGTAATTTCGTTATAACTGCAATCAAAATCAACACCGACTTTTCTTGGTGCGCCATCAAGGGTGGTCAGATTATTACCACCGCAATAAAAACTTCCACCAACTTTTTGCGGTGCACCCTCAAGGGTGGTCAGTTTATTACTACCGCAATCAAAATACCTGCCAACATTTCCGAATCTTATTTTGAGTTTTCCATCTGTAACTATGTCTTCCGACACATCAACATCACCTTCACAGTCATAGCTCAATGTTTTAGGATTCCAAACCAAGTAGTTGTCTTTTATGAATCGCCTTGTTTTTTTATCAACAGAAGGCTCTTCTTTCATTTTGGAAAGTCTGTCCTTTGTGACTGGTTTGATTACCAGTTTCTCGTTTATATATGTGTCTGACTTCAGTATTCTCATAGTTTATTTTATTATTTCCCCTTTCAACCAGCTCGGTTTTTCTTTTGGTAAAACAAGGTTTGGATTATAATAGCAATTAAAATCCCCACCAACTTTCTTCGGTGCGACATCAATGGTGGTCAGATTATTATGAGCGCAATTAAAAACCCCACCGACTTCCTTCGGTGCACCTTCAAGATTGGTCAGATTGTTACCAATGCAACTAAAATCCCCACAAACTTCATTCGGTGCTCCTTCAAGAGTGGTCAGTTTATTGTTATTGCAAGCAAACTCCCCGCCGATTTTATTCGGCGCACCTTCAAGCGAGGTCAGTTTATTAAAACTGCAATAAAAACCCCCGCATACTTCTTGTGGTGCGCCTTCAAGCGAGGTCAGATTATTATGACTGCAATCAAAATACCCGCCTACTTTTTTCGGTGCTCCTTCAAGAGTGGTTAAGTTGCTATAACTGCAATCAAAAACACCACCGACATTTCCGAATCTTATTTTCAGTTTTCCACCAGTGACTATATTCTTTGATACCTCAACATCATCATCACAATCATAACTTTTTGTTACTGGATTCCATTTTAATTTATTTTCTATTATGAAATCCTTTATATAGTCATCAATTTCTGGGTTTTTCAAATCAACAAGACGTTCCCTTGTAACTGGCTGTATAACCAATTTCTCGTTTATATATTCGTTTGAATCCAATATTTTCATAGTTTTATATATGTTTATATTTAATATCAACTTATTATTTCACCCTTCAGCCAACTTGGGTTTTCTTTTGGTAAAACAAGGTTTTGGTTATAACCGCAATAAAAATTCCCACAAACAACATTCGGTACGCCCTCAAGGGTGGTCAAATTATTACCACGGCAACTAAAATCCCCACCAACTTTTTGCGGTGCTCCTTCAAGCGAAGTCAGTTGATTATTGTTACAAATAAAATGCCCACCAACTTTTTGCGGTGCTCCTTCAAGCGTGGTCAGTTGATTATTGTTACAATTAAAATGCCCACCAACTTTTTGCGGTGCGCCTTCAAGCGAGGTCAGATTATTAAAACTGCAATAAAAATCCCCACCGACTTTTTGCGGTGCTCCTTCAAGTGTGGTCAGATTATTACCACGGCAAATAAAATCACCATCGACTTTCCCAAATCTTATTTTAAGTTTTCCGTCAGTAACTATATCCTCTGATACGATAACATCATCTTCACAGTCATAGCCTATTGTTTTTGTATTCCATTTGAAATGGTTTTCTTCTATGAATTGCCTTGCTTTTTCATCAACAGAAGGCTCTTCTTTCATTTTGGAAAGTCTGTCTTTTGAAACTGGCCGTATGTTCAGTTTTTCGTTTATGTATTCGTTTGAATCGAGTATCTTCATTGATTAACGTATTATTCTTCCTTTAATCCAACTCGGTTTTTCTTTTGGTAAAACCAGATTTGGGTTATCTTCACAAACAAAATTCCCATATATTACATCTGGTGCTCCATCAAGTGTTGTAAGTTCATTATCACTACAATAAAAACTCCCACCAACCTCATTCGGTGCGCCTTTAAGTGATGTGAGCTTGTTTTTGCTGCAATAAAACCAAGTAACAACTTGTGGTGCACCCTCAAGCGTTATTAGTTGATTGTCCTTACATTCAAATTCGCCATTAACTTTTTGCGGTGCACTTTCAAGCGTTATTAATTTATTGGTATTGCATAAGAAATCACCGCCAATCATTTGCGGTGCACCTTTAAGTGATACAAGTGAATTTGAACTGCAATCAAAACTTCCGCCAACATCTTGTGGTGCGCCTTCAAGTGTTGTCAATTTGTTGTTATGACAATAAAAGCAAAAAACACTTGTTGGTGCGCCTTCAAGTGTTGTCAAGCCAAGGTCAGAACAGTCAAAATTATCTTTTATTGCGCCAAACTTAATTATTAGTTTTCCATTATGCACTAAATCTGATTCGGCTTTAACACTTTTGTTACAATCAAATCTTTTTGTTTTTTCATTCCATATAAGATTATATTTTTTGATGAGGTCTTTGTTCACCTCAACAAATAAACCACCAAGTCTATCTTTTGTGATTGGCTTGATGTTCAGTTTCTCGTTTATGTATGTGTCTGACTTCAGTATTCTCATAAATTAACAGATTATTTTCCCTTTTATCCAACTTGGCTTTCTTTTTGGCAAAACAAGGTTTGGATTATTATTGCAAATAAAATTACCACCAACATTATTCGGTGCTCCGTCAAGTGTGGTCAGATTATTGTTACTGCAATTAAAATAACCGCCGATTTCCTTCGGTGAGCCTTCAAGCGAGGTCAGTTTATTGTTATGACAATAAAAATGTCCACCAACTTTCTTCGGTGCTCCTTCAAGCGAGGTCAGTTTATTATAACTGCAACTAAAATATCCGCCAACCTTTTTTGGTGCTCCTTCAATGGTAGTCAGACCATTGCCACTGCAATCAAAATCTTTACCTATTTCTTGAGGTGCTCCTTCAAGTGTGGTCAATTTATTGTTATTGCAAACAAAATACCCGCCGACCTTCCCGAATCCTATTTTCAGTTTTCCGTCAGTGACTATTTCTTCTGATACATTAATATTACCTGCACAGTCATAACTTTTTGTGATTGGATTCCATATAAGATTGTTGTTTTCTATGAATTGCTTTGTCTTTTCGTCAACTTCTGGGTCTTTCAAATCAACAAGACGTTCTCTTGTAACTGGCTGTATGGTCAGCTTCTCGTTTATGTATTCGTTTGAATCAAGTATTTTCATACCTTAACGCTTTATTTTTCCATTAATCCAACTCGGCTTCTTTTTGGGTAAAACCAAATTTGGATTGCCACAACACCAAAAATCCTTGCCAACATATTGTGGTGCTCCTTCAAGTGATATGAGGTTGTTGTAAGAACAGTCAAAATTACCATCAATCTTTTTTGGTGCGCCTTCAAGTGAGGTTAGTTTATTATTAAAACAAAAAAAATTACCAACTTTTTGCGGTGCTCCTTTAAGTGATTCCAAATCATTATAACTGCAATCAAATCCGCCATCAACTATTTTTGGCGCACCCTCAAGCGTTTTCAAATTATTGCTACTACAATCAAAATATCCGCCGACTTTTTGCGGTGCTCCTTCAAGTGTTGTAAGATTATTATGATTGCAATAAAAATCACCACCAACTTTTTGCGGTGCGCCTTTAAGAGATTTGAAATTATTATAATTACAATAGAAATTACCTTCTACTTTTTGCGGTGCGCCTTCAAGTGATTCCAATTCAAGCCCGCCACAATCAAAATTGCCTTTTACATTTCCGAATTTGATTGTGAATTTTCCATCATCAACAATACAATCATTTATTCTAATTTTAATACTGCTATCACAATCATAACTTTTTGTAAACGGATTCCATTTAAGTTTGTGATATTCTATGAATGCCATTGTCACAGCATCAACAGCTGGTTTTTTGCCATAATCAGTAAGTTTTGTCTTTGTTACTGGACTGATGTTCAGTTTCTCGCTTATGTATTCGTTTGAATTAAGTATTTTCATAGCATTTTAACTATATTGTCCAAGTTCCCAAATCACCTTTTAATGACTGCACTCCGCTGAACATATCACCAATATTCGGAACACTCGACACGTCCCAGTCATCTATGTCTGGATTGCCGATTCTTATCTTCCAGCCGTCAAACGGATTTCCGCTTATTCTCGGATTGCTCTTGAAAGGTTCGGCCACCCAAACAATGTCGCATTTTTTCGCATCCATTGCTTTTATGTCATCCTTTTCAAACGGAATCATCCTGCGTTTAGGTCTCAATATGGCCACAACTTTTACATCAGTAAGTTCAAAGTTTCTGTCAAACGAGCCAACGTTGAGATACCATAGACTGCTTGTTGAATTGTCATACCCTATCAAAAACCCGTCCTTGCCATAACTGTTGAGTGAACTCAACATTTTTTCAAGACCTTCAATATGGTCGTATCTGTATTTTGCGGCCTCGCTATATGACACATAAACGAACAGTTGCAGTATTTCGCTGTTGTCCACACTAACCAGCACGCAGTCCCCGCTTTCAAGCTGTTTCTTCGGGGATGCCATACTGCCGAGTCTCGTCTTTGACATAGGCTTTATGTCAAGTTTCTCATTTATGTATTCGTTTGAATCAAGTATTCTCATAGTTTAGTTTATTATATTTCCTTTCACCCAACTTGGATGCCCTTTTGGTAAAATAAGATTTTGGTTATAACTGCAATAAAAATCGCCACCAACTTCTTGCGGTGCTCCTTCAAGTGTGGTCAGTTCATTATGACTGCAAATAAAATCACCACCGACTTCTTGTGGTGCTCCTTCAAGGGTGGTCAGTTTATTACCACGGCAACTAAAATCCCCACCAACCACACTCGGTGCTCCTTTAAGGGCGGTCAGTTTATTTCTGCTGCAATCAAAATTACCACCAACTTTCTGCGGTGCATATTCAAGTGATTTAAGTTCATTGCGATTGCAATCAAAATCATCTTCAACTTTTTGTGGTGCATATTCAAGTGATTTAAGTTTGTTGTTGCTGCAATAAAATTCATAAACTTCTTGTGGTACACCATTTAATGATGTCAAATTGTTAACTGAACAATCAAAAGTACCGTCAACTTCCTGCGGTGCACCTTCAAGTGTTGTCAGTTCGTTGTATGAACAATTAAAATAGCCACTAACTTTTTGTGGTGCACCTTCAAGTGATGTGAGTTTATTATCATAACAATCAAAATGTCCTCCCACATATTTTGGTGCGTCTTCAAGTGTTGTTAAGCCACACTCATAACAATAAAAATCTCCGTTCACAACACCAAATTTAATAGAAAACTTACCATTAATTATAATGCGTTCATCAACACAAACGTCCCCATTACAATCATAACGTTTCGTTATGGGATTCCACTTCAGTTCATTATCTTCTATGAACTCCCTTATTGTATCATCAACCTCTGGTTCTTTAAAATCATTAAGCCGTTCATTTGTAACTGGTGCGATATTCAGTTTCTCGTTTATGTACTCGTTTGAATTAAGTATTTTCATATCATTATAATGTTGTTATATTTATATAAAATTTGGCTGGTTTCCCTTGATTTTTGACAATGGCGAGTTATAGGAAAACTTGAAATACGTTGCATCTCTCCGCACATTCCATTCTGAAATATCCCCAGAAAAATCAGAATAACTGAACATAAAGGACATATCTTCAACATTGCCGACATTCCATTTTGAAATGTCCCCGTTGAAATGCGAATCCTCAAACATACTTTTCATATCATTCACATTGCTGACATTCCATTTGGAAATGTCTCCGTTGAACTCGGAGTTCATAAACATACTGTTCATATTCTTTACTTTTCCCACATTCCATTTGGATATATCCCCGTTGAACTTGGAAGTGTTGAACATATTCGCCATATCTTCCACGTTACCCACATTCCATTTGGAAATGTCCCCGTTGAAATCGGTGTTCATAAACATACTGTGCATAGACACAACATTTGAAACATTCCATTTTGAAATGTCGCCAGTGAAATATGAATCTTCAAACATATATGACATATACTTCACTTTGCTGACATTCCATCCAGATATATCTTGGTTAAAATCGGTTTCTTCAAACATACAAGTCATATCTCTAACATTGCCGACATTCCATTTGGAAACGTCCCCGTTGAATTTTGAACCAGCAAACATACAATACATATATTCAACATTTGAAACATCCCAGCCAGATATATCCCCGTTGAAATCGGAATTACGGAACATATGATTCATATTTCTAACATTTGACACATCCCATTGTGAGATGTCGCCGTTGAAATATGATGATGCGAACAGCCCGCTCATATCAGTAACCCTATGCGTCTTTATAAAATTCAAATCCGCATCGCTTCCGTATTTTTTCACGGAAGATGCCACAATATCCTTTATTGTATCGTTTTCAGCGACCACATAAGTTTTGCATATCTCACCAAGCCTGCTTTTCGTAACGGGTTTTATGCCAAGTTTTTCATCAACCGAACCTATGTAGCCGACTTTCGTCTTTCCGAACACGTCCTCTATCACCAAGCAGGTGTCTGTTGCGAACATACCCATTGAAAGATGCGGATTGTCAATAAGCCCGAAATCCAACCTCAACAATCGCATAAGTTCCTCCGTCAGTTTGTTCGTTCCGAAATGCAAAGGCAGGCAATCTTCCACACGGTCTCTGCCGTGGCTTTTCAACTTTGCAGCAGCCGCAAACAGTTTCTCATTGAAAACCTCAAGCGTTCTTCTTGACAAGCACAGCGTTATGAAGTAATGGTAAATATGCCCGTCATCGCCGACCACTCCCCTGCCGATTTTGGCATTGGCCAACTTCGCCTTCAGTGTTTCAATATCTCCCATAAGCCTTGTCCTTGTGACTGGCTTTATGTCAAGTTTCTCGTTTATATATTTGTCAGAATCAAGTATTTTCATATTATTCCTATTGTTTTTTCTTCCATTCCATATACCATACTGGTGGGTTTTTTTCAAGCGGCGAATCAAAAAACATAAACTCCATATCTTTGACATTTGTTACATTCCATTTTGAAATATCACCATTGAAGTATGATTGGTTGAACATATATGACATATCTTCAGCATTTGAAACATTCCAGTTTGAAATGTTGACGTTGAATTTTGATGACATAAACATTCCTCCCATTTTTTTAACATTCGAAACATCCCATCTGGAAATATCGCCGTTAAAATTGGAGTGCATAAACATATCCTCCATACTGGCAACATTGCTGACATCCCATTTGGAAATGTCCCCGTTGAATTTTGCACCAGCAAACATACCATACATATTTTTCACATTTGAAACATCCCATTCTGATATGCTCCCTTTGAAATTTGAATATGCGAACATATCCCGCATACTTTCAACGCTTGACACATCCCATTTTGATATGTCCCCATTAAACCTTGTGCTGTTGAACATACAATACATATTTTTCACATTTGAAACATCCCAGTAATATATGTCGCCATTAAAAAGTTTAAGATTGTCGCTCATTCTAAACAAGTTTGACATATTTGTTATTGCAGAAACGTCAATGTCGTTGAGGTCGCAGCGATATCCTTTTTCGTTTATGCGTTCCTCTATTATGTCGGCAAGTTCAGTCACGGTACTCGGATGGTGTGTGTATATGACAAGACCAGACAACCTCGTTCTTGTAACTGGGCGTATATTCAGTTTCTCGTTTATATATTCATTTGTGCCAAGTATTCTCATAACGCCATTATAATGTTCTGATTAAATCCTTATACCATTCTGGCGGGGTATTCCATAACGGAGAATCATCAAACATATCCAGACATCTTTTCAGACTTAACGGTTTCCATTTAGATAGGTCTCCGCTGAAATGCGACTTGTAAAACATACAATACATATCCACAACACTTGAAACATCCCAGTCTGATATATCTCCATTGAAGTCCGAGGACTCAAACATATGCCGCATATTCTTAACTTTTGACACATCCCATTTTGATATGTCCCCGTTGAAATCTGCGTCATTGAACATTTCCCTCATATCTTCAACATTACCCACATCCCATTTGGAAATGTCGCCATTGAATTTGCTTCTGCGAAACATATAACTCATATTAACAACTTTGCCGACATTCCACTTTGAAATGTCGCCATTGAATTTAGACCAATTAAACATAGTGCTCATATCTGTTACATTTGACACATCCCAGTCTGATATGTCCCCGTTGAACGCTGAATTGCTGAACATACTATGCATATTCGTAACATTGCGCACATCCCATTTTGACAAGTCGCCGTTAAATGTGCTGTTGTCGTTGAACATACTTACCATAGTTTTTACATTGGAAACATCCCACTCTGACACGTTTCCGTGGAAGTTCGCACCCTCAAACATATAGTCCATATCCTCAATAAGCGAAACATCAATGTCGTTGAGGTCGCAATCACGGCCAACTTCTTTTATTCTCTTGAATATAAGCTGAACAAGCTCGTCCTTTGTTTTTGGAAAATACTTGTATTTTCCGTATTTCCGCTTGTATTCGGACAGTGTGCTTTTTCCTATTGGCTTGATTGTGAGCTTTTCACTTATGTATTTTTCTGATTTCAGTATTTCCATAATGCTATTAAAATTTATTCAAAGCCTTGTACCAGTCTGGCTTTATATATTCTGATGGCAAATAGCGAAACATATCATACGACATTTGCAGACTTTTTACATTCCATCTGGAAATGTCACGATTGAATTTTTTCGCACCCATAAACATAAAATTCATATTTTCTACATTTGAAACATCCCAATCTGATATGTTTCCATTAAATTGTGATTCTTTGAACATACCTTCCATATTGGTCACGTTGGAAACATCCCATTTTGAGATATTGCCGTCAAACACAGAAAACGCAAACATCCAACTCATATTGTTAACATTGGAAACATTCCATCTGGAAATGTCACCATTGAATTTTTCAGCACCGTAGAACATATAAGTCATATCCAACACCTTTGACACATTCCATTTGGATAAGTCCCCGTTGAAATTAGAATTGCAAAACATATGTGTCATATCCATCACGTTCTTGACATCCCATTTTGATATATCCCCGTTGAACGCAGAATTGGAAAACATCTCACTCATATTTAAAACATTATACACCTTCCATTTTGACAAATCACCGTCAAACTCCTCATTTCCTTTGAACATACCTTCCATATTCCACACATTGGAAACATCCCATTCCGATATGTCGCCATTGAATTTGTCGTAATGTGCCGAAAACAATTTGGACATATCTTCAATACGTGAAACATCAATATCGTTGAGGTTGCACTCCCACCCTTCATTTACTATCCTTGTGTAAAGTATTTCATTCAAATCACACCTTGTTTTTGGGAAATACTTGTACTTTTCAAACTTTCGCTTATAGTCGGACAGCGTGGTTTTCCCTATCGGCTTGATGCCCAGTTTCTCATTAATGTATTCGTTTGTATCAAATATCTTCATAATGTCATTATAATGTTTATGCGAGGCTGTCATACCAATATGGTGCTTTTCCGTCAAGCGGTGAGTTGGTGAACATAAACCCGCTCGGTCTCAAACTCTTCGTGTTCCATCTGGAAAGGTCGCCATTGAATTTTGAATATGCGAACATACAGTCCATATTGACTACATTGGAAACATCCCAGTCCGATATGCTTCCGTTGAACACAGAAGCTATGAACATACGCTCCATATTCGTAACACTGGAAACGTCCCAATACGATATGTCCCCGTTGAACTTGGAGTTGGCGAACATAAAGGACATATCTTCAACATTGGAAACATTCCATTCTGAAATGTCCCCGTTGAAATTTGAATCGGAGAACATTTCTGCCATATATTTCACATTGCCGACATTCCACTTTGAAATGTCGCCGTTGAAATTTGACTTTTTGAACATACCGTTCATATTGAAAACACTTGAAACATCCCATCTGGAAATGTCGCCTTGAAATGCCGATTCAACAAACATCTCTTTCATATTTTCAACTTTGCTGACATCCCATTTTGAAATGTCGCCATTGAAAACCGAATCCTCAAACATATTGTTCATTGCAATAACTTTGCCGACATCCCATTTGGAAATGTCACCGTTAAATTTAGACCAGTTGAACATATACGCCATATCTGTTACATTGGAAACGTCCCAGTCCGAGATATTTTTGTTGAATGACGAATGGCAGAACATCGACCCCATATCCGTAACATTGGAAACATTCCATTTGGAAATATCTCCGTTGAAATATGAACGATAAAACATTCTATGCATATTTCTGACATTGCTGACATCCCATTCGGATATGTCGCCTTGGAATGTTGTGTTTCTGAACAATTCCACCATTTCGTAAATCATCGAAACATCAATGTCGTTGAGGTTGCAGAATATGCCTTCTTTCTGTATTCTTTTGTGTATTATGTCCTTCAGCTCTTCTTTCGTTTTCGGAAAATACTTATACTTTCCGTATTTCCCTTTGTAATCTGAAAGCGTTGTTTTGCTTATCGGCTTGATTATGAGCTTTTCATTCAAGCGTTTTGTGCGTTTCCACACAAATTTGCTGTTGCCGAGTGTGTAACCCCTTTTGAAAAAATCCAATGTCAGTGGTGTTTGAATTATGTTCGGCCTCATTATGCCACTGATGTGATAGTCTTTGTCAAATGTGGCGAAAAGATTGTCATTAAATATGCTTGCGTTCATATATTCGAATTTCTTTGAACTATTGTCATAATAAACAAGAAACCCGTCAAGAATAAGGTCTTTGTCGCCAACAAGTATAAGTTCAAGGCCGCTTAATGATTCGTAGTATTCATTGTATTCCACAACATCCTCATAGGATATGTATGTCAATATGCCAAAAGTGCCTTTCTGTTTGTTTATTATCACACCATCCCCGCTTTTCAGCATACGCTTCGGCGGATTGCCCAACGTGGAAAGCCTTGTCTTTGTAACTGGCTTTATATCCAATTTTTCGTCTATGTATTTGTTTGAATCAAGTATTCTCATAATTCATTTATAGTTTAACATTTTATTCCACCAGCAATACCGCTTGGTGTTACTTCTGGCAAAATCAGATTAGGATTTCGCATACAAATAAGCCTGCCTCTGATTTTGTTCGGCGCACCTTTTATTGATATTAGGTCGTTATCGGAACAATCAAAATCCCCTCCCACTTCTTGTGGTGCTCCTTCAAGCGATGTCAGTTTGTTGTGGTAACATACAAAATCCCCATTGACAATTTTCGGTGCTCCTTCGAGTGTTGTCAGTTGGTTTTTGGCACAAATGAAATCCCCGCCAACTATTTGCGGTGCGCCTTCAAGGGAAGTGAGGTTGTTTTCATCACAAAAAAATCCTTTTCCGATTTTACTTGTCGCACCTTTAAGCGTTGATAAGTTGCTGTGGCCGCAATAATAATTTCCCATAATGCTTTTTGGGGAATGTTCCAACGATTTAAGCATATTGCTATTGCAGTTGAAATCCCCTTCTATTTCTTCTGGAACACCATAAAGTGTGGTAAGCCCGATTTTATAACAAGTGAAATCGCCTTCAACACGACCGAACTTTATGATTAGTTTCCCGTTATTTACAGCATCAGTGCCAAGAATGACATTATGCTTGCAGTCAAACCGTTTCGTGTTCTCATTCCAGATGAGGTCGTATTTTTCAACAAGCTCCCTATTCACCTCAACGCACAAATCACCAAGCCTTGATTTTGAAATCGGCTGGATTGTGAGCTTTTCTGTTATGTATTCTTCTGTCCTTAATATCTTTGCCATATCTTTTATTAAATATTGAAATCATCAACGCCTTCAATTACATCGCTCAAATTTACTGATTCCATTTTTTCATTATTGTCAATATACCATCCGCATTTTCTTTTTAAAGAGCCGCCTTTCCACACCATTTTGATATATTGTACTGGATTTCCATATATGTCCTTACTTATGTCTTTGCCGTCTATGGCTTTTTCATAATTGTATATGCCGTAAAAATAATCAAAAAATCCTTGGTCTGCATATTTATTATAATTAGGCCGAACTATATCCTTTATGAAAAGGACTGTTAGGTTTTTTATATTGCTGGTGAATATATCTGACTTGCAATCAATAAGTTCACTCAAATTATAAAAAACATATTTCATACCAAGATAAGTTATTGATGTATCCCAGATTGCAGCAATCGGTGCTATTTCTACGGATTGGTTGCTGCTACAAACAGTAACATTATTTTTGGTAAGTACGCTTATTGCGGAATCATATATGTTTTTTGGTACTGTTTTTACCCATTCAGATTTATCATTTTTCAAACACCAAGAAGGCTTAAAAACCAAATCAAATTCATTTTTATTGTTACGGGCATAAGCAAGAGCATATTCATCATAGTTGAACGAAGGATATGCCCATTTCCGTTTACACCAAAGAGCATAGGCCAGAGTGTATATGGTTTCATCAGTAGTTTGAGGACAATCAATGTAATTTTCCGCATTGAAAAAATCCTTATACTTTTTGAATCTGTGCAAACGACCTTTATTAACTGGCTTAATTGTAAGTTTTTCAGCAATATAATCTTCTGTTCTTAATATGTTCATAATACTTAAATTGTTGTTTTTCAAATGATTAAGTTGTCAAGTCCATCAACAAAATCAGAGAATTTCACTGGTGTCAATTTGCCGTCAATCTCCATAAGCAATCCGCTGTCCCTATTCCATATAACTTCCAGATATTTCACATCGTTTCCGTATATGTCCTTGGTCAAATCTTTGGCCATTTCACCTTCAAAATATTCCTTGTCCGCATATTTCTGGTATTGCGGACGGACGATACTTTTCAAAAAACGAGCGACAAAATACGACTTGGTATATTTTATGTAACCGTCATACATACTGAAATCGTCAATTTCATATAAGCTGTGAATAACGTCATTATGCTCATCGTGTATGATACACAGTCCGATTTTGGGGGCAATTTCCATAAGCCCGCTTGCGGCTTGGCAAACCGCCTCCCCGTTTCTGTAAAGTATGTCAATGGCGGAATCATATATACTCTGGCTTGTTATTTTTTTCGACCATTTGCATTTTTCAAGTTTTTCACGTTGAAGCTGCAATCTTATCTCTTCAAATTTCACTCTGATGCCTTTCGGACTGTTTGAGTCATACATTAAATAATAATCGTACTTATCAAATTTTGGATTTATCCAAAGGTGTGTGGCAAACAGAGCATTTGCCAAAGCGTATGTCGTTTCATCAAAGGTTTTCGGGCATTCAATGAAATTGTCCGAATCATAGATGTTGTCATACTTTTTTATTCCGTGCAGGCGTTCCCTGCTGACTGGCCGTATGTTGAGTTTTTCATTCACACTTTCTGAAACCTTGTCGGCTGGAACATATTTCTTGTTGTACCTGCTCCATATTGTGGCGGTATCCATATTTTCAACCCACTCTCTGTCATCAAGGCGGTTTATGTAATTCCTTGTGAGTTCCGATTTCTGGTTCACATCCTTCAATATGTAGTTTACCGTAATGTATTTGCTTGAAAGGTTGTTGTCAAGGTCGGCCACCGAAATTGATATGCAACTTGCACCACTATCAATATCTCCTTTTTTGAACAATATGCCTTCCTCCGATGCTTTCATTGTTATCATATATCCATAAGAAAGAAGCAGTTTTTCGTATTTTTTCAAATCGTCCTTTCCTATGAATACCATTGTGAAACCTTCGTATGTGTTGGTATCAATCAGTCTGTCGCCTATAACAATGTCCCCAGTATGCAGTTTGTTTTTCGGAAGAATTGTGCGTTTGGCGTTGTCAAGCCTTGCTTTGGTGACTGGCCTTATGTCAAGTTTTTCTTCAACATTTTTTGGTCTTTCCCAAAGCATATAGCTCCCTTCTGGTGCGATGCCCCTTTTCAAGTATTCCATTGTAAGTGGCTTTGGCAAGTTTTTTCCACGCATTATGCCAAACGCTTCAATCCTATTGTCGGATGGGAATTTCAGATTTTCGTCAAACAGACCAGCCTTCAGATATGCAAATGTGTTTTTATTTTTATCGAAACCGATAAAAACGCCATCATCCAAACTGCCTTGCGCATCGTGGTAAATGTGGTGTATCCCTTTCCATTTGTAGCAGCCAAGTCGTTTGAACTCATCATATGATATATAGAAAAACGCAGCAAATCTTTGCTCTATGGTATGCATCATAACCAAATCTCCGTCTTTCAACAGTTTCTTCGGTGACTTTGAAAGATTGTGCAGCATTGTTTTTGAAACTGGCCTTATGTCAAGTTTCTCGTTCATATAGTCGGTGGTTTTCAATATTCTCATAGCGGTTTCCAAATGTTTAAATTGAATTTGTCTTTCATAAAGTCGGAGAATTTAAGACAGACTTTCGTTCCAATGCTGTCATTGGCGATATAATAAAGATGCCCGTCATCGTTCACGTCCCAATCCACTGCGAAATACAATATTTCATTTCCTTTCAAGTCGGTGTTTATATGGTATTTTTTGTTTGCGTAGTTCTGGTATTTTGGAAGAAGCAGGTCTTTTCTTATATATGCCGTGAAATGCTTTATTTTCTTTTTTATATATTCTTCAAGTTCTTTGATTTCAGAATCGTCAAACAGAAATACTTCAGTATGTGATTTTGCATCATCCCAACCTTTTTGTATCATTTCAAACCCAATCTTCGGTAAAATCTTGATGAGGTTTGTCTTTTTGTCAAGCCCCATTATTTCGCCGTGGTTTGACAGAACACCAAGTGCGGAGTCGTATGTGCTTTTGTCTGCTATGTCCTTCACCCAGTCATAAACTGTAACTGTGCTCATCAAATACTTTTCATAAAAAAGAAAGGGTATTGTGTTGGTGCTTGTATATCGTATGCAGTATTTGTATTTCTCAAAATTCGGTTTTCTCCAGTATCTTTGCGCAAACAGCGTGTATGCCAGAGTGTATATGGTTTCCTCCATTGTGGTAGGGCACGTCTTGTAGTTGTCCGCATTGTAGAACTCCCTATACTTCCTTATGTCGGTAAGGCGTGCCCTTGTTATCGGCTTGATGTCCAGTTTCTCGTTTATGTATCGGTTTGAATCAAGTATTCTCATAAGCATAATTGTTCACCTATATTTATAAATAGGATGTGGCTGTTTAATCAATTTTTTTATTATATTATTGTATGAAATTGCGTGAGATAGACATATCCGACAAACAGCAGGTGCTTGGTTTTTTTGTGTCAGAGCCAAACCCAGACAAGAACGGCAGAATGAAACGTGAGGAAACATTCGCAAGGCTGTTTCCAGAACTTTATTCCGAGTTCAAGGTTTTTGTTTTTTCTGCTGACTTGGCCACCTCAACATTCGTTCAAAGGTTATGGCATTTCTTGCATAATGATAACGGAAATCTTGGCATTTGTCCAGTGTGCGGAAAACGCACGAAGTTTCAGTCGTTCACACTCGGATACCTTACATATTGCTCGTCAAAATGCGCCAATGCTTGTAATGACAAAAAAGATAAAGTTGCAAAATCGTGGATTGACAGATACGGGGGTGTGGGCTATGCTTCAGATAAAACGCAAGAAAAAATAAAGGCCACAATGCTTGAACGATATGGCGTTGAGTATTCGTCACAGAATGAAGCCATAAAACAGAAAATCATTGATTCGGAAACAAGAAATTTTGGCGGTGTCGGATTCGCATCCAAAAAGATTACAGACAAGTTCAAAGGCACTATGCTTGAACGATACGGAGTTGAATGGGCTTCGCAATCCGATGAGGTTACGGAACGCAAGCGTATGAAAAAGATTTCTGGCAGCGACAATATTATAAGGATAACCGATGAGACGTTTGTTCTGAAATGCACAAATCCAGAATGTGAACTGTGCCAAGACAAACAATTTGAAATAAGCAGGAAAACATATCTGGCAAGGTTATCAAGAGGCAATGAACTGTGCACCATATTGAATCCGACAAAGACCATAGGCAAAGGGACAAGCGATTCCGAACAAAGTCTGTTCAAGTTCATCAAATCCATATATGGCGGAAAAATAATACAGAACGACAGAACCGCACTTGACGGAATGGAGATTGACATATACCTGCCAGAGATAAATCTCGGTTTTGAGTTCAATGGGGATTACTGGCATCTGAATCCAAGAATATATGGTATGGATGATTGTGTGTTTGACCGAAACGCAAAGGATGTGTGGGAACGCATTATGCGAAAAGAATATGCGGCCAACAAGAAAGGCATAACTCTTGTTGAGGTGTGGGAAAATGACTGGTCTGGAAAATGCGATGAGGTGAAATCGCATATTTCAGATTTTGTGTCATATCCGACATTCAGTCCATCACCATATTATATATTGAAGGAGTTCCTTGATTCTCTGCCAGCCAGATATGATGAATCGGAGTTCGGGCATTTTTCGTTCAAAGAGGCCGACATTATATATTCAAACGCATTTTACTTTAACAAAGGCACAGTACATTCGCACATAAAGTCGGAACAAGAAAAACGTACAATATATGTGTATGACTTTGAGATTAAGGACAATCGAAAATTTGATATTCTGAAAAGTCTCATAGGGCACGCACTCGGACTGACGGAAAACAAGATATTTGCAAGAAAGTGCGAATTGAGGGAAATCACAAACACGGAATCCAGAAAGTTCCTTGATGAGAACTCTTTGTTCGGGCATAGGGATGCCAATGTGGTGCTTGGCCTTTTTCATAATGGCGAGCTTGTTATGGTTTATAGTTTCGGCCACAACTATTATGGACGGAAAGACCATATAGAGATTATACGTGTCTGCACAAAGAAGAACACGGTTGTTGTTGGCGGTTCGTCAAAATGCTTGAAATACTTTATGGAGAAATATGGCGGTGATATCGGTTGCCGCAAAATCATATTCTATGTGGATAGAATACACAATGACGGAAAATCGCTAAAAGGATTCAAATTCTTGAAGCACGAATACGGTGTTATGAACTACTGGCTGGAAGATTATGTCGGGGATGGGTTTGTCGGTATGGCTGGCACTGCATTCAACAGAATGCCGTCAAAGCACGAAATTATCAAAAAACTGACAAAACTCGGAAAAATCGTTCCGATTGAAACTCTTGGCGTTGATGTGTACGAATACGCAAAACCAACAGAGTAAAATCACAAACATTTAATTTACAACAATTTACACATTGTTTTTGACTTTTTGCGGATTTTGAAAAATCCGTAAAAACGCTGTTATAAATATATTAAGCGAAAAACGCTTCAAAACACAAATAGTCTGTTAAGTTATAGAAGAAAAGAACTTTCATCGACTGTGTTTATTCAAAAATATTTTTAACAACAATGTATTACAATTCTATTAATGAATCACAAGTTCTCAACACTTGGGGACAGCACATTAAGGAGAGTTTGGGCATTAACGATGAAAGCAAGTTGGCTTGGATGTCAAAATATGCTTATATGCACGATTTGCACGACAAACAAATGTTGAACGAATCCGTGGACGGACACGCTCACCTCAACCCTAATATGACAATCGGCGGAATGGGTCAAATCACATTCCCAGGCGCAACAACCAACAACACTTACGACCGCTCTTTGGCTGGTTCTGGTGACAATGTTTACAGCGTGCTTCCTTTGGCACTGCAAGTAGCAGCACAGACCATCGCCCTTGACCTCGTTCCCGTTGTTCCTATGCAGGGACCTCACGGCCTTTTGCAGTACCTCGACTATGTTTACGAAGGTGGCCGTCTGCACAACCAAGGTGGCAGCAAGTACACTTCCGAAATCAAGAGCGATGTAATGGGTAACTTCGCATCTCCTTATATGATTAAGGCTATGCTCTTTGACGTTACCGAAGGCGAAGGCAGCGATGCTCCAAAGCATATGTTTGCTCCTAACGCAAAATACGCCATCAAAGGTCTTGAAGACGATTACGATTTGACTTTCATCTATCCTAACCGTATTGATGGTAAACCTTTGTTCCGTGTGATTGAAAAATCCCACTACAATGGCGGACAGAAAATGGTTGGCGGTGAAAACGCTGGTGTTCCTATCTACGTTATCTTCGAAAACCTCAAAACCACTGAAAACCCAAACGGCAAATACGAACTCGTAGCCCTCGGAACTGGTTCTGACAGCAAAACTCTTACTATCCGCAAATCTGAAGGTTTGCAGGAAGTTCGTGCTTTTGAAGACCACATCACCTCTTTCAGCGGCGAAGGTTTCTTGAAAGACACCGTTACCTCAAACAATCCTTATACAAGGGAAATGGGCGAGGCTACTCCTGGCCGTAAGATTGGTTTGAAATCTTACACTCTGGATGTTAAAGCCACCACTTTCCAAGTTGACAGCGCAATCACCCGTGAACAAGTCCAAGACTTGAAACAGTTTGGTATTGACGCAGTTGCTCAAGCTGAAGCCGCATTGGTTAATGAACTTACCCAATGTATCAACAAGGTCATCCTTGAAAAGATGTTCAACCTTGGTGCTTTGAACGCTAAACAACTTGAGGAAGTTGAAGGCCGCAACCAAGTTTCCGCTTGGTTCACCAACGGAACTGGTTCTACCCCGACTACCAAAATCTGGTTGGGCGACCAAATCAACAAAGAAGGCGAACTGGAAGACAAATATTTCACCGAAGTTCCTTTCACTAACGTGACTGGTGGTGGTGAAGTTATGGGTACTATCCAAAGACGTGTGATGACCAAAATCATCGCTGCTTCCAACATCATCGCTGTTCGTGGCCGTAGGGGTGCTGGTACTTTCGCTGTCGTAAGCGGAACTATCGGAACTGCTCTCCAAGACTGCGCTGGTTTCGTTCCTTATCCGTTGAGCAACACAATCTCCGCTAACGGTAACAGCCTTTATCCTATCGGTGCTCTCGCTGGTATCAGCATTTATGTTGACCCGAATATGGCATTCAACGACACACGTGTTTGCGTTGGTCGTAAGGGTAAAGAGAACGAACCTGGTATCGTGTTTATGCCTTATTTGATGGCTGACAAAGTGGAAACCACTTCAGAGTTCACGATGGCTCCTGTCATCAGTCTGAAGAGCCGCTTCGCAGTTGTTGAAGCAGGTATCTACCCGCAGACCCAGTATTATACCTTCGGTATTAAACTGGAAGGCGTTAGCCTTGTGTAACCTTTAATTAGGTTTCAATAAAAAAAGGAGTTGAGCAATCAACTCCTTTTTTGTTTTATAAATATAGTAACAATTTGTGAATATGCAAATACTCAAATCTGAAAGTTATATAAGCGAGAAACTCGGTATTAAACCAGTTACAAAAACAAGGCTGATTGACATAAAGGAAAGTTTTGTTATTGCAACCGACCGTAATATAGAAGATATTTTGAGTAAAGCCATAGAAAAATACGGAAACAATGCCGATTTGAATTTCATATTGACACATAAAGTTACTGATATGCATAGTTTGTTCACATATGAATCTGAATTTAATGGCGACATTTCAAAATGGGATGTAGGCAACGTGACAAATATGAGTTATATGTTTCGCAGAAGCAAATTCAATGGCGACATTTCCAAATGGGATGTGTCAAATGTGACTTCTATGTATGCTATGTTTTGCCAATCAAAATTCAATGGTGATATTTCCAAGTGGAATGTTTCAAATGTTATTGATATGGAACATATGTTTTTTATGTCAGAATTTAATGGAAACATATCAGAGTGGAATGTAAACAAATATGCCATTATGAATGAAACGTTTTACAAATCTCCACTTGAAAAAAATCCGCCAGCTTGGTACAAATAATAACTTACTATGAAAATACTAAAATCAGAAAACTATATTTTAGAGAAATTGAGCATACGACCAGTCACCAAGGATATGCTTGCTGGCGTGCCAAAATATAAAATGTTCAAAACGCCTTATGATATGAAACAGAATTTCAAAACTGGCGACATTGCGATTTTTTCATCTCATATGGGCAATGAATCTGCAATGTTTGTGTCGTATGATGATTATATGTCAGACAAGTATTCGTTTATTAGAGACGGTTTGCCGCAAAACAAACACGCATTCCCAAATGGCATATTCGTAACAAAGCACTATGGTGTTTTGGCGTTGTATTGTTGTCTTTCTGACTGCGATGACAATCTCATTTGTAGCAATTATGAGATAACGAAAGTTTACAGAAGACATAATATGACAAAACCATTTAAAAAGAGCGATTTTTTAGACCATAATTATGACAATACAACTTTGATATACGAAACAGACTACGAAGAATAATAGTTATGAAAATACTAAAATCAGATAAATACATAAACGAGAAACTCGGCATCAAACCAGTTACAAAAACAAGGCTGATTGACATAAAGGAAACATCTGTCGTGGCTACAGATGACACATTGCTTGGCATTATTTTTGATGCCATAGAAACATATGGTTATGAAGGTGACTTCAACTTTATACAGACATATAAAGTTACCAGTATGAGCAACTTGTTTGAATCTTCGGAGTTTAACGGGGACATTTCAAAATGGGATGTCAGCAACGTGACCAATATGAGCGAAATGTTTGAGGATTCAAAATTCAATAGGGACATTTCAAAATGGGATGTTTCCAATGTGCGTTTTATGGACTATATGTTCCAAGGGTCTGCATTTAACGGAGACATATCAAGATGGAATGTGTGTAATGTGAAAGATATGAGTTATATGTTCACCGATTCAAATTTCAATGGGGATTTGACCTTGTGGAATGTGGGTAAAGATGTTCCTAAAGAATATATGTTTAGCCATTGCCCGCTTGGAAAAAATCCGCCAGCTTGGTACAAATAATAACTTGCTATGAAAATATACAAATCCGAAAATTATATAAGCGAAAAACTCGGCATTAAGCCAATATCAAAAACAAGACTTGGCAAAATTCTGTATGTTGATACGTATAAAAGCGCAGCCGATATGCGTAGCAATCTTCAAACTGGCGATATTGTTGTGATTGGAAATGAAGATGAAAACATACAAGGGACATACATATCATACAATGATATAAAAAGCGGCGTGTATGATAGTTACTTTCATTTCATAAAAAGAATTTCTGAACTGCCAAACAGCGAAATTGCTGAAGGCTTGTTTGTTTTTTGGGAGAAAGAGGGGTTTTATACAAAAATTTCAGTACAAGAATTTGATGCTGACCTTAAAAAATATAATACATTCAGAATTATGTATGTTTATAGGTTGCCTCTGCTTTTACAAAAACCATTACCAGAAGAGTTCTTTAAAACCAACCATATTCCGAAAGCAAAACTGATTTGGAGTTACAACGGAAAATCGGTTAATGAGAAACTTGACATACAGCCAGTTACGAGGGAACGTCTTGGCGACATAAAAGACGGAATGTATGTTATAACTGGATGTGTTGTTGAGTGGGATAACAACAGAAGTTGATAAACCTATTCAAAAGTAGTCAAAAATGTTCAAAAGTAACCCGTATAAATATATAAAGTTCGTGATATTTATTATTAGAATGTTGGTGGCACGGCATTCTGAATCAATAGAGATATATTAGAGGTCTTAACCTTGTTGACTCGTGCCACATTAAGTCGCAAAGTTATCACCTCTTTTTTTATTGGAATATGGTCATCGAGAGCAAATACACGAAAACCTTCAAGTCAAACGACTTAACCCGTCAGAAATATGACGAGTTGTATGCGTTTGCACTTATGCTACGTGACCATAAAAACCTTGTTTCCGAAAATGTGAACTCAAACCTTGAAAAGTACCTTGAATATTCCAAACTTGACTTCTTGAAGGAGATGAGGGCAAGATACAAGGATGTCATTCCAAGTTCGTTTTATTATGAGTTGTATTCACAAGTCTTTGCTTGCTACCAGAATAAGTTTGAAGCAATCCGCAAGCATCTTGACTTTGAAGTTGTAAGATTTGTCGGTTTTGACTTCTACAAGCGTGACACCAAGAAGAACAAGAAAGGAGACTTGAAGAAGGTTGTGACAGAGAAGAACAAAACACCTCTGTCAATTTGTCTGACCTACCTTGCGAGATATGGAAACGAGAACACACTTGAATACATAGCCAAGCAGTTAGAGACCTGCGATGACAAGAAACGTGACTTCTACAACAATATCATCCGTTGCTGTGACAAGTTCGGTTTTGAACGTCTGCTTGGACTTGCTTTGCGGAAACGTAACAGAATCATCAAGCGTTATTCAGAGCATCCGATAGGGTTCAAATCGCTTTCATTTGGCGGTCGTTGCAGGAAAACGAGAATCATTGACTACAACAAGAAGTTCGGTTCGGTCATCAACTCCTTTGTCAGTCTGTCGGGAATCGGGAGGAAGTCGTTTGACATTCCAGTGAAGTTCAACAAGGACTGGCACGGAAGTATGAAGGACTACCGCAAATCCAACCCCGACTACGAGTATGTCCTTACGTTTAACGAGAAACGACATCAAGTGAACATCAACTTGTGCAAGGACGGTCAGAGATACATCCCAGAAGCAGGAGACAACGTGGTCGGCATTGACGTGAACTGTAAACACAATCTTTTCAGTCTGTCAAACGATACAAGTTATGATTATAACCGCAAGTTAGTCAATGACTTCTGCAAACTCTCGTTGGAGGTTGACGAACTGAAGAAAGACAAGAACTATGTTGTAGGAAAAAGAAAAAAGCGGAAACTTGACACCTTGAAGATGAAGATGCTGAAATCAGAGCAGCAACTCATATCAAGGATGTGCAAAGAACTTATGGCTGACGGAGTGAACCACATTGTTATGGAAGACCTTGACAACGGATTCGGAAGGTGCTATGTCAAGGACAAGGGCAACGAGGATATAAACTACAACCGAAAGGTGAAGTTCCTTGGATTGAGTTCACTGAAAGATGAGGTTGAACACATTGCAAGGAAGTACGGCATCGCTTTGTCAACCGTGCAAGCGAGTTACACAAGCAAGATGTGCCCGATTTGCGGTTGCATTGCAGACGAGAACCGACCTAACCAAGAGACATTTGAATGCGTTGAATGCGGACATAAGGACAATGCCGACCACAACGCATCGGTCAATATAAAGAACAGAGTGACCGTAACCGTGTTGCGGGAGCAACTCTTAAAACGACTTGGCAACGGCGCATACGAACCTCGCAAATTAAAGCGAGAGAAGGTGAAGTATGTGCTGCTGTCGTTCCGAAGAGACTTGCAGAAAGCAAGTGGTGAACGTGGTGAAAGTGATATGACTACTTTTGACTATGTTTAGTTCTTCGGATTTAGAGATGCTACAGAAAAAGAATTTGATGATTTCTTTGATGGAAAACGCACACTAACAAATGTGTGCTATTATGTTGATATAACCAAAGGCGGTATGCGTGAAAATTTAAGCAGTGAAATGAAGCAACTGCGTAAGAAATACAATAGCATTTAATAAGCAAAAACGCCATTCGCTCTACAAGTGAATGGCGTGTATAATATCACTATATTCCACACTCTTTATGTGATGATGAAGCGGTAGTGCGGTGTTACCTTGACGGAGAACTCCGCAGCGAAAATGCTTCTGGCGTGTACCGACTTGAAACCATCGGTCAATGTTATATCGTAGTGGATAACGTCTGGATATATGGTTTCAACCTTGAGATTGTTCTCGTCCATATTCATTCGTCTTACCTTTTCTGCGATATGTTCCATATCGTGCTTGTATTTGGTTTCAGCGTTTTTTACCACCTCATCAACATACTTGCGCTTGTTCCACTGGTAATGGTTTGCCAGCACTTGCGTTTCTGTCTGCGTGCGTAAAGCCAGTTCTGATGGAAGGTCGGCATACAACTCTCTATTCCGCAGGTCTTCGTTATGCCGCCAAGCATACAGCCAATCCTCTTTCTTTCTGACTGGCTTGGCCTCAATCAAAGTATTAAAAATTACTGATTTCTTTTTAGGAATATACTCCGTTGAAATCGGTGAAAAACTATATCCGACTTTCTTGATTCTGCGGTAAACTTCTGACACGCCGTCCCTCGGATGCTCCTTGCTCTCATATATGGCCGCAACCCTATCTCTATCAAGCGTGCCGAAGAAACTCATAAAATCGTATATGTCAAAATCCTTAAACTGCTTGAACGTATCAAATCGCTTGTCAGCCCATACCCTTACCTGCTCTATGTATCTGTCGTGAAAATCCTTTGTTTCGGAAAACAGAATGGATAGCAGGTTGGTATATCTGCGGTCATTTGCATTTTTGTCCTTGTTGATAAGGCCGAACACATATTTGTCAAACGAGTTCTTCGCCCGTGTCCAGTAATCGCTTCGTCTGCCATTGAATATAAGCTCTCCAGCTTTTTTGAGTATGAACTCGAACCAAGGAACGCTTTCACCTTCCAACGCTTTTTTTAGCGTAACGGATGTTGTCGGTGCGTCAAAACACCTCCACCACCAGAGGAAGTCCTCGTCCGTGTATTCTTCTGGTTTTTTGGATTTATGCACCTCGTTACCGATGAGGTAGATTGCTTTTTTGATTTCAGAAATCTTATTGGATTCTATGCCGTATTTATCGGCAATCAGTCTTTTCTCCGCCTTTGTATAGGCATTATCAACGGCTTTCAAATCCTGCTTGGCTGCTTCGTAATCAAATCCGTTCACAACAGATTCATTGATAAATTCACCGAAAGTCTTTATGTTCTCCATAGCGATATGTTTTATTTATTTATGCCGTTTCAAAAACAATGCAAAGATACAAAAATATCTGGTATGATAAGGTGTGTGAATGAAATAGTTATCAACAAAATTATCAACATTGTTATAAATATATAAACATAAATTGTGCTATGGAAATACTGAAAACAGAACAATACATAAACGAGAAATTGGATATTCTTCCAGTCACAAAGGACAGACTTTCCAAAATGAAAGAATTGGTTTCTGTTGATGAAAAAACAAGGCGATTTATAGAAGAAAACAACTTGGTTTGGAATCCAGTCACAATGAGTTATGATTGTAAAGATGATGTTCAAGTATCAGAGGATATAGTAATTAACGGAAAACTCAAAATAATATTCGGGAAAGTCAGTGGGGATTTTGATTGCCGTGATAATAATCTGACCACCCTTGAGTGTGTGCCGAAGGAAGTGGGCGGAAGTTTTTATTGCAGTTATAATAATCTGACTACGCTTGAATGCGCACCGAAAGAAGTTGGTGGGTATTTTGATTGCAGTAACAATAATCTGACTACACTTGAAGGTGTACCGAATGTGGTTGGTAAGAATTTTGATTGTGGTAGAAATAATCTGACCACCCTTAACGGAGCACCACAAGAAGTTGGCGGGAGTTTTTATTGCAGTGGAAATGAACTGACTACACTTGAAGGAGCACCGCAGGAAGTGGGTGGTTTTTATTGCAGTTGTAATAGTCTGACTTCCCTTGAAGGTGCACCGAAAAAGGTTGGTGGGTGTTTTTATTGCAGTTTTAATTATCTGACCACGCTTGAAGGAGCACCAAAGGAAATTGGCGAAGATTTTAAATGCAATGATAATGAACTGATTTCCCTTGAAGGCGCACCACAGAGAGTCGGCGGTGGTTTTGATTGTAGTGGCAATAAACTGATTTCCCTTGAAGGCGCACCACAGAAAGTCGGTAGGGATTTTAAATGCAGTGATAACCCAAATCTTGTTTTATCAGAAGAAAAACCAAGCTGGGTGAAGGGGAATTTTATAAGATAAATCAAAATTATGGAAATACTTAAATCAGAGCAATACATAAGCGAGAAACTGACCATACAGCCAGTAACAAAGGACAGACTTTCCAAAATGAAAGAAGAACCTTCTGCTGATGAAAAAGCAAGACAATTCATAGAAGACAACAACTTGGTTTGGAATCCCAAAACAATGTGTTATGACTGTGAAGGTAATATTAAAGTATCAGATGATATAGTCGCTGGAGGAAAACTTAAAATAAGATTTGGAAAAGTTAGTGGGTATTTTTATTGCAGTGATAATAATCTTACCACACTTGAAGGAGCACCGAATAAAGTGGTCGGAAGTTTTTATTGCAGTAACAACAAACTAACCACTCTTGATGGCGCACCGCAATATGTTGAAGGAAGTTTTACTTGTAATGACAATAATTTGGTATCTCTTGAAGGCGCACCGAATGAAGTGTGTGGAAATTTTTGTTGCTATAATAATCCGAATCTGGTTTTGCCAAAAGAGAAACCGAGCTGGGTGAAAGGGGAAATAATACGTTAAACTATGAGAATATTAAAAACCGAACAATATATAAACGAGAAACTGCTAATCAAACCAGTCACAAAGAATATGCTTGCCAAAATGAAAGAAGAGCCTTCTGCTGATGAAAAAGTAAGGCAATTTATAGAAGAAAACAACTTGGTTTGGAATCCAAAAACAATGAGCTATGACTGTGTGGGTGATGTTAGAGTATCAGAGGATATAGTAATTGACGGAAAACTCAAAATAAGATTCGGGAAAGTCAATGGATATTTTGATTGCAGTAACAATAATCTGACCACGCTTGAAGGCTCACCGAATGAAGTGGTCGGAAGTTTTTATTGTGATAATAATAATCTTACCACTCTTGATGGCGCACCGAATAAAGTGGGCAGAGATTTTGATTGCAGTTATGACAAACTGACCTCGCTTGAAGGCGCACCGAATAAAGTGGGCAGGGATTTTGATTGCAGTTCTAATAATCTGACTACGCTTGAAGGCGCACCGAATAAAGTGGGCAGGGATTTTTATTGCGGTTATAATGAACTTACCTCGCTTGAAGGCGCACCACAAGAAGTCGGTGGGGATTTTAATTGCATTTATAATCCAAACCTTATTTTACCAGAAGGGAAACCGAGCTGGCTGAAAGGGGAAATAATAAATTAAGTGATGAAAATACTGGATTCAAACGAATACATTGGCGAAAAACTGGTAATCAAACCAGTTACAAAGGATATGCTTTCCGATTATAAAAATCTATCTGTTGACGAAACCACAAGTCAATTCATAGAAGAAAACAATCTTATATGGAATCCAATCACAAAAAGTTATGACTGTGGTGGTAATGTTATCGTATCAGAAGATATGGTCATTGACGGAAAACTGAAAATAAAATTCGGAAAGGTCGGCGGGGAGTTTCTTTGCTTTAACAAACAACTGACCACGCTTGAAAACTCACCGAATGAAGTCGGAGGTGAGTTTGATTGCAGTAACAATGGACTGACTTCACTTGAAGGCGCACCGAAAAAAATTGGTGGACATTTTGATTGCAGTTTTAATAATCTGACCACACTTGAGGGAGCACCGCAGGAAGTCAGCGGAGGTTTTTATTTATATGATAATCATTTGACCTCGCTTGAAGGAGCACCACAGAAAGTTGGCGGAGATTTTAGTTGCAGTTCTAATAATCTTACAACGCTTGAAGGCTCACCGCAGAAAGTGAGTGGAGATTTCAATTGCAGTGGTAATGAACTGACCACCCTTGAAGGCGCACCGAAGGAAGTTGGTGGAAATTTTAATTGCAGTTATAATGAATTGACCACCCTTGATGGCGCACCACAGAAAGTTGGTGGAAATTTTGTTTGCAGTGATAACCCAAACCTTGTTTTACCAAAAAGAAAACCGAGCTGGTTGAAAGGAAAAATAATCAGTTAAGATATGAAAATATTGGATTCAAACGAATATATAAACGAGAAACTGGTAATCAAACCAGTAACAAAGGATAGGCTTTCCGATTATAAAAAGCCATATGCTGATGAGGAGACAATTCGATTCATAAAAGACAACAATCTTATATGGAATCCATTATCAAAAAGTTATGACTGCGAAGGTTATGTTAATGTATCAGATGACATAGTAATTAATGGAAAACTCAAAATAAGATTCGGAAAGGTCTGTTTGGATTTTAATTGCACTGATAATGAACTGACTACTCTTGAAGGAGCACCAAATGAAGTAGGAGGGGATTTTCTTTGCTTTCACAATGAACTGACCGCCCTTGAAGGCGCACCGAAGAAAGTCGGCGGACATTTTAATTGCAATAGTAATTATCTGACAACACTTGAAGGAGCACCAAATAATGTTGGTGGGAATTTTTATTGCAGTAACAATCAACTGACTACACTTGAAGGTGCACCGAATAAAGTTGATGGAAATTTTGATTGCAGTAAAAATAAACTGACCACCCTTGAAGGAGCACCGCAGGAAGTATGTGGAAGTTTTTATTGCGGTAACAATCAACTGACTACACTTGAAGGCGCACCAAATAAAGTTGATGGCGATTTTGATTGTTATAATAATAATCTGACCTATCTTAAAGGCGCACCGCAGGAAGTATGTGGAAGTTTTTATTGCAGCAAAAATAAACTGACCTCGCTTGAAGGTGCACTGAAGAAAGTTGGTGGAGGCTTTAATTGCAGTAGTAATAATCTGGCCACCCTTGAAGGAGCACCGAAGAAAGTTGGTGGAAATTTTAGTTGCCGTAATAATAATCTTACCACCCTTGAAGGAGCACCGCAGGAAGTTGGTGGAAATTTTAGTTGCCGTAACAATAATCTGACCACGCTTGAAGGAACACCAAAGAAAGTTTGTGGGGATTTTTATTGCAGTCATAATAATCTTACCACACTTGAAGGCGCACCAAATGAAGTCGGTGGTGATTTTGATTGCAGCAATAATCCAAACCTTGTTTTACCAAAAGAAAAACCGAACTGGCTGAAAGGAAAAATAATCAGTTAAGATATGAAAATACTGGATTCAAACGAATACATAAACGAGAAACTGGACATTAAGCCAGTTACAAATGACATACTTTCCAAATTTAGGGAAGAACCTTATATTGATAAAAAGACAAGAAAATTCATAGAAGTCAACAATCTTATATGGAATCCAGTCACAATGAGTTATGACTGTGATGGCGATGTTGATGTGTGGGAAGGCATAGTTACAGATGGAAAACTCAAAATAAGATTTGGGGATGTCTGTGGTGATTTTGATTGCAGTTATAATGAACTGACCACCCTTGAAGGCGCACCGAAAAAAGTAGGTGGTGATTTTGATTGTGATATTAATAATCTGACCACACTTGAAGGAGCACCAAATGTGGTGGGTGGACATTTTATTTGCAATGGCAATAAACTGACTTCACTTAAAGGAGCACCGAATGACGTTGGCGGAGATTTTAATTGCAGTGACAATAGTATAACCACGCTTGAAGGTGCACCGAATAAGGTGGGCTGGGATTTTGATTGCAGTATTAATAAACTGACCACCCTTGAAGGAGCACCGAATGAAGTTGGTGGCGATTTTAATTGCAGTAGTAATAGTCTGACTACCCTTAAAGGCGCACCGAAGAAAGTTGATGGTGATTTTGATTGCAGTGGTAATAATCTGACCGCCCTTGAAGGTGCATCGAATGAGGTCGGTGGGTATTTTTATTGCTGTTATAATAAACTAACAACCCTTGAAGGTGCACCGAAGAAAGTGAGTGGAAATTTTTATTGTTATAACAATAATCTGACCACACTTGAAGGAGCACCAAATGAAGTAGGCGGGGATTTTAATTGCTCTTTTAATAATCTGACTGCCATTGAAGGAGCACCGAAGAAAGTCGGTGGGGATTTTAATTGCAGTAACAATGAACTGACCACCCTTGAAGGAGCACCGACTGTGGTTGGTAAAGGTTTTAATTGCAGTCATAATGAACTGACCACTCTTGAAGGAGCACCACAGAAAGTCGTTGGCGATTTTTATTGCAGACATAATCCAAACCTTGTTTTACCAGAAGAAAAACCGATTTGGATTGAAGGAAAATATATAACTGCTTTATGAAAATACTTGATTCAAACGAATATATAAACGAGAAACTGGACATCCAGCCAGTCACAAAGGATAGGTTTGCCAAATTTAAGGAAGAACCTTATATTGATGAAAAGACAAGAAAATTCATAGAAGACAACAATCTTATATGGAATCCAGTTACAATGAGCTATGACTGTGGAGGTGGTGTTAAAGCATCAGAGGATATAGTTGCTGACGGAAAACTTAAAATAAGATTCGGGAAGGTTGATGGGGATTTTAATTGCAGTGATAATCAACTGACAACCCTTGATGGAGCACCGAAGGAAGTGGGTAGAAATTTTTATTGCAGAAGAAATAAACTGACAACCCTTGAAGGAGCACCGAAGGAAGTGAGCGGAAGTTTTTATTGCAGTCGTAATAATCTGACCACCCTTAAAGACGCACCACAAAAAGTGGGTGGAGATTTTGATTGCATTGGTAATAAACTAACCACCCTTGAAGGAGCACCGCAGGAAGTTGGTGGGTATTTTAGTTGCAGTAATAATAATCTTACAACGCTTGAAGGAGCACCTCAAGAAATAGGTAAGGATTTTGATTGCAGTTTTAATAATCTTACCACCCTTAAAGGAACACCGCAGAAAGTCGGTGGGTATTTTAATTGCAGTGACACCAATCTGACCACCCTTGAGTACGCACCGAATGAAGTTGACGGTTATTTTTATTGTTATAATAACTCAAGTCTTGTTTTGCCAGAGGAGAAACCGAGCTGGCTGAAAGGGAGAATAATAAGTTAAATTATGAAAACACTGAAAACTGAACAATACATAAGCGAGAAACTGACCATACAGCCAGTCACAAAGGACAGACTTTCCAAAATGAAAGAAGAGCCGTCTGTTGATGAAAAAGCAAGGCTATACATAGAAGAAAACAACTTGGTTTGGAATTCAAAAACAATAAGCTATGATTGTTATGGAGATGTTGATGTGTCGGAAGACATAGTTACAGATGGAAAACTCAAAATAAGATTTGGAAAGATTGGTGGGTATTTTGATTGCAATAACAATAGACTGACTACGCTTGAAGGAGTACCGAAAGAAGTTGGTGGGTATTTTGATTGCAGTTATAACAATCTGACCACACTTGAAGGAGCACCGAATGTTGTTGGTGAAGATTTTTATTGTGATAACAATAGACTGACCACTCTTGAAGGCGCACCGAATGAAGTGAGTGGTGATTTTTTTTGCGGTGGCAATAAACTGGCCACACTTGAAGGAGCACCGAAGGAAGTTGGCGGTTGTTTCAGTTGTAGTAATAATAATCTTACAACGCTTGAAGGTGCACCGAAAAAGGTCGGCGGGTATTTTAATTGCAGTGACAATAATCTGACTACACTTGAAGGAGCACCACAGAAAGTTGGTGGGGATTTTAATTGCATTAATAACCCAAACCTTGTTTTACCAGAAGAAAAACCAATCTGGGTGAAAGGTGAAATATATAAATAATTTATGAGAATACTGAAGTCAGACACATATATAAACGAGAAACTGGACATTAAGCCAGTCACAAAGGACAGACTTTCCAAATTTATGGAAAAACTGTATGTTGATGAAAACACAAGGAAATTTATAGAAAAGAATAATCTTAAATGGAATCCATTATTAAAAGGTTATGACTGTGGAGGTGATGTTAAAGTATCAGAGGATATAGTCACTGACGGAAAACTGAAAATAAGATTTGGGAAAGTCGGTGGTAATTTTCATTGCGGTAGTAATAATCTGACCACGCTTGAAGGCGCACCGAAGGAAGTCGGTGGGTGTTTCAGTTGTAGTAATAATAATCTTACAACGCTTGAAGGAACACCGAAAAATGTCTGTGGGTATTTTAATTGCAGTGATAATAAACTGACTTCACTTGAAGGAGCACCGCAGGAAGTCGGTGGGAATTTTTATTGCAGTGGTAATGAACTGACTACGCTTGAAGGCGCACCGAAGGAAGTCGGTGGGGATTTTATTTGCAGATATAACCAAAACCTTGTTTTACCAAAAGAAAAACCGAGCTGGCTGAAAGGGAATTTTATAAATTAAATCAAAATTATGGAAATACTGAAAACCGAACAATATATAAACGAGAAACTGACCATACAGCCAGTAACAAAGGATAGACTTTCCAAATTTAGGGAAGAACCTTATATTGATGAAAAGACAAGGCAATTCATAGAATACAACAACCTTAAATGGAATCCAGTTACAAAAAGTTATGATTGTGAAGGTGATGTTAAAGTATCAGAGGATATTGTTGCTGACGGAAAACTGAAAATAAGATTCGGAAAAGTTAGCGGGATTTTTGATTGCAGTAACAATAAACTGACATCGCTTGAAGGAGCACCGAATGAAGTTGGTGGTAATTTTTATTGCGGTTATAATGAACTGACCACCCTTGATGGCGCACCGCAATATGTTGGTGTTGGTTTTCATTGTTATGGTAATAAACTGACTTCCCTTGAAGGCGCACCTCAAGAAATAGGTAAAGATTTTGATTGCGGTTATAATAATCTGACCACCCTTGAAGGAGCACCGAAGAAAGTTGGTGGTAATTTTGATTGCAGCAGTAATGTATTGACCACCCTTGAAGGCGCACCAAAATATGTTGGTGATAATTTTATTTGCAGTTATAATAAACTGACCACTCTTGAATGCGCACCGCAAGAAGTTGGTGTGGGTTTTTATTGCACTTCCAATAATCTGACCTCTCTTGAAGGTGCACCGAATAAAGTCGGTGGGTATTTTTATTGCAGTGATAATTCAAACCTTGTTTTACCAAAAGAAAAACCGAGCTGGGTGAAAGGAGAAATAATAAGTTAAAATATGCAAATACTGAAAACCGAACAATACATAAACGAGAAACTGACCATACAGCCAGTTACAAAGGACAGACTTTCCAAAATGAAAGAAGAGCCTTCTGTTGATAAAAAAGCAAGGCGATTCATAGAAGAAAACAACTTGGTTTGGAATCCAGTAACAATGAGTTATGACTGTGATGGTGATGTCAAAACATCAAAGGATATAGTTGCTGGTGGAAAATTGAACATAAAATTCGGAAATGTCGGCGGGGAGTTTAATTGCAATGAAAGTCATCTGACCACACTTGAAGGCGCACCGCAGGAAGTATGTGGAAGTTTTAGTTGCAATCATAATAATCTGACCACCCTTGAGGGCGCACCGAAGAAAGTCGGTGGGCATTTTTATTGCATTGGTAATAATCTGACCACCCTTGAATGCGCACCAAATGAAGTTGGTGAAAATTTTTATTGCAGTTATAATGAACTTACCTCGCTTGAAGGAGCACCGAAGAAAGTCGGCGGATATTTTGATTGTAGTAACAATAAATTGAAAATACTTGATGGTGCACCGCAGGAAGTGGGTGGAAATTTTGTTTGCAGTTTTAATAATCTGACCACACTTGATGGCGCACCGAAAAAAGTAGGCTGGTATTTTGATTGCAGTCATAATAATCTAACTTCACTTGAAGGTGCACCGCAGGAAGTTTATGGAGGTTTTTATTGCAGTAACAATAATTTGACCTCGCTTGAAGGTGCACCGAATAAAGTGGATGGGGGTTTTAGTTGCAATAGTAATAATCTGACTTCACTTGAAGGCGCACCGAAAAAGGTTGGCGGTGATTTTTATTGCAGTTATAATCCGAATTTGTATTTGCCTAAAGAAAAACCGAGCTGGTTGAAAGGAAATTTTATAAATTAAATCAAAATTATGCAAATACTGAAAACCGAACAATATATAGACGAGAAACTGGTAGTTAAACCATTAACAAAGGATAGGCTTGTCAAATTTAAAGAAGAGCCTTCTGTTGATGAAAACGCAAGGCAATTCATAGAAAAAAACAACTTGGTTTGGAATCCCAAAACAATGAGTTATGACTGTGATGGCGATGTTAGCGTATCAGAAGATATAGTCATTGACGGAAAATTGAAAATAAGATTCGGAAAAGTTAGTGGATGTTTTGATTGCAGTTATAACAAACTGATATCGCTTGAAGGAGCACCGAAGAAAGTGGGCGGGGATTTTAGTTGCAGTCATAATAAACTGACCACCCTTGAAGGAGCACCGCAGAATGTGGGCGGGAAATTTAATTGCATTCATAATAAACTGACTACCCTTGAAGGAGCTCCGAATGTGGTTGGTAACAGTTTTTATTGCAGCAAAAATGAACTGACCACCCTTGAAGGAGCACCGCAGAAAGTGGGCAGGGATTTTAATTGTAGTGATAATAATCTAACCACACTTGAGGGCGCACCACAAGAAGTTGGAGGTAAATTTGATTGCGATAACAATATACTGACATCACTTGAAGGCGCACCGAAGAAAGTCGGCTGGGATTTTTATTGCAGTGTTAACAAGCTAACCTCACTTAAAGGTGCGCCGAATGAAGTGGGCGGGGATTTTTATTGCTATTATAATAAACTGACCTCGCTTGAAGGTGCGCCACAAAAGGTTGGTAAAACTTTTGATTGCAGTGACAATAAACTAACAACACTTGAAGGAGCACCGAGTGTTGTTGGCAGAGGTTTTTGTTGCAACAAAAATAATCTGACTACCCTTGAAGGAGCACCGCAGAAAGTTGGTGAGGATTTTATTTGCTTTCACAATCAACTTACCACCATTGAAATAGCACCGCAGGAAGTCGGAGGCGATTTTTTTTGCAGCAATAACCCAACCCTTGTTTTACCAAAAAGAAAACCGAGCTGGCTGAAAGGAAATATAATACGTTAAACTATGAAAATACTGGATTCAAACGAATACATAAACGAGAAACTGAACATACAGCCAGTTACAAAGGATAGGCTTTCCGATTATAAAAAGCCATCTGTTGATAAGGAAACAATACGATTTATAGAAGAGAAAAATCTTATATGGAATCCATTATCAAAATGTTATGATTGCGGAGGTAATGTTAGAGTATTAGATGATATGGTCATTGACGGAAAACTCAAAATAAAATTCGGGAAAGTCGGTGGTGGTTTTGATTGCAGTAACAATAAACTGACCACACTTGAAGGCGCACCGCAGGAAGTGCGTGGAGGTTTTTATTGTAATAACAATAATCTGACCTCGCTTGAATGTGCACCACAAAAAGTTGGTGGAAATTTTAATTGCAGTTCTAATAATCTAACCTCGCTTGAATGCGCACCACAGAAAGTTGGTGGTGATTTTTATTGCAGACATAATCCAAACCTTGTTTTACCAGAAGGAAAACCGAGCTGGCTGAAAGGAGAAATATATGACTAATTTATGAGAATACTGGATTCAAAAGAATACATAAGCGAGAAACTGGATATTAAACCTATAACAAAGAAAAGATTGAAAAGCGGTATGTTCGATTGGAAAAATAAATTGAAAACTGGAGATGCCGTTATCATTAAACTTGTGTCGGATTCAAAAAAAGAATATACAGTTGAGTTTTTTTATGTATCTGAAGAAGATTACAACCAATACAAATCAATCTTTAACTTTGATATGGCCAGCATAGAAACCGATAAATTGAAAAACGGTATGTTCATAAGGTGGCGTTGGGGTGATAAAAAATATGAATTTAGTATGGTAAGCCAGTATGGTGACATTAATGCAATGCGAACAACAAGTGCTGGCAATTATGAGTATGTATGCCGCATATACCGCAACGAGAAATTTGAATATCCGCTAACTGGAAAATATTTCAAAGACAACCAAAATCTTGTTTTTGCGTTGTCTTACGGCTGGTCACTTGTTTATGATTCTGTTTTAAATCACTAAATTGTTATATGGAACGGAAAGTATATGTTTTCAGCAAACGTCTTTTTGACAAGTGTATGACGGAAAATAATGTGCCGCACGCATTTCCAGCAAAGTCTATGGCTATGACAAATCCGATTGCATATATATCAATAAGCGAGCCAGACGAAAAATCGCACTGGTTTTGGTATAGCCAGCCAACTGTGCTTAACATTGACTTTTGGGATGTGAACGGATATGATGTTGAAGGAATAAAAGGGCTTACAGATGAGCAGGCCAAAACGATATACGAGTTTATAGATTATGCTATTGAATACTGCCCGTTTATGACTTTCTATGTGCATTGTCGGGCTGGTGCTTCACGCTCGCAGGCCGTTGCTGAATTTTTGCGTGACTGCTACGGCTATGAGATTGAACGTGTTGCTGACGGCAAAGGATTTGCAAACCAGCACGTCCTACAACTTTTGAAACGAATGTATAGCGAAAACCATAAGGACAAATATCGGCCAGATAACCGATAAATTGTGTTTATCGGCTGAATGACCGATAAATGCGATGTATAAATAATATAGAAAATATAATTTGAAGATATGGCACGAATTAAAAGAATTGACGAGATGTCAAACAATAAGAAATACACACTCCGTGGGCTTGTTCTCGGAACAGAGCTTGACGGCAAATATATGATGACTGATGACGGACTTAAAGCTGTTTATCACGCATTGTATAATGGTGAAGATGTAGATGGCGCAATTGAATTTGCCGAATATGCCGCTGAACGCATAAACAAAAGTGAGTTTGAAGCATACATCAGTGAATGCATAAAACCATTTATATATGATAAATTAAGCGATGACGCTTCATATAAAAAAATACTTGATACAATCTATGATGGTGATTATTTGAATTATTTGTCACCAAGTGTTAGTGCATTTGAAGAATTTGATAACGGTAATTATACACAGTGGGCATACGAGGTTGCAAATTTGATTGGTCTTGGAAAATACTACGAAGAAAATTAACGGGCAATATACTTATTCCGAAACAAAAAATGGCGGACTTGAATCCGCCATTTTTCATATATTGTTGTTTGTGCTATTTCTTGAAAACATAATCAAGCATTTCTTTGCAAAAGTCATTCAGTACATTAAATACAGATGAAACAAATTTGACGGCAAATTTTTCAAAATCTCCGTGAATCAATTTTGAGTAATTTACTTGAAAATAATCCATACCACCTTCATCGTTTTCAAGTTCACATTTAATTGGCATAAAGCCGAAATATTTTTTTGCGTTTTTTCTTGTAAAATCTGAAAGCAATGTAAGAAACGTATTTTCTATACGGAGCAACCTTTCGGTATTGGTGCTGATTACAATTCCGTATTCAAAAAATCTTTTTACTTCATTTTCTGTTATTTCATCGGAATTATCCCTTTTAGTCTTGTTAAACTTCAAGTTCAATAGTCGCTTCGTTGCTGTCCGTTTGTTCACCAGTTTTCTTGGGTTTTGCAAACGGTTGATACACAGCTCCACGACTGTACTCGACATTCCTTGCCGAGATATGTCTCTGCCATTCATCTGGCTCGTATGATTCATTATTCTTCGCTGCGTTGATGTCTCTGTCGTGATGAGCACCGCAGTTCGGGCAAGTCCAATATCTTACACCCAGATTTTTGACTTTCTTGTTTATGTAACCGCACTCGCTGCACATTTGGCTTGATGGATAATATCTGTCGACTTTCATCATAGTTTTGCCGTTCCATCTGCATTTGTATTCGAGTGTCTGGACAAACTGATGCCAGTTACATTCGGAGATGGACTCTGCCAACTTATGATTCTTCATCATTCCTTTAATGTTGAGGTCTTCAACTTTTATCAAATCATAAGTTTTGACAAGTTCTGTGGTTATCTTGTGTATGTAATCGGTTTTGATGTCCGTGATTTTCTGGTAGATTCGGTTGCATTTCAACACTTGGTTTTCGTATCTCTTGCTTCCGTGTATCTTTCTTGCCAGACATCTTTGATATTTCTTTAACTTTCTTTTATAATATCTAATTATACTACGTTTACTTGCGTATTTGAATCCCTTGCTTGTTATAATCAACTCCTTTATTCCGAGGTCAAGACCCACACGCTCATAGGTTTTACTGCTTGGCGTATAATCTTGCTTGACTGTTATCGCTATATAATATCTGCCAGCCTTGTTTTTTGAAATTGTGGCAAAGCAAATCTTGCCAGTGATTTCTTTGGAGACCACAATGTCTATTCCGCTTTTGAGTTTCGGAATATAAAGTTTATTATCCTTGATTCGGAACGTGTTTGGCTGTGAAATCCTAAACGACTGTTTGTTCTTTCTGTTCTTGAACTTCGGGTATTTGCTTCTGCGCTTGTAGAAATTGTCATACGCAGTGTGCATATTCCTCAAACTGCATTGCAAAGACTGCAAAGGAATATCATTCAAGAATTCGAATCCTTCAGTCTTGCGGAGTTTGGTCAGTTTAGATTGTTGAATGTTGTATGAATCGCTTGTCTTTGTTTCTTCGTATTGTTGTTTCTTCTCATTAAGGAAATGGTTGTACACAAGCCTGCAACACCCGAACACATTAGCAAGATAAACTTGCTGCTCTCTGTTCGGATATATCCTAAACTTATATGTGTAAACTCTTTCCATCTAATTGAAATACTATACTCTATTTATACCAATTACATTCTTACAAGACTAAATGGGATAATTCCGTAATTTATTATTTTTAATGTTTGTCAATCTTCCTTTTGTTATTGGTTGGATTGTCATTTTTCACTAACGCATAAAGATTCGTTGAATATCTCATCTTCAATAAGCAAGTCATCATATCCTTGGTCTTCAAGTTCTTTGAGCAAATCAGCATATTGTTCCTTTGTAGCTGGGATTGTATCCTCTTGAACCCAGTCCCACCCGCAGGAACTATGCTGGCCAATATGTGAATAACACATAATAGTACCGTCATTGTTTTCTATATACGGAAACACAGCCACAACCTCATCGTTATCTTCGTCATAGCGGAATGTAACAATGGTTTTACCAACAGTTTCCTTGTATTTGGCAAGTCTTGTTTTGGTGACGGGCTTTATGGACAACCCTTCATCAAGTTTGTTGTATTCGTTGGATTTAAGAATTTTTGTCATATCTGATATGATTCATTATAATGCCATTATATTTATAAAAGAAAAGCACCAGAACTCTGGTGCTTTTCTATCAGATATGAGGCATACTTATATTCGGCATTTTCGGCATTTTCATACTGCTCTGTGCTTGTTTCATCATATTGCTTCCCATCTTCGCTGGGTCGCTCATACCAGATGAAGCCTGCTGCTTGTCCTGCTCTTCCTTTCTCTCTTTCAGTATCTTCTCGTATTCCTCCAAGGAAATCTCGTATTCCCAGAACTGCATATTGTCAAGTTCGGAAGGCTGGATATGCCATTGTTCCATCAGAAGAACCCTACTCCTCAAGAAGTTCGTCAAATCTATCTGAAATAGTCGGAACAAATAGAGATTTGAATCCTCCTCTGGTTTCAGCTCCGTCATCTGACGTGCTTTGAAACATAACTGGGACTTCCATTTCCCCTCCGCAGGACTCGCAAATAACGTGGATGTTCGGACTCATACCAACGGTTGCGTTCATCTTTTCAACAAAGCGGTAGATGAGCGTGTATTTTGTGGTATCCCAGTTTTCAAACTCCGTAGCCATATTGAAAATGTCCTTGTCTTTGAATTGTCTCCACTCACGGCGGAAGAACGGAATCATCTGCACGAGCGACTGTTCCCATTGTTTCTGGTTTTGCGCCCTGCTGATAGCCCAATCCCTAACGATTGTTGTAACGCCGATTGTGGGCGGTGCAATCTGGATTGTGCCATAGTGCTTTGTGCGGATGCTGTAACACTTGTTGTCTGGGTCGTAGTATTTTTCCAGTTGCGGGTCACGGTCTGGACGTTCCAGCATATCGGAAGTGAGGCGCACTTCTTTCTGCGGGTGGCATCCTGGGGTCTTGCAAGAGCCGTCTGGAATGGGGATGTTGATTACGGTTTCCCCGTTCTTGAATGTGAGCTCTTGGATTTTCTTGATGAGGTAGAAACGGTCGTGCTCAAGGATGTCCTTGTACGAGCCTGGCATATTGCCGAACATAACTTTCACGCATTGTGAAAGCATATAGTTCATTTTGTCAATGATGTCATTCGGGTTAGATTCGTCCATCATAGAGTATTCACGGATTTCACCGACACGGCAGGCACGGATATGCACCTCGAAATCGTCACGGTAAAACCTGCCCTCTGAAGGGAAGCCAGCGAGCGGCAGGTGCATATAGTTCACCAGCGAGTTCATTTTCATAATCTGCGGGTCGTTGTTGATTTCCTCACGTGTCATCTGCTTGTTGATGCCCATAGGGTTGTCAACCTTGCCCAAATCCATAACCACTGGTCTGTCAACTGGGCTTTCCATCATATTGTCTTTTTGCGTTTCGCCGCCAAATTCACGGAGAAGATTTTCTTCGTATTCTTTATTTTTGTCCATTATTTTATATTTTTTAAATGTTAAACCAATTCAATTTTCTTATAGTTGGTGTCAAGACTCTCCTTCAGATAACCAGACACATTCTTGCCGCTTTCAAGTATGCTCTCGTACACGGATTTCGGCACGTTCACATATTTCACGACATTGCCGTCATTGTATTTGATGGTGAGTTCCATTGTCACCTCGGAATAGATTATTCCAGTTATTGTCTTGTTGGTGTCTATGAGCATAGCGATAGTTTTATTTTTCTGGCTTCCACATCAACGGAGTTGATTTTCACTTTGATATGGTCGCCGATTTTAATCTGGTTGTTGAGTGCGAGTGTTCCAATGACATTGTATGTGAGTTGCACCAGCATAAAGTTTTTCGTGGTGCTGATTGCACATCCGTCAAGAATTGTGTTCTGCTTGAACTCCTTGGCGATTTTCTCTTTCCACAAGTTCTTCGTATACCAGTTCTGTGTGAGCATAAACTGTCCGTTCTGCTCAAAATCAACAAAGAATTTGATTGGGGTTTTCTCAATCTCAATCTCATTGTTGTTGAACAGTTTTCGCATTTCCTCGTTCATATCGGAATAAAGGAGTTTGCCTGCAAGACTGCCGTTGAACACAACGAGAACGTAGTCGTGTTTTTTCAATGTTATGATACCTTCGTATTCGGTGTTTCTGTCCTCGTCCATAACGGTCTTTATGGCGGCTGGGCGTATAATGTCAAGGAACGCTGTGTGTGAAACGACAACCATATCACGCTTGCTGTTGTACATTGTCGGTATGACCATAAGTTCCTTGCCGAGTATGGAAGTGTAGTCGCTCAATCGGTAGAAGGATGCGGTTGAGCCTGGGAGGAAGCATTTTACGCCTTGTATGGAAACATAATAGCCTCCGTTCACGCACTCGTCCACCTTTGCTGAATATGCGTGCGAGCTGTCGTGGGAAAGGGCTGCTGAAATGAGTTCGGATTTGACTGACAATTTCAGCGAATCCTTGATTGAGATGTTGATGCCCTTTTTCATATTGGCCGCAACTGAAATCTTGTACTTGACACCTTCCTCAAATGCGCTGACAACTTCTTCTGGTTCTTCGGAAGCGTCCATCTGATAGTCGTATTTCTTGTTCAGTTGTATGTTCAACTTGCCGTTGTTCTTCTCAATGAGCGTGTTGTCAATAAGGCGGCTCTGGCTTGAACTCTCAAAATTGGAGATTGTTTCAATGTCCGAACCACCGAGAGTTGCACGGTACTTGTTGATACATTCTAATACGTAAGGTTCTTGTGAAATGATTTTTTCGCCGTTTTCGCACGGTACATTAATGATTTGTTCGTCCAGCGGGTTTTCCGTGTTGCGAACTTTTACTTTCTGGATAATCATCAATCTTTGAATTTAAAAGGTTAGTAATAAAATCAGTTTGTTTTTTTATTTATTTATACAAGTTGTTTTTCGGGTTTTTCTTTTTCTTGAATTTCGGCATTTTGCTATTGTCTCTGGACATATATATATTTGCGAAATGCTCGCTGTTGTTCACTTTTCCAACATTCCAACCAGACAAGTCTTGGTCAAAAAACAACGCACCTCTGAACATAGCTTCCATTGACAGCACATTGGAAACATCCCATTTGGAAATGTCTTGGTTAAAATTTCTGGCGGCAAAAAACATATATTTCATATTGCAAACATTTGACACATTCCATTTGGAAATGTCTTGGTCAAACAAACTTGTATTTGCAAACATCGCTTCCATATCTTTCACATTGGAAACGTCCCAGTTTGAAATATCATTATTGAAATTAGAACGACTGAATATAAATGACATATCTATTACATTTGACACATTCCATTTGGAAATGTCGCCGTTGAATTTGCAGTCAGCAAACATAAGCGACATACTCGTAACATTGGAAACATTCCAGTCCGATATGTCGCCATTGAACTGGTGCATATCATAGAACAGCTTGCTCATATCTGTTATATAAGTAACACAGATGTCGTTGAGGTTGCATTCGTCTCCTTCGTTTGCAATCTTGGTTTTAATAATCTGTATGAGTTCATCCTTTGTTTTCGGATAATAACGGTAGTTCCGTTTCATACCAGACAGCCGTTCCTTTGACACTGGTCTTATGATAAGTCTGTTTGTGTTTTCCATACTATTTCATCTTTGGTCTTTTCCATCCGTTGAAGTCAAAGGAAAGTGGAGATTTTTTGAATATGTCGGTTGTTGCGGCCTTTTCAAGATTCCATTTTGATATGTCTTGGTTGAAACTTGAGTTGTAGAACATTCTGCTGGCCATTTTTACATTTGACACATTCCATTGGGAAATGTCTCGGTTAAACATTGAATGTGAGAACATATAGTCCATATATTCAACATTGGAAACATCCCATCTTGACAGACTGCCGTTGAACTGCGCAACGGAGAACATATAGCCCATATCGGTTACGTTGGAAACATCCCAGTCCGATATATCCTTGTTGAAAGCGGAATGGCAGAACATAGAACGCATATTTCTGACCTTTGACACATTCCATTGTGAGATGTCCCCGTTGAACTCGGACTCTTGGAACATATAGGACATATCTTTCACATTGCTGACATCCCATTGTGAAATGTCGCCGTCAAACATATGCGTTTTGTTTATCTGGTTGAACAGCCTTGACATATTTTTAATGCGAGAAACGTCTATGTCGTTGAGGTCGCAATGCACGCCCTCGTTCTCTATGCGTTCCGCAATTATCTCAATCAGTTCGTTTTCCCATCTTGGAAAATACTTGTATTTCGATACGCCATTTGATTGAACTGGCTGTATGTTTAATTTCTCTGCTATAAAGTCTTTTAATTTAAGTATTATCATAGTCTATTTGAATAATGGTTGTTTTTCTGGGTGATTGACAAGTGGAGACTCGTTGAACATATTGATATGTGTTTTTACGCTTCTGACATCCCACCCAGACAAGTCTTGGTCAAATTTATGTGTCATATTAAACATTTGCATCATATTCACAACACTACGGGTGTTCCATCCAGATATGTCGCTATTAAATTCTTCAGCACCATAGAACATAGATTCCATAGTTTGCACACTTGACACATTCCATTTGGAAAGATTGCCGTTAAATTCATAAGCATAACAGAACATACCCTTCATACTAATCACATTAGACACATCCCATTCCGATATGTCCCCGTTGAAACTGGATTCCGAAAACATACCTTCCATACATTTGACGTTGCTCACATTCCATCTGGAAATGTCGCCATTAAAAATGGATTGGCAAAACATATCGGTCATATCCTCAACATTTTTGACATTCCACATTGATATGTCGCCATTGAAGTCCGAACTTCTGAACATCATTTTCATATTGGTTACATTGCTGACATCCCATTCGGATATGTTGCCGTTGAAGTCGGAGGTGTAGAACAGTTCTTCCATATTGTCAATGTTGGAAACGTCTATGTCGTTCAAATCGCATTCAGCCCCTTCTTTTTCAATTCTGTCTTGTATGATGGAATAAAGGTCTTCCCTTGATGTCGGATGATAATTATGAATACGCCGCATACCATAAAGCCTTGTCTTTGTGACTGGTTTTATGTTCAGTTTTTCGTTTATATATTTGTCGGACTTCAGTATTCTCATATCCTATTTGAATATTGGTTGTTTTTCTGGCTGGTTTTCCAACGGGCAATCTTTGAACATATCCGTATATACCATAATGCTTTTGGTGTTCCATCCAGACAAGTCTTGGTCAAATGAAGATGCCTTTTCAAACATTTGCGTCATAGTTATGACATTTGACACATCCCATTTTGATATGTCACTGTTAAACTTTCTTGCCCCGTAGAACATATATGTCATAGTTTGCGACCTTGACACATTCCATTTGGACAAATCCCCGTTGAACTTTTCGGCATAGCAGAACATACCAGTCATATCAAACACTTTTGACACATCCCATTTGGACAAGTCCCCGTTGAATTGTGATGTGTGGAACATTCCAGACATATATTTCACATTTGACACATTCCAATCGGATATGTCATTGTCAAACAAGGACAGCTTGAACATATCGGTCATATTCTTCACTTTGCAGACATTCCATTTTGAAATGTCCCCTTTGAAAGATGAGCGGCTGAACATACATTCCATAGTCGTAACATTATGCACGTTCCATTGGGATATGTTTCCGTTGAAAGTTGATTCATAAAAAAGATGCGACATATCGTCAATGGCAGAAACATCTATATCGTTCAAATCGCATAAATCTCCTTCTGCTGCTATGCGGTCATCTATAATGCTTTTCAACTCAAACTTTGACTGCGGATAATACTTGTACTTATGCACACGCATACCAGCAAGCCTCGTTCTTGTAACTGGCTTGATGTTGAGTTTCTCGTTTATATATCGGTCGGCATTGAGTATTTTCATAATTTTCTAATATCTGAAATTTGGTTGCAGCTCTTCCTCATATTGCATTGGGCAGTTTTTGAATATGTCGTGGCGATGCCACACATTTCCAACCGACCATCTGGATAGGTCGCCTTTAAATATTGAATCGCAAAACATATACGACATTTTCGTAACATTGCTCACATTCCAGTTGGAAATGTCGCCGTTGAAATCCGAATTTTGGAACATATTCTCCATATTTAAAACTTTTCCGACATTCCATTTTGATATGTCGCCATCAAAGTATGAATTGTAAAACATATATGACATATTTGTAACATTGCCAACATTCCAGTTGGAAATGTCGCCGTTGAATTTTGAGCTTTGGAACATACCAGTCATATTTTTCGCATTTCTGACATTCCATTCAGATATGTTTCCATCAAAATCCTTTAATGTGGAAATGGAAAACAAATATGAGAAGTTCGTTATGCAAGAAACATCAATGTCGTTCAAGTTGCAAAAAAAGCCATATTCTTCAATGTGGTTTTCTATGCAAACAATCAGTTCGCCTTTTGTTTTTGGATGGTGTTTGTGTGGACGCAGTTCGGCCAGCCTTGTTTTTGAAACTGGCTTGATGCCAAGTTTTTCGTTTATATATCGGTCGGCATTAAGTATTCCCATAGACTAATATATTGTTTATTCATTCTATTTATAAATATAGAAATTATTTTTGTATGGAAATACTGAAATCAGAACAATATCTAAACAAGAAACTGAACATTACTCCAGTAACAAAAACAAGGCTTGACGGATTTGCCAAACCTACTGTTGATGAACATACAAAAAAGTTTATAACAAGCAATGGGTTGGTAACAGTTTATTGAAAATCTAATGAAAACTACGAAAAACGTATAAAAACAAACCCGTATAAATATATTATAGTTTAATGCTATTTATATAATGAAACGAAAGTGGAGAGTCGTTTCAAAATAGAATAAGATATATACAGAGGTTTTATCCTTGTCGGTACTCTCCACATTACTACCACAAGTTTAATGCCTCTTTTTTATTGATATGTTGCGAGGAATCAAGGTAAGGTTATATCCGAACAAGGAACAGCAGGCAAGACTGAATCAAGTTCTTGGTTGTTACCGTTTTGTGTATAACAAGACGCTCGAACTCAAACGCAATGCTTATGATGAAGACAAAACAACTCTTGGATTAACTGACATTTCAAAATGGTTTCACGGAACATTATTGAAAGACGAGAACTACACTTGGTTGCAGGAGCAGAACACAAAGGTGATGAAGCAGTCAATCAGACAAATGCTTGACGCTTATTCAAAGTTTTTCAAACAACACAACGGATTTCCGAAGTTCAAATCCAAGAAAGACAAGCAGTCAGCACTGTTTCCGTCAGAAGCGATTTCCAAACGCAACACGTTCAATGAAAGAAAAATAACGCTGACTCAAGACTTAAAGGACATAAGATTCAGATGTTCGGACTTGTATTACAAGAGACTTCAAGACCACAAGGACAAGATAAGAAGTGCGACCGTTTCGAGAACCAAGAGCGGCAACTACTTCTTATCCATCCTTGTTGACATCCCGCAGAATGAACTTATCAAGTTCAAGCATACCAAGCAATGCGTTGGCATTGACCTCGGAGTCAAGGATTTTGTAATCACAAGTGACGGTGAGGTCTTTGAAAACAAACACTTTTTCAAGAAGCAAGAAAGAAAAGTCAAAAGATTACAGAGGCAGCAGTCAAGAAAACAGAAAGGTTCGCACAACCAAGAGAAACAACGTGTCAGAATCGCAAAGGCGTTTGAAAGACTGACCAATCAGAAAGACGCTTACATCCATTCGGTTGTAAATGCTTTGCTATCCTTGTATGACTTGGTTTGTATGGAGGACTTGAATGTTCAAGGAATGCTGAAGAACCACAAACTTGCAAAGGCAATCCAAGAAGTTGGTTTCTACAAGTTCAAGCAGATTTTACTTGACAAGGCAAATGTAAATGACAAGCAAGTCGTGTTGGTTGACCGTTTCTATCCGAGCAGTAAGACCTGCCACACGTGTGGTTACATCAAGAAAGACTTGACTTTGAGCGACCGTGAATGGGTCTGCCCTATTTGTGGTGAACACCACGACAGAGATGTGAATGCAGCGATTAACATCTTGTGTGAAGGTTTAAGAATAATAGGTGTCCGTAGCACCGAATTTACGCTTGCGGACTGCCCAACTATGGATGACCGTCTGGCAACAGACCTAAAAAGTAGTGGCAGGTTGAAACAAGAAAGAAGGACTAATAATTCCAGTTTTATTAGATTTTTCTATACGGTTCGTTTGAATTTGACAGATAATATTGTTTAATATAAAATTGAAATATGAGAAGAGAATACGAGCAGTCCGCCCCCCCCCCACAACCGACAGAAGTTTATTTAACTAATGTGTATTGTGAAAACAACACTGTGGTTGACCACGCCGTAAATGTTAATTATCCTTGGGGAACAACAACGGATGGTGTATGGTTTACAAATGGAAACGTGACAAATAGAGCTTATTACATATACGCAAACGGCGGATATAAGTCGGTATATATAAATAGAAGTATAAAATGGAACACATCAACGCCAAATCCTCCAACAAATGGCGTATGCCCAGAATATTTCGGTTTTGGGCTGCGGTTTAAAACAATGTTTTATTCAACAACACATACAAATGGCAAAGAACCATTAAGCTGCTTATCGCATAATAACACAGCATATCGTGGTTATTGTTTGATTTGGATGTACAATTCTGGATGGTATTGGGCTTTATGCAAAAACTCGTATGACCCAGCTGCGTCCAATGTTACAAAAATACAAATACCGTATGTTGAAACCCAAAGCAGTCCTATGATTATACAATGGGATTTCAACGCAACGCAAAATCGTTTTAAGGCGTTTGACAATTTTGGAAATCTTTTGGCAGACAGCGGCATTGATACTTCCCTGCATAGCAATGAACGTGTACTTCAACTTATGTGTGGTAACTGGAACAGTGGCAATCAATGCAATCCTACTTGTTATTACAAATACATACAATTCATAGATGGAACAAGTGTTGATGATTTTTTGCAATAGACAAAATCATCAAAAAGTGTTCGTATAAATAATATACGGCACAATTTGTTTGTGTCGGCGAAAAATATATGAAATATTATGGCTTTACCACATTATAGTAATTCTATAGCGAGTACACAGCACTACGAACCCGTCTATAAGGCGTTGTTTGAGGTCACTATATTCCCGCCAGCCGCAGTCAATTTTGACCAAGCACTGCTTCTGCAACACGTAAAAAGCATCGGCGGTCTTGACGGCCTCAACCCTTCTGTGAGTACAACTGAACAGAAGTTCAAACAAGCAACCCGTTCATACGCTGGATTCCCAGAAAAGACCACTCTCGACTTGGCTATGACGTTCACAATGAACCTCAACCACTCAAACGAGAACTACATTTACACCGCATTGAGAAAATGGTGCAACATTATCTGGAATCCGCTGAATGGCGCAAGCGGTATGAAGAAGGATTATGTAGGGAGTATGATAGTGGTCCAATTTAACAGGGACGGCTCAATCTATCGTAAAATCATTTGCAAGGATGCTTTCCCGACTGGTCAGTTGCAGGTTGGCGATACCTTGGATTACAGCGATGCTGAAGCAGCAGAAGCCCAATTAACGTTTAGATGCGATTATTGGGACGAACAAATCGTTGGCATTTAATTCTAATGTTTTTATGACAACCAAATCCCCCAAGTATAATGCTTGGGGGATTTTTTTATAAATAATGTATTGTTATTTAATGCTATTATGACATACGATTATTATATAAATTTGTGCGAAAACGATATATCATTTTATAAAGAAATTACATTTAGAAAGAATTTTGTTGTTGAGTATAATGAGATACAAAAAATGTCATTTCCTTCGGAATTTACATTTAATCAAAAACTATATCATTATTTGCATAACGACACAGATTTGAAACTCGGAATTTGTTATTGCGGAAATCGTTGTAAATTTGTAAACTTAAAAACTGGCTATTTAACTTATTGTTCAAGAAAATGTATGGCCAATTCAAATAATGTTTCTGATAAAAAGAAGCAGACTTTAAATGAGCATTATGACGTTGATAATCCTATGCAATCTAAAATTATTAAAAACAAGGCCATTGAAACAAATATACAAAAATATGGTAATAAATGTACACTGCATAGTGAATTGATAAGTGAACGTGTTAATAAAATTTTTGAAGAAAAATATGGCGGGCATCCTTTAAAATCAAAATCTGTTCGTGAAAAACAGAAAACCACTTGTCTTGAACGATATGGCGTTGAGCACATTTCACAGTCAGATATTGTGAAAGAAAAGAAAAAGATGACTTCAATGGAACGATATGGTGTTGAATATACATTTCAGTCCAATGCGGTTAAAGAGTCTATAAAGAAAACAAACAATGAGAAATATGGTGTTGATAATCCGTCACAAGCAAAATGTGTTAAAGATAAAAAACGTCATACATTTCTTGAAAAATATGGAGTGGAAAATCCATTTCAGTCTGAAGAAATAAAAGATAAATCAAAAAACACTTGTATTGAAAAATATGGTGTAGAACACGCATCAAAGTTAGATGCTGTGAAATTAAAGATAAAAACGACAACATTAGAACGATATGGTGATGAATCATATATACGAACAGAAGGATATGTCGATAAAGTTAGAATACGATTCAAGGAGCTTATAGAAACGGCAAACAAAAAACATATGAAAACAACTTCTGGCATATCAAGAATTGAAATACTTTTTTATGATTATCTTGTTGAAAAATTCGGAGAAAATGATGTTGTTTACAATTATATGTCAGAATTGTATCCTTACAGATGTGATTTCTATATAAAATCCTATGATTTGTATGTTGAACTAAATGCACATTGGTCGCACGGTGGTCATCCGTTTGATGAAAACAGCCAGACTGATATTGAAAGACTTAATTATTGGAAATCAAAAAATTCAAAATACTATAATATCGCAGCAAAAGTGTGGTGCGAATCTGATGTTAAGAAACGGCAATGTGCTAAAGAAAACAATTTGAATTACATTGAAATTTTTGACAACGACATAAAAACCGTTATAGATACATTTGAAAAGAAACTGGTGATGTTTTAAATATAAACCCGCAGAAACCTGCTGGTTTTTTGTTTTTCAGAATAACGATTTTTGTGAAACGAGTTCCTTTATTCTTTGCAAAGATGTTTTATGGTATGCCTCATCTTTTTCAATGGCGATATAATCACGTTTCAGACTTATCGCCGAAAGTTGTGTGCTGCCGCAACCAGCAAACGGGTCAACCACCAAATCGCCTTCATTGCTGCTTGCCGATATGAGCCGTTTTATAAGTTTGAGCGGTTTCTGTGTCGGATGGTATCGTTTTTCTTCGTAGAAGTCTATGTCAGTCCAGACATCAGTAAGCCCCATTTGCGGATTGAACGTCTGTGCGATTTTTGAATACGGCAGGTCAAACTCCAGTATTTCCGACAACTTGTTCCAAAGTTCTTCTGTCGGGAATTGCTCGCAAACATTCTTGCCAGTATATATGCTCCACATACCTCCGCCGTTTGTCTTTACACCGAGAGCCTCGTTTATTTGTTTGGAAGTGAGTCCGAGTGCGTTCTGTCGTTCTTTAAGAAACGGCTTTATCTTTTTCTTGTTGTCCTTGATTATGAACAGTATGCTTTCCGTTACATTGGGGAACAACTTGTAATTCTTTGTAGCCCTTCCAGAAACGGAACGCATACCTTTGTCTATTACAATCTGCTGGCGAAGTTCAAGACCGAGGCTTTCAAGATGAGGTATTAGATGGGCAAGCGTTCTGAAATATCCGAAACAATAGAACGAGCCGCCATATCGTAGTATTCTTGAAACCTCTTTAATCCAAGCCAGACACCAGCCGATGTATTCAAGCTCGGTTCTCCATTGGTAATCCCAAGATTCACCGACAACCTTCCAATACGGAGGGTCAGCAACAACGAGGTCTGCGCAGCCAGAATCAATGTCCTGCATTGTTTCAATGCAGTCCCCAAGTATTGTGGTGTTGCGTTCAATCATAATAATCTACGACAAATTTGGTTTTTCCGATAGTTTTTGTAAATCCGACATTTTTGTTCTCATTCCGTTTGTTTAGAATAAGAACACTTTTCGGAATGCAGTTTTTGTCTATTGGTGTTCCGTCAAGATTGACCAGATTTCCGTTATCGTCAAGTTTGAACGGATGAGGTTCGCCGTCATTGTCCTCATACACCGCACCGATTGCATTCGGATGCTTGTCCGACAAAACAACGTTCTCGTAAATCTTGACCAGTTTTGCGAATTTATCATCAACAAACTTGTTACGCATTGATTTGAGTTGTGTGTTTGTGATTGGTTTTATGTCCAGCATATTTTGTATAAGTTTTTAAATGACAATATGTAATTGGTTGGTTGGTTGTAAATAGCAAACAAGCATAGCCATTCAACATTAATGGGTATAATACTTCAAGGTCTTTCACAGTTGTAAATAACAAACAAGCATAGCAATTCAACATTCGTCTATCCAAAAATTCACTGTGTCGTACAGTTGTAAATAGCATACAAACATAGCCATTCAACATTTGTGTAACCTAAAGACCTTGGACAAGTCTTGTTGTAAATGGCATACAAACATAGCCATTCAACATTACGTTGCCCGTTGAGAAATTGGAGACCTGTTGTAAATAGCATATAAACATAGCCATTCAACATTAACATCAAAAGACGCTGTGTCACTCATACGGTTGTAAATAGCATACAAACATAGCCATTCAACATTAAGAAATGCCTTGAACTGCTCTACCGTTGGGTTGTAAATAGCATATAAGCATAGCCATTCAACATTTGTGTAACTTAAAGACCTTGGACAAGTCTTGTTGTAAATGGCATACAAACATAGCCATTCAACAATTGAAATCCACCAACTTAATTCCGTCACGATGTTGTAAATGGCATACAAACATAGCCATTCAACATTGATTTCAACAAAAAGGAAATTAGAAAAATCGTTGTAAATGGCATACAAACATAGCCATTCAACAATCAAAATTCTGACAAATTCTATCATTTGTATGTTGTAAATAGCACACAAACATAGCCATTCAACAATCTCAAAAGATTGACAAAAGCAAGCAATATCGTTGTAAATAGCATACAAACATAGCCATTCAACAATACTTCTGCAAGAAATCCTTGCTCACCATATGTTGTAAATAGCATACAAACATAGCCATTCAACAATCTCATTCCAAGCAGATTTGCCACTTTTAGCTGTAAATAGCATACAAACATAGCCATTCAACAATCTCATTCCAAGCAGATTTGCCACTTTTAGTTGTAAATAGCATACAAACATAGCCATTCAACAATCAATCGGTTGTAACAGAAATTCCTCTAAAGTTGTAAATAGCATACAAACATAGCCATTCAACAATTCAATTATATAAGGATGGGATGAGGGCTGCGTTGTAAATAGCATACAAACATAGCCATTCAACAATCATTGTTGTCGAGTTTGGTAATTTCCTTGTGTTGTAAATAGCACACAAACATAGCCATTCAACAATATTCTCCAACTTGTCTCATTCCAATCAGCGTTGTAAATAGCACACAAACATAGCCATTCAACAATATCATTCAGTCGTTCATCTTGTCCTCACAGTTGTAAATAGCATACAAACATAGCCATTCAACAATCTCCCTTCCTCAATCAGTTTGAGTTTCACCGTTGTAAATAGCATACAAACATAGCCATTCAACAATTGCTGTTTACGTCTCTCATTCTTTGCCATCGTTGTAAATAGCATACAAACATAGCCATTCAACAATGCATTCTTTTTGAATCCGCTTATGTTTTCTGTTGTAAATAGCATACAAACATAGCCATTCAACAATCATAAACTTAAACAAAGGAGACATTCGTACGTTGTAAATAGCATACAAACATAGCCATTCAACAATAGGAAGTCGAGGAATACAAGGTGCGAGAGAGTTGTAAATAGCATACAAACATAGCCATTCAACAATTACATCAAGGAAGGAGGTGCTTATGAGCTGGTTGTAAATAGCATACAAACATAGCCATTCAACAATAACCAACTTGCTGTGTTTCGCAAGATTCTCGTTGTAAATAGCATACAAACATAGCCATTCAACAATATATTCTTTTCATTTCATTGTATATCAATAAAATGAAATGGGTTATCTCTTACAAAAATGCTTGTTTGTTATACAATATGTCAAAGAACGCTTTATTTTTCAATCAGTAATAAATTATTTTGCTGATTTTGTGAGTTCGTCATATTCTTCTTGGGTCAATACTTTAACATACCCGTTTCTGTTCAATTCACCAAAAACGGTTGCTTGCGGAAGTCTTTTTTTGAATTTTGTCTGAATCATAAACTCGGCAGAATTGTAGCAGTTTTTGTCGGTTTGCTTTTTCGTGAAAACATCACGCAGATTTTTTGTAATGTCTCTGATGTTCCGTGCTGCGTTGTTGTCTGCGTTCATTCCGTTGAGATGCTGCTCTTGTATTTTACGAAGCACTCGCTTGTTTATAAACTTGACAACCTTTTTTGTTTTTCCGTTATCGCACTTTTCAGTATATTCCAAAAGATATAATTTTCGTGTTTTGCTGTCAATCTGTGATGTGAACGATGAAGGTATAAATACCGTATTCATTGTGTTATTGTTTGTGAGTTGTGCGAACTTGTCTTTGACATCAGCAAAATGAATTGCTTTGATGAAAGAGTTATAAAACGTGCTTTCTTTGTTGCGTTTGATTCCTTCATTGGTGATTGTGAAATTCATAATATTGCCAGCATCGTCAAGTTCTGGCCTATAACACATATATACATCATTCCATTCTTTTAAGTTCCACTCATCTTTCGGTTTTCCGAGTAATTTGCGGTAATTGAGAAGTGATTTGATGCTTGGCAGTCTGCGCTTTTTTTCAAATTGCGATGATGTCAAATACTCAACGCCAATGGTGTCGTAGCCATTATTTTTAATGACGTTGAACGCATAGGTTACGATGTTGTTACGGCAACCGATGATTTTCCGTTCAATTCTGTTTAGTTTGACAAGCATTTCTTTTGCTGACGGCTCGTTGATGAAGTCGCTTTTGTAAACTTCATCAGGATTGTCTGTTTTACCGTGAGCCAAATCATATTCTTGCTGCTTGCGGTTATACGCTTCTTTTATCTTGAAATAAGATATGTACTGCGCACGTAACTTCTGTGTTGAGCCAAGGTAGAATTTGATTTTGTGGTCATCTTTGTATCGTTTCTCAAGTTTCTCAAAAACATCCTGCATAGCAAGTTCTCTTTTGCAAAGTATGCTTTTTTCGGTGTCTGTGGCACGGGCAAAAAGCGAGTCCAATTCTGTGATTCCAAATGTTGCGTATTTGGAGAGTTCTATGTATTGGTTAAGCTCTTCGTCACTCGTTATGGTTTTTCTGAAATTCTTATCGGAAAGAAATTCCTTATACAGATTAACATAACCTTTGACTTTGCCTTTGTCCTCAATACTGGAATTGAGCATTGAGTGCTTTATGTTGATATCCACGCCAACAATGTTTTTCGGCAAATTCGGCTGTTTTTCATAATTGTAATCGGCTGTCAGTGCGACAAAAAGATTTCCGTTTTCAATTTTGAATGTAAAACGCTCACCGTGCTTGTTGCATATGTCAATATTTTCGTTTTCAGCACGTTCTCCATTGCAAACAGAAACGAGCGCACGATGACCGAAAATGTTTATCATATATTTTCCACCAAACAGATTTGTCGTGAGTTTATATGAAGTAAGGCCATCGGCTTCGATTTTTGTTAATTTCTTATTTAAGAGGATAACCATAGACAATCCATCCGCTCTTCTTTTGCAGCCACCAAAGTCTTTCAAGCATTCAACCCTTTTCTGATTGATATATTGCTCAACATCTTGTTTATGGTCTTTCCAATAATCAAACAATGTTTCCATACGGAAGATTAGTGCGGTGTTCGGTTCTGACTTTTGTTTCATATAGTCTATTGACTTTTTCCAGTCATCATCATTTTTGAAGTCATTTTTCGTAACTTCATAAACGGTTTGTTCAAGAAGAACCTCATCGGTCGGCATATTTTCGGAACTGAACCTTTTGTATTTCGGGTTTATTTTTAGAGTTGTCATTTTTGTGCGGTAGTTGCTTATGACATTATCAAAATACCCGTTTCTTCTGTATCCAGTTTCAAACAATGACAATAGGTTGCCGTTATAATTCTCTGGATTTATTTTCCTAACAGCCTCAAACAGCAAATTGTCTGCGTGAGTTTTCGGACAGTCTGTGAAAAGGGTGTAAAGTGGCAAATCTGTTTTTTGTTCATCAATGAAATATGTGTAATACCCAACACCCTTGTTTATCTGTTTTTCTCCAACATATTTCAACAAATCACCGATAGTAACACTTGTCAGATTTTTGCAAATCCAGTCGGAAAGTTTGTTGTAATAGTTTATGTATTCGTCAATCGTTGGTTTCCATACACGTTCAATATCGTGTTTTGACATTTTGGCTTTCATTACGTATGCCTTTACGATTGTTTGATTGTCTGTTTTTTTGTGTGTTGCCATAAATTGATGGTTTATGTGGTTTATATATGAGTTACTTATTTTTTCTGTATCAAAAATATTGGTTGTTATTTGATTTTTTTCTGATAAGAATACGTTTATAAACACCTTTACCATTAATCATAAATTGCCCACCAGCAACACCATCTCCGCCGTTTCCGTTAAGGTCGTGCTCGTGTCCAATAATTTCAATTTGATTTGGATTATAATGCTCTAAAATTGTAATAGGAACACCCATTACTCCGTTGTAATCAATAGGAATAAAATCAAGTTTATCCACATTTATTGCATCATAGTTATCATATTTGGGGTAGTCTACAAGATTATATTTTTTTTGTTCTTGCGGATAAAATAGTTCTTTTCGTTTGTTGTGTTCGACATTTGTGAACCAATTGCACAATCCTAATTTCTGATGCACGATACCATCTACCATATATTGACTTTTTTCATCAACAATTTTATTCAACGGAGTTATGAAATCCGTTGGTGTCGTGTATCCAAGCCAAAGTTTGTTATCTTTTATATATTGAAAAATTTCTTTATACGTTATGGCGTTTTTGTTACCGATAATAATGAATTTTTTTTCCAATTTTATAATTTGATTGACAAATTGGCGAAATAAACTAAATGGTGGGTTTGTGACGACAACATCACATTCTTTCATTATCTCAATACACTCTTTACTCGAAAAAGAGCCGTCACCATTTAATTTGGTTACAACAAATTCACTCTCATCAACAAACATTGAATCATCGCATTCCCCGTTATATTCAAAAGCCAACCCGTTTATGCCAAGTTCTTTTTTTATACCATTACCATTTTTTATATATTGTGTGATTACAAGTTTTTTTATGCCCCATTCCTTAAAGTGGTATGTGAAAAAATTAACAAATTCGCTTCTGCCTATATTTAAAACTTTGTCACAAGGCATATACACAATTTTTCCTTTGAAAAAATTTTTGTAATGATAAAGCTCTTTATCAATATCTTCAAATGTCGTATAGAACTCATCGTATTTGTTTTTTTTCGCCTCTCGCAAATTGCTGTTTTTTTGTTTTGACGGTTTTCCAAGAAATTCTGAAAAATCAGCATTGAGCGAAACTTTTGTCGGTGCAATGATTTTATTTTCCAGATATGTTTTAGAAAAACCTTTTTTTAAGTGAATGACGTATTTTCCAAGTATTGGATTATATATTTCTTCAAAATGTTCAGATTTTTCCATAAGTTTAGAATTATATTTAGCGAATTTATAAAGTCACAGATGACCTAAATTATTAAGTCATCTGTGACATAACCTATTTATTATTTACTCTTTTTAATGAGTGGTACATATTTTTCTGGAGTTCCTTTTTTGACACATTCGATTAGGCGTTTTTTCGCATCCTTAATGTCAGATTCTGTGAACTTGTTTCCGTGCAAAAGTTTCTCGTGATTTTCTTTTGTTGTAATCAAAAGATTTTCGGGTGCTGTTTTTCCACCCAACGACCACATTACAATATGATGACAACAAAAATCTCTTGGGCTATCGTGTTTCTTACCGTCAACGGGGTCAATGCCGCCAAATTCCTTAAATAAAGCATCTTTTTGGCTGATTGTGAAGTTCCGTATGCTTAACATTTTTTCATCATCTTTTCTCTCTCCACGCAATACATATTCAACAATTCGTGATAATGCGACAACATCGGGGTCTTGCATAAGTCTATCAACACTTTTGTTGATTTCCTTTTTTTCTTTAATTGTTAATTGTTTACGGCCATATAAAGCGTAAATCCTTCCCCAATCAGTGAGTCTCGTTATTTTTGAATTTATTGTACTTTCGTCAAAAATAGAACGCACCCAATCAATCACTGTTGTGTATGACTTAACCAAATGTTCGGCATCTGGATAATTATGAAATTCTTCCATATATGCTAAAATTCGTTTAGCCTTTATTTTTGGTGTTTCTTTTAAATATGTTTCACCAACCAACTCACCTTCACCGTGTTCTATAAACCATTTGTTTTCACCACTTTCAACAGCCCATATCGCACTTGCCCAATCCAATGCCGTTTCCAAAACAAGTTGTCTTTCAGCAGCCCTATTATACATAAATGTGTCATAATAGTATCGTCCGTCTTTGTCTTTCTTGTTAAACACAAAACCGTTAATTTTATTTGGTTTTGATGTTTTTGAATTTTTTGAAAAATGCCGTTTTGCATCCTCACACCATTCTCCAGTGAATGCGCAGTTTCTTAACTCTTGGTCGTTAAGCAATGACGTATCTTGGTTAATAATGGTAAACCAGTTCATCAAATCTCGTTCATTGCCTTTACATTTGTTAATTGTTGGCTTGTATTTTAAAAATTTTTCTTGGACTTCTTTTGGCAATTGTCTAAACAACACAAGGTTTCCACTTGGGTTATTAAGCCAATTTTCATATTTGAATTTAATCTTTCCTTCAAGAAAGTTAAACAATGTCAACAATCTTTGCTGTCCGTCAACAACACAATAATCATTTGTTGCTGTATTGTGGCCAAAATACATATGTCCAATCGGATAGCCCAAACTCACACTTTCCAACAACTTTGATTGCCATCTTTTGTTTTCTTTTACAACATAACCTCTTTGGAATTTCGGGCGAATAATAAGTTTTCCATCCAACGCAACCACACTACCGCCGTCATCATCGGATGTGTCGGAAAAACCTTTATATAATTGTTCCAATGTCGGTTCTTCTCCATCGATTTGAAACTTATCTACGGAAAAATCTTGTTGGAAACCCAATCCGTAAGTTTCAGTTTCAGTTTCAGTTAACACTTGGCTGTTTTTCTTGCTGTTTACATTTTTGCTGTTCTTCATAACTTTTAATTTTTAATGATTAATGATTATTGTTTGTTATTTGTTATTATCCGATATTGATTCCGTGAATTTTGGCGAAGTCTTCAATTTCGCAAAGTGTTTTTTTGCCGACATTTCTGTATTTTAAAATGTCGCTTTTCTTTGATGCGGCAAGTTTCTCCACCGTGTCAATGCCCATACCGATAAGGCAGTTGATTGTTCTGACGGAAAAGTCGCAGTCAATAATTCGCTCGTCAAGGATTGGGTTTCGTTCAGTGCTCTTTGGCGGAACGATACCGTTTCTCAAATTGTTGTTCTCCCGTTCAAGTTCGGAAAGTCTTTTTTTGAGGTGATAGTTTTCTTCAACAATCTTGCCGCATTTTGCGTGTCTGATTCTCCTGCAAGCCTTATTCGCAATTTGTACCGTGCGTTCTTCAGAAAGCCCGTGATTGTCTGCAACATAAGCAACATCACCGCTTTCAACAATGCCGATGAGAACGTCACACTCTTTTTCTGGTAAAACATCCCCAAGTGATTTCAAAAACGAAGCAATCGCATCTCTGGTGATTCTGCTGGCAGTACCGCCTCTGTAAAGTCCGAGTGCCGCACGCTTGTCATCAATCTCGTTTTGGAGTTTGCTGGCTGTTGCATTTGACTTGTCAAGTAATTCGTTCACCTTTCTTTTGGATTCCTCAAGTTCGGCAATGCTGTCGGTAAGTGCGTGCAGCGTGTCGGAATCAACGAAAAGCCTACCATTAATCATATGTCCTTTCAAGACACCGTTTTTCACCCAGTTAGAAACCGTCTGTTGAGTGCATCTCAAAAATTCAGCGGCATCCTCTCTGGACACCAGTCTTTTTTCATTCTTTTCCATAATCTCTGTTCTTTTGTTACTCATTAAACTTGTTGTTTGAACACGATGCAAAAATACAACTAAATTTCATATAATCTACAAAAAATTTCAAAAAGTTATCAACAAAGTTATCAACAAAAACTATGTCATTATAATGGCGTTATAAATATATGGAATCATCTTTTAATCATTAGACTATGGCAGGTTTTATTACCACAAGGAAAGACCCAAGGACATACGCAACAACTAACAGAGTGTCGAAGATGCTGCGAAAAATCAGCAACCTCGGTATGGACTTTGACGGAAAAGTGTTCAAAAATTCAAGGGCAATCGGTCTTTATGATGTTGACCCTACAACACCGAACACCCAAATATTCCAATATGAAGATTCTATATATGACATATTCCAAGGGTTCTCGTACACAGACCCGTCAATGCACAAGAACGTGTCAATCTATGACCAGCGTTACGATGACAGAAAGCGCAACGAACTGCGCAGGCTCGCTATGCAGGACGAGATTGAGGACATTCTTGACATTTTGACAGACGAAACAATATGTTATAACAAGAATGGATTGTTCTGCGAATTGCTTTATGACAAAACCCTATTGACCGATGAACTGAACACGGAGGTTGTTGATATATTCAACAGCATATATTCCTATTTCGGTTTCTGGGACCAAAATATGGCTTGGGGTTATTTCCGCAAATTCCTCATTGAAGGCTTCCTCGCATTTGAAATCATATATGACGGAGAGCCGACAAAACCAGAAACACAGAAGAATATCATAAACTTCAAGGAACTTGACATCCTTTCGTTAATTCCAGCAGTTTCGCAGCAGACTGGAGAGAAAATCTGGATTCAATATCCGAATGACCCAGCCAAGCAGCGTGTGCTTTACGACTCACAAATCATATATATAAGTTATGCGCAGTTTGACAGCGCAAGCCGTGTTTCCTATGTGGAACGTTTGTCAAGGAGTTTCAACCTTCTCCGTATTATGGAGAGCACGAGGATTATGTGGGCTGTAACAAATTCAAGTTACAAGACATTGTTCACCATACCAGTTGAAAGTTACAGAAACCGTGGTCAGCAGACACTTGCGCAGATGATGCACAACTACAAGGAGATTATTGATTTCAACGAGGAAAGCGGTGAACTGCACGTGAACGGAAGGCCGATGATGCCGTTCAGCAAGGAATACTGGTTTCCAAGTGTAGGAGGAGAAAGCCCGCAGATACAGACCTTGGGCGGTGACGGACCAGACCTCTCCGACACCGAGGCACTCAACTACTTCAAGCAGAAACTCTGGCAGACCAGCAAGATTCCGTTCACCCGTTTTGACAACACGCAAGGCCGTGGAAGTTATGCGTTGAACACCGAATCTATGATGCGTGAGGAGGTGAAGTTCAACAACTTTGTAAACCGCCTGCGAAGCATATTCAAGGAAATACTCATAAAACCCGTATATATACAACTCTGTCTTAAACATAAGGAGTTCTCAACAGATGTTTCATTCAGAAACTCTCTTACGCTTGACTTTGTTTCTGATAACGTGTTTACTGAAATGCGTGAAACCGAGGTGTTGCAGAAGAAATCTGAATTTATTTCCGCTATGATGCAGAACCTCGTTACACAAGACAGCGAGGGTAATGATGTTCCGTATTTTGACCTCGACTTCCTTGTTATGCGTTTCAGTGGTATGACACAAGAGGACTTGGACACCAACAAAAAGTTCAAGGAAAGAAAGGAACTCCAAAAAGAAGGCTATAAGGATGAGGATATAGAGAAGATACTTGACGGTGCTGACAAAGCCGACTTCAAAGCGGAAAAGAAAGAGGAAAAGAAAGAGGACGAGGATGAAGAAGGCGGCGGAGGGTTCTCATTGTAAAAGATTTGAATAATATGAGAATACTTGACACCAGCAGATACATAAACGAGAAACTTGTCATCAAGCCAATATCAAAATCAAGGCTTGGTGAATTTCTAAAATGCACGGAATTTCCAAAAACAAAGGATGAGCTTCGGGAAATCATAGAGGAACGAATGAAAAAATACGGGAACAACTGCAATCTGAATGACATTGACGTTTCCGAAATAACCGATATGAGCTGGCTGTTCTCAATCAATTTTGGATTGTCAAGGTTTTCTGGAAACATATCCAGATGGAACACAAGCAATGTGAAGAATATGTCGCATATGTTCTACTGGGCAAAAGATTTCAATTGCGACATATCAAAATGGGATGTCAGTAATGTATATAATATGGAATCTATGTTTGAACAAGCAGAATCGTTCAATCAAGATTTGTCCAACTGGAATACACAGAATGTTGGTTTCCGCATATTTGACGGAGGATATAAAAAAATATTCTATGGCTGTCCGTTGAAATCCCAACCAGAAAAACAACCTATTTTCAAAGATGCGAATACTTGATACTGACGAATACATAAACGAAAAACTTATCATACAACCGTTCACAAAAACGCAGCTTGCGAATAAAGGTCGTGGTAAGCACAAATGGTTTCCAAAAAGCAACGAGGAACTGAAGGCCATTGTGCGTTCAAGGATAGAAAAAGAAGGTGACGGCTGCAATCTCAACGACATTGATGTTTCTTGCATCACTGATTTTTCAAAGGTGTTTTATGGCATAGTGGTAAATGTGGACATTTCCGAATGGAATGTGTCAAACGCATCCAATATGACAAGTATGTTTGAATACTCAAACTTTAACGGGGATATCTCAAAATGGGATGTTTCAAAAGTGGTTACTATGTCGCATATGTTCTATGGCTCGGCGTTCAACCAAAACATATCAAATTGGGATGTGAGCAATGTTGAAGATATGGAATGCTTGTTTGGACACACGGTCTTTAACCAAGACATATCAAAATGGAATGTCGGAAAAGTTCGGACATTCGTAAAAATGTTCTTCCGTAACCATTGTTTCAATGGCGACATTTCTGGTTGGAATGTCAGCAGTGCCTACAATATGTGTGGAATGTTTGAAGAAAGCAGATTCAACGGTGATATTTCCAAATGGGATGTTTCTGGGGTTATGTTTATGTCCTTTATGTTTTGTGGAAGCAAATTTGACGGAGATATATCCAGATGGGATGTTCATAATGTGAACTATATGGATAATATGTTCAAAGACAGCGAGTTCAACGGAGACATATCAGACTGGAACACCAGCAGTGTGTCGTTTATGGAGTTTATGTTTAAAAATTCCAAATTCGACAGCAATATTTCCAAATGGGATGTATCAAGTGTGCAAACTATGGAATGTATGTTCTATGGCTCTAATTTCAATGATGACATATCAAATTGGAATACAAAAAATGTTACGAATATGAAAGGTATGTTCGCATATTCAAAATTTGATGGCGACATTTCAAACTGGGATGTTTCTGGAGTTACCGACCATACGAGTATGTTCACATATTCACCGCTCGCAAGGTTTAAACGGAAACAGCCAAAGTTCAAGATATGATATTCGGCCAGTCTTTAACGACTGACCTTTTTGTTGTTCTTATAAATATAGAAAATGTGTGCTATGCGAATACTTGACTCCAACAGATTCATAAACGAAAAACTTGACATTAAGCCAGTTTCAAAAACAAGGCTGGCCGAACTGCGTCCGCACAAACACCACCCGAAAACAAAAGATGAACTTGTCGATTGCATATTAAACCACATTTACGATAATGGAATTAAATGTGATTTGAACGACATTGATGTTTCGGAAATAACTGATATGTACGGCTTGTTTTCCGACAACTACGGGTTTGACAAATTCAATGGAGATATTTCCAAATGGGATGTTTCAAATGTGAGGGATATGGAAGGTATGTTCGCTGGTTCACAATTCAACGGGGATATATCAGAATGGAATGTTTCAAACGTGGATAATATGGAATCTATGTTTCAAAGGAACAAGGCTTTTGACGGGGATATTTCCAAATGGAATGTGTCAAGCGTAAAGGAAATGGATTTTATGTTCAAAAATTCATCATTCAACGGGAACATATCAAACTGGAATGTCGGCAATGTTCTTTCTATGAAAGAAATGTTTATGTATTCACAATTTAATAGCGACATTTCAAAGTGGAATGTCAGCAATGTGAAAAGTATGGAATCTATGTTCAGTGATTCCATATTTGACAAGGACATATCGGGTTGGGATGTGTCAAGTGTAACCAATATGAGTTATATGTTCTGTTCATCAAAATTTGACAAAGATATTTCAAAATGGAATGTGTCAAATGTGAAAACTATGGCATCTATGTTCAGTGATTCCATATTTGACAAGGACATATCGGGTTGGGATGTGTCAAGTGTAACCAATATGAGTTATATGTTCTGTTCATCAAAATTTGACAAAGATATTTCAAAATGGAATGTGTCAAGCGTAACCACTATGGAAAGTATGTTTGAAGATTCAGTGTTCAACGGAGATTTGTCTGGATGGAACGTTGTCAATGTAACAAATGACAAACATATGTTCCGTAGATGCCCCATTGAGAATGACACCAAGAAACAACCATTGTTTTTTTAAGTATGCGTATTTACAGAACTGACATATTCAATGAGAAACTTTCCATACAGCCAGTAACAAAAACAAGGCTTAATGATATGGGTGTTGCTTTTAGCAAAGACCCAAAAAAACTTTTGCAAGCTGGCGACAGTGTTGTGATTAAAGACAGCGCATATCCAAAAGGGATAAATGGTATGTTTATGCTATATGTGCCAGATGAGGATATGCGCAAATACGAATATGCCAAAAAATTTAATTTGTCTGGGTATTACAAATATAGTGATGCCGAGCGTAATGAGGGTGCATTTATCGGCCATAGTCCAAGCGGTTTCATTTTTGCACTGTTGAACAACTTTGATTGTTTATTGAATTGTTGGACACGCCCAAACGGTGAACTGAAAGTCATTGAAATACGTAGATATGACAATATACAGAAGCAGCCATTTGACGAATATATTGTGAAGCGTGGCGGTACTGTCTTTGATGGAACATACGAAACGATATGGAAATGCGATGACAAATTAAATGAGAAACTTTCCATACAGCCAGTAACAAAAACAAGGCTTAATGATATGCATCCGTACAATTATAGGCCGACAACAAAAGCCGAACTTATAAGAATAATGGACAAACGCATATTGGATGAAGGCTTGCATTGCAACCTCAACGACATAAATGTTTCAGCAATAAAAGATATGTCTGGGCTGTTTATGACTGATTTCAACAGATTTGACGGCGACATATCTGAATGGAATGTTTCCAATGTCGTTGATATGAGCCGTATGTTTTATGATTCGGATTTCAATGGCGACATATCAAAGTGGAATGTCGGTAAAGTTGAGAATATGTATCAGATGTTCGCATATTCAAAGTTTAATGGAAAAATATCAAACTGGGATTTGTCAAGTGTGAATGATATGTTCCAGATGTTCGCAAATTCATATTATTCAAGGGATTTGTCCTGCTGGGATATTTCACACGTTAGGGATACTGGAAATATGTTCAGCGGTTGTCCGCTTGAATCAAAAAAAGAAAAGCAACCTCAATATTAAGATTATGGAAATAATGGATACCAAAAAATACAATGAGAAATTGGATATAAAGCCAATGTCAAGGACACAGCTTATGTCAAGAAGCTGGGATATTTTCGGGCAACTGAAAGACGGCGATGTTGTAATCGTGCATTGCGATACAATGAACGGTATAGAAGATGTGAGGTTTGTGTTTGTTTCCGAAGAAAGTATGAGGAAGTACGCATATGCGAAAACCTACAATTTCACTTTATACACATCCAATTTATATAGCGATAGGCAGCACGGCACGCTTATAGCATATTACTCAAACAAGTTTTCATATACATTGTTCAGCAAGTTTAGAAGAAATGGGGAATATAAAGCGGATAGAAGTGGTTACAGATATATAATAAAGGAGATAAGAAGATACGACAAACCTCCGTATCAGCCGTTCTCTGATTTGTATTTCCAACAGATAGGCAATTATGGAAACTATACCATATTGTATAGCAATTCGATAACGACAAAAATCAGCGAGAAACTGAACATAAGACCTATTTCAAAAAGTCAGCTCGGATTGTATAAGACGAAAACTGTTACAATAAACGGACAGATTTGGACAGCCGAAAACGCATCAACCACAAGAGCGAATGACGGCACTCGTCTTGTTGAGGGTGTTGATTATTTCGTGCATAACGGTGAATACTTCTATACGGAAATGAGTGCACAAAAAATTATTCCTTATGGTTGGCGATTGCCATATACAAATGATTGGTATCATTTGTTTTCATCTGTAAATGGTAATGTTTTATCACTTGTATCAAAAGAATATGGCGGAACTGATGACTATGGGTTTGGTATAAAATTTCTTGGGATATATGGAAAGAGCAGGATGATAGGAGAAAACCAATATGCAAATTTCATTATCGGTGATAAAAAAGAAACGGATGGCAGCACAAATACTATGAAGTTGCTTAACGGAGACCAATATAATGAAAACGGAACTATGTGGGAGGAAACGCTGCCTGGTGTGTATGGTGTATCGTTGAGATTTATAAAAAACACATAAAACAATGGAACGCATACACGAGAAACTTGGTATAAAACCGATAACAAGGGAACGGCTGAAGAACATCAAACTGGACGGATTAAAAGGTCTGCTCAAAACTGGTGATGTTGTTACAATAATAATGACATATACGAGCGGAAGAACAGAGGAAAGACGATATGTTTTTATTTCGGAAACCGATATGCCGAAATACGAAAGACTGTTCGGATTTGAAACTTGGGGAAGAAACAAGGCATATTCCATTGACGGATTTTTCGTTCATTATGATATTGTGCGGTACAAATATCTGGCTGTTTCAAATTTTGACAAAAACCTTGTATATAACGACAACTATGGTACGATACGAGAAGTTGTGCAGATAAAGAGAATGTCAAATCCGCAGCCGTTGGACGAAAGATATTTTTTGAGAATCAAAAGCGTCATTTTTGATGAACTGGATGAATTTGACATCATCGTTTTTGAAAAGAAATAGTATTATGAAAATATTTGACATCGAACAATTAAATGAGAAACTTGACATAAAGCCCGTTACGAAAAGCGGACTTAATGACATATTGTTTTCAAGTCGTGTCAAGATTGGTAAAAATATATGGACTTCAAAGAACTACAACATTACTGTTTGCGCAGACGGAAGCCAGCTTGAAGAAGGTCAAGATTATGTAAAGAACGGCGATGATGTATATTACGCATACAAAGCGGCTGAACGGGTAGTTCCGAATGGATGGCATCTTCCGACATATAAAGATGTAGAAGCGTTGTTTATTTCGGCGGCTGGAAGCAGGGATTGGCTATTGTCAAAAAGTTTGGGCGGAAAAGACATTTTCGGTTTCAACGCACTTTATACTGGATATGTTGGAACAACTGGTGCTGTAAACGGCAAGGTTTGCGGTTTTGGCGATAGGTCTTTCTTTTGGTGTGATGACTTTGTTGATTCTGAAGGATATGGATATGTCGCATTAAAATCAAATTACAACAAACTTATATACGACCGTACAAAATCATATATAAAACTACCGATAAGACTTGTGAAAAACATATAACGCCATTATAATGAGAATATTGAAATGCGGAGATTTCATAAACGAAAAACTTGACATAAAGCCAGTTTCAAAAGAAAGGCTGTCCGATATGGGTGCGGAGTTTAACAACGAAATTACGCAACTGTTAAACAAATGGAGCACTATGGAACTTGCTGAACACATAGACATACAAAACAATTTGCTTAAACACGGAATACGAGATACAAGAGGTCGTTTTATTGAAACTTTTACTCATATACGATTTAAGGTTGAAGACAAGTTTGACAGCTTTTGGCGAGATTACCGATATGGCAGCTATAAAAACGATAAAGCACATTTCTACAAAAAACACAAGAAATATGCTAACAACAAACAATTAAGGCCACAGACTATAATTATGTCGCTGCTTGTTATGCTTGAAAAGAATCTGAAAGACAAATTCTATTATCCAATAATTGAACTATATCTTGAACGTTTCAAGGAGCAATACATTATTGGAAACGATGAAATTGAGCATATATTTTTCAAGCAATAATTTTGCTGAATAAAATGTCGCATAATGCTTTTTCTCCAATAGGAAACTTTATGCAGAAATCACGAACATACAATTTCACGATTTCAATGTAGTCTTTTTTCATATCAAATTCGTGATTGCAATATATGTCAAAAATAGCATATAGACGAAGCAACTCTGAATTTCTTGATAGGTTTCCAATACTTTTGAGTATTATTGAACTGTGAAGTATATGATTATCTTTGATACAAGCGATTTCAGCCCATTTCAGATATGTTTTGACACTTTGCTTGACTTGTGCCTCAACATCAATATAATCAAATTCGATACGCATTTTTAAACGCAGGTTTTCGATATATATTGGCAGCAAAACCAGTTTCTTGTGTATGGAAAGTGCATACTCAACATCACCCATACCTTTCATTGATTTGAGCCGTTTGGCTGTTATAGGTGTTATGTCAAGTTTCTTGTGTTCCATAATTAATATAAATCTTCTGAAAAAAGTTCGCCGTCAAGCCCGCCATTTTCATCAATCTGACCAGCGGTCTTGGCTATATCAAACGCTTCCTTGCGACTGACAAACCTTCCGTTACTTGTTATGAATCCTTGCACGGCCTTGCACCTTGTCAAGTCTTTTTCGTGCCATCCGTATTTGACACGCAGTTCGTCATACTTCTGTATTTCCTCTGGCGTTGCGTGCCCGAACACATTTAGCAGGAAATTCGGGTTTGTCGGCAGGATATCTCCGATATGCGGATGTCTGTAACCGCCGAGGACAAACCCAGTTTCAATCCCATAGTGTTTCTGAAACGGATATTCGATTCCGTTGTCATACCATATAGCAGCGCACACGACATATTCAATGGGTTCATAACAAACCTCAACGTCTTCGTTTTCCGCAAACCAAGCGAGTGCTTCCTTTTCGGATACGAAGTCGGATATGCCGTGGCCGTCTTTTCTGATATGAACTTTCATTATTTGCAATAGATTTTGAAATCACCACCAACCCATCCAGTGCTGCACGACAGAATGGTGTCTTTTGGAAAATTCATTTTGCGAACCCACCTCATAAGTGATTTCATAGTTTTGGCTCTAACACTGGCATCACTTGAACCCCATTTATATTTCGGGATATGTATGTCAAAAACATCAAGTGTGTGCCATCCTACCTCCTTGTCGTTATCATCGCAATCAAACCACAAGGTAGTTCCATATTCGCTTGTGTTTTCCTTTCCGAAATAACTTGCACTGACATCAACATAGCCACGGGCAAGGCAAAGTTTGTTGTTGTTCTTGTCGTTGAACTTGTAATTTTTGAAATCAAGGACAAACTTTTTTGCTGGAACATAATGCCAGCGTTCAAAGTCGTATTTGCCGCCTTTGCCTTTTGCCTCACGAACCATATCAATCCACTCGTCACTATAACACCAGCGCAGACCTTCAATTATCGGTTGCGGGAGATTGTCCATCTGTGCAATGCAGACATCAATCGCAAGAGGAAAGTTTGTTACGGGATGTTCCTTTGACGGGTTGTAATCCTCACTGGTTTCATCCCAATCATTCCAATCTTGCGAATAAACACACCGCATTGGGTCTAACGTACAGCGTGCCATAATTTCGTCACGATGTTCTTTCAAGAATGCCACGATTGTTTCGGCATCCGCTTTGTTTGCATAAATCTTGTCTATTGCTGCCATAATTTATAAGTATATTCCAAATAAAGGTTCTTCACAATCTTTTAGTGAGCTTACATATTCAGCGTAAAGCTCTCGTTGTTTGTCATAATTGTTATTTAATATGTCTGATATTTTTGTTCCCAAATCGTCCAATCCACACATTGCATAATCAGCATATAGTGTGATGGTTTCATCGCTTGTTCCCGTAATTCTATCATATTTGGAAATCATTGCATTATGTAATGTAACGGAATTATCAACACCAGCGGATATTCCGCAAGTGAATGTGCCTTCTTTCTTGCGCCAAATGCCGCTTGGTACTATGTTATTTTGTATAAGTGCATTGAAGTATTTGGAAATGTTTTTTCCACGAAAACGCACTGATATTGACGGGTCATCATAACTGCCGACAACACCTATTTCAAAACCAGACACTGGAACATCAAGACGTTTGGGTGTATTGCCGTTTTTATGCTCAATGACAAGCACAACGTCATCTGAAAACTTATGGTATCTCATATTAAATCAGTTTTGAAAGAACATCACGGAGTTTCTGTTCCTTAACGCCTTCGCTTTTCTTTTTCATATCCTCACGATTCATAATGCAGAGCGGTGTGAACAATCCTTTTTTGCAAAGCAAATTGGCCAGTTTTTTGTCTTCAACTGACATACTATGGAGAATATTGAAGTTGATTGCATCTGCAATTTCGCAATGTGATGGATAGTAACCATAATTTTTCTTGTATTCAAATCCCTTGATTTCAAGATAGCGTTTTTCCATCTTCTCATATTCAATCTCTTCATCGCACATAGGCACAAACCCGTCATACAATTTTTTGAAAACATCATACGATTTCAAAATGGCATACAATGCACAAAGCTCTTTGCTTGTGTATGCGTCCAGCCATTTTCTGACAATGCAGTATCCCCCTTTTAGCTCGTCAAAGCCAACCAGTTTTTTCGGAAGCAGGCTTTCCATACGATAATCAACAGAAATTGAACAGATAGCGTCCTTAAATAATTCTTTTGTGTCAATCATAATTCCATATTTTTACGCTGCAAAAATACGACAATGTTTTGATATGACAATAGGAAAAATGAAAAAGTTATCAACAAACTTATCAACAGCAAGGATGCGATTCAAGAAAATTGATGATTTCATCCCAATCTGTTTCTGGCTCAAATCCGAACTTGTCATCAATACCGACATTGAAATATATTTTTTCTTTTGAATATATGTCGGTGTCGCCAACTTCTGGGTTGCTGTTCATATAGTCAAACACTATTCCGTTTTTCACCATATACGCCCAGTATTTTGTAAGTTTGTCGGAATGTGTGCCACTCCATAGTATAAGGCATATATCGTTTCTGTCGCTCATCATTTGCAACGCCTCTTTTGCGTTGCCGAGCCAGTTGTAGTTGCAGTCGGATGAATAGTCCGATTCAAATATAGTTCCGTGAATGTCAATGAGGACATATATGTATTCCCATCTCTGTTCACGCATACGCTCAAATGCGTTTTCAAATGCTTTTGTGATTCCGCCCATAATGATATTATTGAAAATCTGATGATATTGCGGCAAGTGTCTTGTATAAGGCATCTTGGCCAGTTGAAGCTATCTGTGCGGCCATTTGCTGTATTTCTCTTTCGTCTTGGATTTTCCAGATAAAAGATGAATTTTGTGCAGCACGACAACTTGTGTTAATTATGTCTGGTGTCATACGATAGTTTTCAATCTCGTGTGCGTTTTCCAAGAATTGTTTTTCAAACAAGTCAGCGGATTGACAACTATTTTTAAAACCAGATTTACGGCCACGAAGCAATGCGTTGCTTGCAGCCATTCTGATATAATGCTTATCCGAAGAAACAACTGCCCTTTGTATGGCAGCAACGCATTTGTTATCGCTGTCAAATATCACACAATCACATATAGAATCGTATATACTTATTATACCGTTGTGTGAATGCATCCATTCAACATACTTGTCTATATTCCTGCCAGACAATAGCAAATCAACCTCGCTTGACAATCCATATTTAGCACCGCAATATACAAAATTGGATACTGGAATGTCAATAGTCTTTTTGCGTTTTGTCAATTTGAACACAAAGTTTCCGTATATTGTTACATTTTCTACCATTAGAACAATGCTTTTGATTTTATTCTTGATGCTATATAGTTTTCGGCTTCCTCGTAATTGATGTTGTTTATCCAGTTCTCTGCCTTTTTGAACATATCGCCGTCTTTTTCGCAACCTATGAAATTGCGGCCTATGAGTTTGCAGGCAACCGCACAACTGCCACTGCCCATAAACGGGTCTAACACAGTATCGCCTTTGTTTGATGAAAGTGTTATCAGTTCAACATTCAGAAGGACTGGTTTTTGTGTTGAGTGGATTTGTTTTTCAAACTTGGAATTGTATGTCGGTGAGGTGAACGCAAGTACATTTCCAACTCCACTCCAACGGACACGCATACCAGTGTTTTGGTCAAGAAACCATCCCCTCGGTTTTCCGTCTTTGACATATGGTGCTACAACTTCACGAAGATACTCAACTTTGTTAAACGTCCATTTAGCACCAATTTTTGTTATATGCAGGATTTCCTCCGCTTGCGATTTTAGTTTCAGCGAACTTCCCCTACCCTTTTGTCTTGCGTAAGTCAGCCAGTTTTCAAGATTGCATTGTAGTCCAGCAAGTTTGACGGCCTCATATACCGTTGGAAACATTGTCCTTGCACAGCACATCCATATTGTTCCGTTATCTGTAAGAACACGTTTCGCTTCACGCAGAAATTCAACTATGAACACTTGATAATCCATAATGTCATCCCAACTCGTGTCTGAAGTAACGCCCGCAAACCCTATTCCGTATGGTGGGTCGGTCACAATAAGCGGTATGCTCTTGTCTGGAAGAGTCCGCATATACTTGTAATAATCCTCGTTGAAAATTTTAATATCACTGTCCATTTGAAACCTCCCGTATTGAAATAATGCTATTCATATCAAGATTGGTTAAAATCTGCTCTCTGGCAAAAGGTTCAATGCTATACCATATTGCTTCTGTCGGTTTGTTCATATCAATATCTTTATCAACAGAAACAATATCGTGTTCCACTTCAATTCCGCCGCTCACATAACCGCCGCTGGTTACATATGTGCTAATATATGTTATTTCCAGTTCCATAAATTTGTAATTATATAAGTTGTGCCCTTTTCCAATGTTTAGTCCAATGTTTGTCAGTCTGAACGTGGTTTGCACGCACATACTTGCACACATATTTCGGAAATTCGTCCACGCTGAACTCATCTGCTATACGCATAACAACACCCTCCTTCGTGTCGCCGTATGCTGACGGCTGCTGCATAATCTCGTCAATCTTTTGCTTAACCTCATCTTCGCTATGGAACACGCCACGCCAAAGGATTGGAACTGTTGGAAGTTCCATAATGCTTGCCGTGAGTTCAACATCATCCCAAGAGTAGAATATAGGAAAATGAAACATATCGTTTGACAATCCGACAACAGCGAATATATGGAAGTATTCTGGAAGTCTGTCATAATGTATGGAATGCTCTCCGTACAAGTTCTCCCCAAACACCTCCTCATACTCTCCGATTTTGCCTTTCACTTTCCAATAAAGCCCGTCATTGCCCCACAAGTTCCTTGACCAAGGGCTTCTTGTTTCTGTTGCGTGAGAACGGGCGAACACGCCATCACAGCTCAAGCAAGAATTTTCTCCGTCAAGTTTTTCAGTTATGACAACTTCCCTGCCCTTGTAATTCTCAAACCATCCACTCTCTAAACGCTTATCGTCAGAGGTAGCTCCTTGTGAGAACGGGAGATGATATGTTCTTGGATATTTCATCGCTTTATGTTTTTGACGATACAAAAATAAAACATATTTTCAAATCGTTGATATGAAAATGCGAAAAATTATCAACAGAGTTTTTAACACTATTTGAACGAGTATCTGTTCATTGTGGTGTATTCAACCGTTGTGATTCTGGAAAGCAGGTCAATGCCAGTTTCATCTTTCACGCTCTTTGAGAACTTGTCAAGAAACAATCTGATTTCAAGTTTCTTGTCAGCGTCAAAAATGAAATTTTCATCAGCATAAGACCAGACCTTAACCTTGTCATATCTGCGTTTGTATTCGCCAGAATATGACAATGACATTCCGATTCCGTGTTTCTGGTTCAGCGTGAAACTCACGTTTCCTCTGGTTGTTGTTACGCCTTTGATGTTGTGCGATTTGAGGTAGGCGCATAGGCGTTCAGCCTTCCGTAATCTTTTAACTCTTATGTCTTCCATTATAATGTTGTTATAATAGCGAATCCGCTATTGGTTTAATCATCTGGTAATAATATGTTTCTTCAAACTTGCACTTGCTGTGTGTCCTTACATATTTGTCGCACCACTCGTACAAATCAGCACCGACAGCACCAGTATAAATGACTCCGTTGCTGGCCATAGCACACAAGTTTTCAAAAAGCGTTCTTTTTTCCAAAGGCCATTCCGCAACAACAGAATACGGCACATTAAACAACGGGCAATAAATGCCAACTGAAGAATGAGTCCCACGTCTTGAACGTTCAGCTATGATATTGGCCGCATTGGTTACACGTTTCATCAATTCATCTTTGCTTGATTGCGTGTAAACTGGTTGTTCGGATGTTGCGTTTTTGTTTTCTGTCATAACCTTATGTCAAATATCTGGTTGTTGTATTTTTCAAATATTTTTCTGACTATCTCCCTATTTTCTTCCGTGTCAAAACTTCTGTCATAGTCGCCGCCGCATTGAACAAGACTTTCAATCGCTATGATATAAAAAGTGTTTGTTTTATTTTTTGCAATAGTCTTGTCAAGTTCAACAATGTCAATCTCGTTCAAGCGTGTTTTTGTAATAGGCTTTATTTCCAGTTTTCCACCATTTCTTTTAGGTTCTTTATAGTCTGGATTTTTGGCAAGAACTGTTATGGTAGAAAAAGGTGAGCCTTCACCGCTTTTCCATTTTAGTATATTATACGCTTGTTCAAGCGTGAGCGGTTTTTTTGGAAGTCCGCCAAATATATCTTCAGTTCTGAATGATACTTCAAATCTATCATCTCTGACCGATGTTGATGGCGCATTATTGTATTGTTGCAATATTTTCAAATAGTCTTTAAAGTAATCTTTAGGTGGCATCGTTTTCTTTGTTTTTGTTTGTTATGTAATTCAAAACATACAGCAATCCGTCAAACCCGATAAGTTTCAACGCTTCACTTATATGCAAGTCAGCATCACCTTTGACTATATGGCTTGCGTATTCATCATCACAGCCGAGCGTATTCTTTATATATTCTCTTGCGTTATCCCCGCCGTTTTGCCGTTCAAGTATTTTGACGGCAATCATACCAGATACACGAAGCCACTGGCGATTGTTGACACGCCATTCGGCCATTTCACGCCAGTTGGATGGTGTTGGTGAACTTATGGCTTCAAGTTTCTTAATTATATCATCATTGGTTGTCATCGTTTTTCTTATGTTCGTCAATATACTCATCCATAACAACATTGAGAAATTCAACGGTTTTATCTGGAAGATTTTTTGCATCTGGGTTTTCTTTCAAATAGTCAAGGGTTTTTCCGACACCATAAATGACATACATATCCTCTTTTGAAGGGACGAATATCACGAATAACGATGTTACGCAAAGTGCGGCAAACATTTTGAATGTCATTTTGCCGATTTTTGTCCTAATAGAATCATTTTCGTTTTCAGCAACCATAACAATATATGTTATGAGAAGCACAACAACTGTTACTATAAGAATAATCATAGCAGTAATGGAGACACATTTGAAACCGTCCAATACGCTAAACCAATACAAGTTTTTCATTTCTTTGATTTTTTGATGATGTTCAATATTTTGAATATGTGATAAAATGCCAAGCCGACAAAAATATAAAGCGGAAGCTCAAAGCATAGGAACATAGTCCAGTTAAAACCAACTGTACCATAATGTCCTACTATAGCCATTATGATTCCAACTATGCCAATTCCAAGAATAAAGTTTAGGTTATTCTCTACGGCCTTTTTTATGAACTTTCCGATTTTGTCAAACATATCCGTTTATTTTTCAACAACAGTATATCCGAATGGAACTACGCCGTTTGCTATGGATTCCCAATGCTTGGCCACATTATTGCCAGCAGGGAACGCATATTTGTCACCAGCCTCTTTTCTGCGGATTTCCTCATTGTTTTTTTCAACGAGTTCTTTTGCTTTTTTTTGCAATGCCGTCCAAGTGTCCTTGCTGATTGTTTTTTCAAACTTGTCATCGTATTGCGGATATAGCATATGGTTGTAGTTCACAAGACGCATTCCGCAATCGTGGTCATCAAGCATAAGTTTGTCAATGATACTCCACAGCACACAACCTATTTGAAAGCCAGTCATACCATATTGACAAGAACACATTTCTATTGCCGCATACGCAAGTGCAGATGCGGAATCAACGGTCTGCTCGTAAAAGTCAGTGCCGTCTTTTAACGCAAAACAATGCGAAACGAGTTCATCGGCAAACGCTTTAAGCTGTTCCGTGTTGCGGATTTCGGTTTTCGCACGATTGTGCCATTTTTCCTTATCGGCCTTCCACCGTTCTCTTTGTTCTTCTGTAATTTCCATAATTTTATTTTCTATAATATAATAAAAATTTTTTATTTGTACAAATATCTTGTGGTGCTCCAATCGTTTTCGGAAGATAAGCGTTTGTGATGCTCAATCATCTCATTGGCTTCTTCAAGCGTTGTTTTTGCCAGATACGGGCTGTAATCCTCAACAATGGATTCGGTGTTCACTCTGTCTGGGAATATGATATATTTCCAAAACAGAACACTCTTTACCTGCGGGTAATAAAACAACTTCCCTTTGTGCGATACAATCTTTATTCTGTATCTGTTTGCCATATTTCTGTTATATTTCAAATTTGTAAACCGCAACAAGTTTGTCATCGTGATAGACTTCAAGTTTGTCATCATACACGCCGAGTTGCATTAAGGAATCGTATGAGGTATGGCCGTCACTCCATTCAAGTTTCAAGGATTCACCTTTGGTGTCAAGAACTGTGCATTTTCCAATTTCCTCATAATCGTCAAAATCATTGTTCTTGCAAACATAGAAAATAAGTTTTGCGCCTTTGCAAAAAATATCCCGCTTTTCCTTCGTTGCCTTTTTTTCGTTGATAACAGAAAGTACAAGAAGAAAAGCAACAATAGCCAATGTTAAGAAAAATATCAATCCGTTCATAGTGGTTATGCTATAATATGTTTATTTTCTTTTCGGCAATCAAATCGTATTCATAATTGGTGTCATACCAGATTGTTTTGAATTGGTCGCTGCCAGTAATTCTACTTATGTATGGTTGTAACATATCGCAAAACTGGTGCATCCATCCTTTCAAATCATCAATGCTGGTTGAGCATCTGTACAAATATGGCTTGAGTGTCGGGTAATATGCGGCCAATCCGCCTTTTGTATAGATTTCAACATCGTCAAGAAGTGCGGAGCATTGTCCTATCTGGAACGCTATGACCTTTTTTATGTCATCGCCGCTCATATTTTTATTCAATGTGTCAAAATCAATCGTATCAAGATTGTCCGCAAGAAGTTCCAATGTTTCAAGCCTTTCGTTCCAGCATCCGTGTAATGCTTCTTTTATTTGTGTGCGGAATTGTGACCGAGACAAGTGTGATAGTATGATTCTTGATGAACGCATACATTTGACTGGAATGTCCCTGCATCTTCTGAATTTTACCAGTAACGGGTCGGTCTGTTCGTGCAAATCATACGTGTCAATAAGCGAATTGTTTATTTCATCAATGCTGCCTTTGTAGCAAGCCATCACAACGCCCTTTCGCTCATCAACGGTTATCAGATTTCTGTTCTCCGATTTGTCAGCACTACAAAACGCTTTCGCTTCCTGCAATGATGGTATTTCATCAACAACATAGACAACATCAGTGTCCGTGCTGTCTTCAGAGCCGTGTATATATCTTGCAAACAACTTCATTTTTTATGATTTTTTAAGATTATATTGTATGCGTTTTTTGATTGATTTAACATTTTTTGTGAACAGATAAGGTGTGAAAACAAACAGCATTTCGTTGATTTTGTCATAGATTTCGCACCTCTCATTGCGTTCTGTAAAGATGCATTGTATTGGGAATACGATTATTGCGACCAAATCTATAAAGATAACCTTTGCGAGAATTAGCAGATTCCGTTTCATTGTATTCCTTATTTTTTCCTTTTCAGTTTTGGAAGAATTTTTCTAATGATGAACTCTTTGTAAGAAACTGGGTCATTTTCACTGTTTACAATTCTGTCCGCATCTTTCTTATCCAAGATAAATGTTCCGTCTGACGGCTCTGCCCAGTCATCACGCTTTGGAGGTCTGTATTCTTGAACGTGGTCATCAATGTCCTCTGGATTGTAGTGTGCTACAGCATCTCTGACAATCTGCTTGTTTTTGTTGGATGTTTTCCGTCTGCGGTTTTTGTAAAATCCAGTGTTTTGATTGCCAAAACCGCCGCACATTCCGAGTTTTACAAATTTTCTATATGACCTGCTCATTATAGTTTCTTTTTTGGATTTTCTTTATTTCGGTTTCAATGCCGTCTATCGCTTGCTTGTGATATGCGATTTCTTTGTCAAGCTGTTCGATACGGGTGTGCTTGCAAGATTCCAGAAAATTGTTCTTTTCCTTGACGAGTTCTTCGCCATCACAAAGCAACCATTTGATTGGGATTTTAGGAAATTCTGCGGCTTTGCATTTGCCACCAACTTCATAATCATAAGCAAGAGAATGGCCGTGAAAGTGTAAGAACGAATCATCAACACTGCTAACTCTTGTCAATGTTGTGCGTGCGCTGTCCTTGAATATCTTTTTCTCAATCTTGTGAAAATCGTCAAGCGCAAGTTGTGAAATTTTGAGAAGGTCTATTTCCTTCTTTGACGGTTTTTCAGAAAGACGCTTACAACCAGCGTCATAAGTTTCCTTTTGAAAATGCTTGATTAGTTTCTGTGTTTTTTCCTTTTCCATAACTGTTTATTTTTGTTATGCTGCAAAAATACAATTTTTTATAAAAGGTATAGCATATTTCAAAAAAACTTATCAACAGAGTTATCAACAGATTTCGGTCAGTCAATATTCAGTTCCAAATTGAATTTGTTGCAAAAATCCGTAAGGGTTTTCTTCAGTTCAACAAGCCATTCTTTTGTTGCTGGATTAAAATCTTCCAATGTGTATGCGTTGTCTTTCTGCTTGTCATACAGCCACGAATCCAGTCTGCTTATAAATGAGCAATCATCAATGAAGTCGCCGCCGTTTTCAAGCAGGTACATTCTGTCACGCACAAACAAAAGTATGTTCTCAACAAAAGGAGATACTTTGATTTTCTTGCGCCACAGTGTTATCGCCATTTTATTTCCGAACATTTTTCTTTCGTCATCTCCAGCATTGGTTCTCAATCGTGTGATGTTGTCATCATAATATTCTATGTCAAACAGAATGTTACGAGAATTGTCTTGGCTTGTTTCATAAATTTGGAATACCATATCTTTATTGTTTAATGTTTGATGCGTTTCCTGCAATATTTGTTTTGAACATTTGCAGGAGTTTTCTTTGTATGTTGTCAAGACTGATTTCGGAATGTCTTATTCCGCTTTTGTCAGCCCGATAAATGACAGACTCGTTTCCGTTTGGAAACCATTTTTCAGCGTCTTCCTTTCCGATATCAAGGATGATGTTATCGCTTTCGTATTTGAACTTATATGGAATGGGTGTTATGCCGCATAACCTCATCATACAGTCAAATGTTTCCCAAAAATGGTCAATGGTGAATGTGAAGTCGTTTGTTTTCTTTTTACGAAACAGATTCCACCTTTTGGTTTTCTTTGGCTCATTTGTTATGCCGAACATTATCATAAGATTGATAATGTTAATATGCATATCGTTCCACTTGTTTTTATTGACATAATAACGAAACACAACATCATTGGTGATGTTATATTCGGATATTTCTATGCTTGCGTATAGGTTTGGGTATTTTCTGCTTGCAACAAAGCATTTCACGCCATACGTTAACGGCTCAAATGTAACTATGTTGAAATCGTTTTTGTCAAATGCTTCCACGAATTTCTTTTCAAGTGATTTCAGCCATTTCTCATTGGCTTCCTTGGCTTTCATATTACCGTATTTGAACATATTTTCGGCAATGTCACCAAACATAACTGGTATCGGAACAATCATACGTTCTTTGTTTTTTGGTTGTTATACATATCGGTTGGTGCTTCCAACGCAAGACCTTTCTCGATGAGGTGTCTGTAATCAAAATGTCGGGCATTAAGCCAGTCAAGTGCTACATAGGCGTTATGTGAGAACGTCCATTCTTCCGAGCCGTTGTGCGTGATTTCGTGCAACTCGTTTCTTTCGTCATCCGTCATACTTGACATAGGCCGCAAGAATGGTTTTATTTCATTGACACACCAAGTGTGGAAATAACGTCTGTCTATGTTTTCCCTGCTTAATTCCGTATCTTTGAGGACAAATCTGTCGCCAAGATAAGTTTCACATATAACGCCATACGGAAGTCTGGCGCACAAGTCGCACTTTACGAGTTCCTTTTCTTCTAATGTCATCACTCTCATAACGATGGTATTATTATTATTATTATTTGTTCTGATGTTTTCCGAGAACTGCGCTTATTGAACAGATGCCGTCAATGATTGTTTCGACTTCTCCAGTTTCTGAATTGTGCTCATTATGGTAATATCCGTTTAACTCAAATTCAATGCTGTTCGGATTTTTTTCTATGATAGATTCCAATACCTTTCCGTTAAATGTTCCAACTGGTGTCACATTGGCCATCATATCTCCGTTATCATCAACCCACATATCATTTACTTTGCAAGCCATTGCCGATAGCGGAACATAACCAGCTGGAATTGATACTGGATGTTCAAGTGTGCCTATGGCTTTGCCATCTTTAAGAAATTTCTCTATGGCGTTTTTCAAAACGTCTTTTGGAATTTTGGTGTTGCCACTATTGACATTGCACCAGACTTTTGCCGTGTAGGTTTTATTCTCCATCGTTCCAAGTTTTGTATTTTCCGTCATATTCATCGCAAGTTCCGAGAAGGTTTTTCGTGTCGTTGCTGTATGGCACGCATTGTGTGAATGCGCCAGTGACACACATATAGTATTTTATGTCACCAACGTCCTCGCAATACATAAAGAAATCACAAACCCATACATCATCAAAATAATTTCGGACAAGAACCTTGTCATACGGACGCAGTTCTTCAGACGAAAACGGCATAGGCGTTATTGGTGCGTTGAAACCTATTGCTGAACACTCGCCTTCCCCAAGGCTCAACACATTATACCCGAATTGGTCAACTGATGAAACCAAGTATAAATCGCCATTATATTGGATTCTGTCGCCCTTTTTGTATTTTGGAATGCCGCAGTTGCTTCTCCAAACAATATGCTCGTTGGCATCCCATATCCAGTCGTTTTTCTCAAGCATAGAAAGAATCTCCTTTTTCGTATCAATGGATGCGTATTCAAAAGAGCATTCGTTCTTTTTGCGATGAACATTGTGTTTTTCCCAATCGGTCACAACATCAAGTCTGTGGTTTGTAACTCCGTATCTTGCATAAAAATGAATATATCCGCATTTGTCAATTTCCTTGAATATGAAAATTGTGTCATTGTCGCAAAGAATGTCGCCGTCCCTTGCATCGTCAATAGTCCATAGGCGGAATAGGTTTGACGGAAGATTGAACTCACGTCCGAACTCGTCAATCAGATTCAGCTCAGTCAATGCGGTCTGCGACTTTATGTAAAGCGGTGTTCCTTTTTTAAGAAACGCCTTTTCGCCGCTGCGTGTCCTTTCGGTGTCAATGTCTTTGACACACACAACACATTTGTTTGCTTTAGCACCGACAAAATCGCAAAGGTCTGCGTTCCAGTAGAATCCGTATGCAGCGGCCTTTTCAAAAAACTCGGCACGCTCCACATTGTTGGCGTATCTGGAATTTTTGAAATTAAACTTGCCTTTCGGCACATCATTTCCAACAAGTGTCGGATATGCTGCAAGCACGCAGTCTTTTGAAATTGCGTATGTCTTGCCATCACCAGCAACGATTACAGAGCCTACGCTTTTTGGCATAACAATACTCTGCCAGTCGCCTTCCCAATACTTGATGTCTTTTGCTGGAAACAGCACGCATTCCCCGCTGTAATCAATCTGTCCGAAAACATTGACGGAAAACATTTCGCCGTTGCTCATTTTTTTAAATTCAAGGTTTCCGTCATCGAGCGTTTTTTGGTAGCGCACATTGCCGAAGCAAGTTGAATACAATTCAACTCCAGATGCCGCACCCATCAATAAATCTCTAATGCTTGTCATATGTTATGTTATTTTTAGTTTTTGCATAATAATTGATGATTTTATCAAGTGTTGTCCCGCAAACACCACGAGAGGCGAGCCAATGTCCCCACACAAGCGTATGGGAAAGGTTTTCCTCAATGAATGTTGGGGCAAAACAAGAAATGAGCTGATGTTGGCTCATAATGAATGACTTGCCAGAATATTGTCCGTCTTTGACCTTGTATTCGTCAAACCCAAGATATTCAAACTGGTATTTCTTGCCGATTTCAAGCCAAGACAAGAAATTGGACACACATCTGAAACTCTTTCCATTTATGAAATTGACGAGTGCATTCTCGTTTTTAAAAATGTTTTTCGCCATTGTCGTGTTCATTATAATGCAGTTATATCAGTCAATAATAAGATATCGCCCGTTGTCCTTTTTGCTGCCTTTGAGTTCGTCAAGCATATCCTTATAATAAAAAGCCCCGCCGTGTTTGACGATTTCACTCACACGCTTGATTTCGTCTTTTACCTCGGAGCGTTTAAGCAGATATTTCAGTTTTGCCTTGCCGTCAATTACAACAGCCGTATAGGTAACAAATGCGTTGCTGTCCCATAATTTGACTTTAAAAGGATAATTGCCACGTTCAATCTCACCGACAAACTCACAGATATTTTTGAACTCGGTGGTTACAATATTCTTGTATTTAATCAAAGTGTCTTGGCCTTTATGTTCTTTGTTATATTGCAAACGTAAAGCACCGTACAAACTGCTGTTTGAATAAAAATGGTGGCTGAATATGCTCAAAATCTTGATGGTGATTAGCATTTTTTCTTTTAAGCCTTCATCTTTACACCTCAAATATCTATACCAGAGGTCTTGCTGTTCAAACTTGCTGCACTTTGACAAGACTTCGTTTACAGCGTCATCGTTGATTTTAGGGAACGTCATATATGTATTTTCAAACGGGGTGCATTCCTTTTTGACAACAAACTTGTCAAATGCCCCAAGATTGGCGTATGCCTCAAAATCCCTTACGTGGAATTTGAATCTGTCGCCGCATTTCTTGCAAGTGAAACAAATCATCTGGCCAGCAGTTCCGTCATAAATGCCATCGCATTCCCAATGCTGTAACGCATCGTAGAACGATTCATTGGTAGAGCACTCACAAGAAAGCTCCCCAGCATATCGGTAATCATCAGCCTGCGGTACTGACGGGATTGAATATGTTTTTCCGTTCAAATCAATTTGCATAGTATTATTATTTTAACGCTGCAAAAATAAAACAATGTTTGTTATGTTCAGCTTGTCTTTCCAAAAAGTTATCAACAAAGTTATTAACAACTTGTTTCTTTTTCGTAAAAAGCAAGAAATCCTTTAAGTTCCAAAACATTTGGCTTTTTATCATCGCCAATGGTATAACTGATTATGCGTATTCTATGGTGGTATTCGTTCTTTTCAGTAACCACGCACTTTTCGGATTTGTCAATTTTGCTGATAAACGTATCACCGACATTTATATCGTCATACGCTTTTTTCATTTTTCTTTCCTCACGCATTTCACTAATTGGAGAAATTGCAAGAAGCATTGCAAAAATGAAGAACAATATAATTATGATTGCCTTACTCATTTACGGATTTTTTATATATATTATTGAAGTCATACAACGACATAGCGTTCTCGCCACCGCCATAGCTGTTGTATTTGTAACGCACATAAACGCACTTTCCGTCATCTGTTGTTTTTGTATCAACGACTGTAACCGTTCTGATGAACTGCTTGTAAGGATTGTCAAAGTCATCCGCATCAACATAAATATCGCCATTTTTAGGAATATCCTCATCTTTGACTTTCAGCCTTTTTGATTTGGAATTAAGTTCTTTCAACATAAATCCAGCGAGAATGATTACGCCAACGCACAATACAATCACGATAATGTGCAATAAAATAAAAGTGGTTTTCATATTTCTGGTTTTAATTTGTTTTTAATCTGAATATCCACAAAAAATCATCCATTTCTTTAATGTGTGTGTCGCCGTCACCATACATATATTTGACAAACATTCTGCCGTGCTCTCCAAAGTATTTGTCGATAACAGTAACCGTGTCTATCGCATACACGTCTGGGTGGTCAAGGTCATCAATCCTTTCATATTTGTCTCCGATATGGATTTTGTCAAAACGATGCAGTTTTTCTTGCCGTCCGACCAGATGAAAAATGATGGCCATAGGAACGACAATCACGATAAGTATGCAAATGTTTGTCAGAAAGTACATCATTATAGTTGTTCTTTACATTCCTCAACTTTGTCATTCATATCTTTGATGATTTGTTCGATTGCAACTGGTCGGCAATCGTGAGCATCAACGGCCACGTTATAGATATACGGAATGTCATTGTAGAATTTGCTTTTGCTGTGCGTATGGCCAGACAAGTTAAGTGTCATCTGTTTCAACGACTCCTTTTCAAGATTTCCAGTCATAGACGGGAAGTGCGTGAGATAGAACTTGTAACCTTCGTATCGTACCTTTGCCGCATAGGTGATGCTTTTGACATTTGGCAAAGTTCTGTAAAGACTTATTCGGTTGTCTGTGTCGTGGTTTCCGATGACAATGTGCAGGTTGCCGTTAAGCCTTTTCAGTATGTCCATACCCTTGTTTGAAGCACCTCCGAGCATAAGGTCGCCGAGAATATAAACGTGGTCATCCTCGCCAATCAAGGCATTCCAGCGTTTTTCAATCTCAACATTCATTTCGTTCACATCCTTAAACCCCCTTGGCTTCCAGATAAACTCCCTATCGTGGAAAAAATGTAGGTCTGAAGTGAAATACACGCCAGCACCCTTTTCATAAGAATCGGATTCTTGGCAGAACAGAGGCACATTCACGATAGTCTTACTTGTGTTGAAGTTCATTCCGTTGTCGGAAATCGGAAGGAATATGATATTCTTTCCGTCCTTGCGCTCCATACAAGAGCACTCTCCGTATGTCTTTCTGACATCATCACGGCTTTCGGTTTTGCACTTGTAAATGAAAAAGCAACCGTCACAGTTGCGGTGCTCACACACGGACAATCTGATGTTATGCCGTGCGTCAATGGTGATTTCTTGTCCAATCTGATATTCCATAATAAAACTCTATTTTAACAATATAATAAAAACGTTAAAAAAGTCGTTTGCTTTTAATTGAGTTCAGAAGTTCGTTCACCTCTGGGTGCTTTCTGACATAGGTTTTCCAACTTGTGTTGTTCGTTCCGCAAGCAAGTTTACCGAATGAACAGTTGTCGCTTATGCTGATTCCGATAAGCGGGTTTCCGAAAGCATCGGAAACGACAAACTCTCCGACACCGCTTTTAAGCATAGCGTAGGCTATGTTGCAGATTTTTCCGTTGTCACGTTTTCCCTTGTAACTTGTAGATACTGTTTCCATTATTTTTTGTTTTTTGATTTGATTTCGTTGATTTTGTCAAGCACCTCGGTATGCTTTCTCATATATGACTGCCACACGGAATCTTTTCCGAAACCGAGCAGTCCGTAACTTGTGTTGTCGCTTACGCTGACACCGAGCAGAAGTCTCCCCTTCCAGTCGGTTATTTCAAACTCGCCCTTGCCGTATTTGAGAAGCGTGTATGCAGTCCCACAGACTTTCTGTGTATCGCCGATTCCGTTGTAATTTATTCTAAATCTTTTCATTGCTTTTTATTTTTGTTATTGTACGTTGCTCTTTTTCACACCGCAAAAATAATACATTATTTGTTATAGTCAACAACTTTTTTCAAAAAGTTATTAACAAAGTTATCAACAGAAACCATAAACCATTGATTTGAAAATAGTTGAAATTTTATGGTTATAAATATATGTAACATAATTATATTATGGCTAAACAACAAGGACAAGACGCATCACATACCACAGTATGGAGCACGAGAGCCATACAACAATTTACAGATGATTTGGACAATGGAATAGAAAGGAAGGATAATCCTTATTATTTCGGTGATGTGCATTTAAGAAAGCCAAATCTTATGTTTGAATATACGCAACACGAAATAGATGAACTTGTAAAATGCAAGGCCGATGTGAAGTTTTTTTCAAACTCTTACGCCTATACAATGTCGCCGACAAACGGAGCACTTGAACAGATAACGTTGCGTGATTATCAAGAAGAATTGCTTGATACAATAGATGAAAATAGATTTACAATAATTTTGTCAAGCAGACAAAGCGGAAAAACCGTTTCATCATCAATATATCTTGCTTGGTTTTTGTTGTTTAACTATGACAAAACGGTTTTTGTGTGTGCAAACAAGGAGAAAACAGCAAGGGATGTCATAAAAAAAGTGCAGGACGTTATTATGAATGTGCCGTTTTTTATGAAGCCAGGCATAACCAAATGGGGAAGTCTTGAATGCACATTTGATAATGGTTGCCGTCTTATTGGTGAATCAACAACCGAGAGAAGCGGTATCGGTTTTACCATACATTGCTTATATCTTGATGAGTTTGCTCACGTTGATAAAAATATAATTGAACCTTTTTACAGCAATATATATCCGACAGTTTCATCATTGTCAGATAGCAAAATAATTATAACATCAACACCAAATGGTATGAATTTGTTTTATCAATTATATGATGCTGCAACAAAAGGTATAAATTCATATAAACCATATCGTATTGACTGGTGGCAAGTACCGAATTGGGATAAGAAAAACAAGTGCTGGGTGAAACGTGACCAGAAATGGATGGATATGATGATAAAGGACTTGGGCGGTGCTGACGAGGAACTTGGCAGGGAAAGGTTTGGTGCTCAATACGGAAACTCGTTCTTGAGCACTGGTAATTTGCTGCTCGGACCAAACGCTTTGAAGATACTTGAAGAATCCCTTGAAGTTTTCAACAAGTCCGATGACCTATGGGTGTTTGATGATTACGATATAGAGGAAGCCCGTGATATTGTATGGAAACCAGACTTTGACCCATCACGTGCGAAATACACAAACGACCAGTTCCTTTTCAGCATAGATATTGCGGAGGGCAACGGCGGTGATGATTCTGTCATAAACATTTTCAGAATGCGTATAATGGACGAGGACAAATGGAACAATGTCATTTCTCCAGATTCAATCTATGATTTTATCGGACTGGAACAAGTCGGCATATTCGCATCAAACAAAATGCACTTGCAGAAATTCGCAAAAATGCTTTACATTCTTTCCCATATTGTGTTCAATCCAGATAATGTGAAAATGCTTCTTGAGTGGAATGCGTTTGGCGGTGAGGTGTATAATCATTTGAGCAACGTGTTCGGTGAGAAGAATGATTTTGACCCATCTGTTGTTTTGAAATTCAAGCGTGCTGCGGATAGAAAAACAGCAGAACCAGGACTTAAACTGAACAAGGACAACAAACTTATATATTGCCAGAATACGAGAAAACATATAACTTCTGGCCGTATGATTCTGCACGAGCCAGAAACGATAGGCCAGTTCAATCTTTTCGGTCGTGTCGGTTCTTCATACGCAGCCATAACAGACCACGATGACCGTGCTATGAGTTGTGTTGATGCGAATGCGTTTTTTGACAATAGGGATTTCAAATGGATTGCCGACATTATACTTGAGGACAATCCAGAACTTGAAAACAAACTTTACAAGCATTTGTACGGGGATGATTATGAGCCAGTGCAGGAAGTCAAACCAATGTTCGGATACGAGCATATCGGAAACAACAGTCCGATAATACCGAATGACACAAGTGCGGTAAGCCCGTATTCCCAGTTGAAAGGTATGCCGTTGCATTATTAGTGTTTTTCTTTTATAAATATAATGGCATTATAATGAAGCAATGAATATACTTAAAACGGATAGGTTTATAAGCGAGAAACTTTTAATAGCACCGATGTCAAAAACAAGGCTTGCTGATGTCGGTGCGAAAACACGTGAAGAAAAGAGATTGCTTGAAGCAACGTTTGATGTGATATTCATTGATGGATTGAATTATATGGAACTTGGTGTGCTTGCGCTTGGATTGCTGGACTATTCATATAAGACAAATGTAACAAAATACGGTGACACGCATATTTGCATTTCCGTAAAAAATGATGACTGCGATGTTTATGGTGAAGAATGGAGTCCGTTTACACACCCAAGCGGATTGCCAGTTGCCTTAAATGATGAGCAGATGCAGATACTTTCCGAATACGGATTGAGATATGAATATGACAAAGGGACTGCTTGGATGGGTGTATCAGATGGCGTGAAATTGACAAGTCTGCTTGCATCTTATATTAGAACAAATTTGAAAAAGCATTTGCATTTGATAAATCCGAATGAAGTCAATGTTGTATGCAGCACAAACAACGGCGGTTCAATTTGTATATCAACAAACAAGCAGTCGGACAAAAACAGAAAAATAGAAGATGATTCGTTTTATGTTGATTTTATGTATAGTCTGATATGCATACAAGATTTTTTCAAGGAAATGTCCGATAAAATTATGGAAAACAAATAATGATTATGAACATATTGAAAGCCGACAATTACATTTCGGAGAAACTCGAAATTAAACCTATGACTGCAACAGCATTGAACAAAATAGGTGGAATTAACTATTCAGTTATTGCTTGGTGTGATGATGATGCTGGTTTTGATGAAATAAATTTTGACGGAACGTGTCTTGTTTTAAATGAATTTGTATCAATTTTACAAAAAGTTGCCAATGAATTAAACGCACAAGTTATATTATCTGTACCAGATGTTGGCAGTACGAATTGCACGTATGAAATTATTGGCAGTGATAAAAAAGAAATTACATACGGCGTGTTTACCGTTATGAACAACAAAGATGCGGAAAAAATATTGCACGATATATCAGACACCATACAAGGCAGCAGGATAACCGTGCAGTAATTCACGAAACTATCTGAATGTTGGCTGGTATTCTGGATGGTCTGCAAGCGGGCAGTCAATACACAATGCATCAATGCTTGTAACGCTTGACACATCCCATCCAGATATGTCTTGCAAGAAACTTTTAGCACCTTTGAATATGCCGTCCATACTTTTTACACTTGACACATCCCATCCAGATATGTCTTGGTTGAAACTTTCTGCGTGGCAAAACATACCTTCCATATGCTCAACTCCAGACACATCCCATTTGGATATGTCGCAGTTGAAATCAAGGGCATAGTCAAACATATAACACATATTTTTAACTTTTGAAACATTCCATTTTGAAATGTCTCCGTTAAAATGTGTTGTGGAAAACATACAATACATATTAGCAACATTGCTGACATCCCACTTGGAAATGTCGCCATTGAACTTTATACAATGAAAAAGATAGGACATATCATTTATATCAGAAACGTCTATATCGTTCAAATCGCAATTTTCGCCTTCATTTTCAATTCTATATGATATAAGTTCTTCAAGTTCCTTTGTTGTTTTCGGAAAATACTTGTACAAAAGACTTTTTTTGTTGGAAAGTCTTGCTTTTGTAATCGGTTTTATTGAAAGTTTCTCGCTTATATAGTTTTGCGAATCAAGTATTCTCATAAATGTTTATTTCTATATTTATAAAAAACGCACCGACATTTCTGCGGTGCGTTTCATAGATAAACAATAAACTATAATATATCAGTTGTTGAAACTGTCAATGATTTCAAACTTGTTCCACAATACTTTATTGAATTTGTTCCGTTCATTCTTCGTTATCACGGCATATCCGTTCACTTCTGGAAGTTGTTTGCCGTTGCAATCAAAGAACGATTTGCATTTGAAAACCGACAAATCTGGAAACTGATTTATGCGGCATAAGAATATATGTATATTCTTTTCCTTGTTGTGATTGTGTGTTCCGCAGTCAATTATATACGGCTCACCATTTGAGAACAATGTTTCGATTTTAACGCCAGTTTCTTCAGAGAACTCACGTTTGGCTGCATCAATATCGGATTCGTCATCCTCAACAAGACCTTTTGGAAAATCATATCCACAGTTGTCTGGCCGTCCAGTTGCGTGGCAGGCCAATATGCTTCCGTTTCCGTCAATAAGTACAAGTGCCGCTGTTACTTTTTTCATAATGATTCAAATTATATATTTTAATTTTACGCATTAACATATCTAAACCGATGCTTTTTGTGTCTTGAGCAAATACTTGTTCAATCCTTTGCGAAGTTCTTCGGTGAAATAATAGTTTGTCGTATAACCTTCTCGTGTAGCCCATTTGTCAAATATCTTTTTGAACTCCTTGCCATCAACATCTTCTGGTATGTCCATACCGAATGTGTCCACAAGATTGAGTATTCCAGTCTTGTTATGCAAGATATCGAAAAGTGTTATTCGTTTTGGTAATTGTTTGATTAGCATATCAATATTTTTTAATCAAAATACGTGTAACCTTTCCAAGATGTATCAACCGCTTTCGGCTCTGGTTCAAGTCCGATTAAGGATTTCAAGTGAACACGCATAACGGTGTTCGGTCTTGCTCCGTTTTTCCCATATTCAAGCAGCCGTATCTTTGCTGTCTTGTTTGTTTTTGACAAAACTTCGCAGCGTGTTTTGTGCCACACATCGGCAAAAGCCTCACGCCATCTGTAAAAAATAGTTTTTCCGTTTTCCATATCTGATGTTTTTGTGACGCAAAAATACAAAAACATCCAATACAATGTAATGTGTTTTTGAAAAAGTTTTCAACAAAGTTATCAACACTAAAACAATGCCGTTTTCTTTTCTGTCTTTGGTTTAGGCTCGTATAAGTATTTGATGAAATCCCCAAGATGTCGGTCGTTCAAATCAATTCTTCTCACATTGTCCGCATTCTGCATTTTCCGCATAAGTGTTTTTTCAATATAATTGTTCTGTTCAAACCTTGTTGTTGTCGGGCAGCTTCGCTTCAATTCACTCCATCCTTGGTCGTTTGTTATAAAAAGCGTGTTGTCTTTGAAAAACTGTGCATAAAGAATTTTGGTGTTTTCGCCATTTTGTTTTTTCGCCCATTCCAACGCCTCAAAATCTGCCTTGTCCATAACAAGGTCTCCGTATTTGGTGCTGTTGAAATCACGTTGTTTCAGATTAAACAAATAGTTGCATCCGTTTTTCAATCCTTTCACATCATATCCGCAACCTTTATGTCCTTTCACAACACCTTCAAAATTGTCGTATGCTATCATAAGCATCATAAATAATTTGATGCTGTCATTGTCGCCACTAACATTGTGGTCTTCCTTGTTCTGCGTTTTTGTATTCATATTCAAATAATATCGTATATACCAATATAATAAAAAACTTGAAAATATGCAACAGCACTTATAAATAATATCGGAACAAATATAGAATAATATGAGGATATTAAGGTCAAGCCAGTTTATAGCCGAGGGTGCTGGTGCTGGATATAAAGTTAAATTTGAAGGTTTGAAATTTGATTTAGCCACAGCTGAATTTACTGGGGAACGCATAATGATTGACGATGAGGAATATTGGAAAATCAAAATAGGCATTAAGCACGATTTTGTTGATAGATGGGAAACTGAAAGTTACTATGAATGTATGACATCAGACGGAGATGATAATTTCTTCTTTTATGACGGTGACAATGACCGTTTGATTGATGGCGGTGTATCGTTTTGGGTTGTGTCAAAAACGGAATTTCTTGAGTATGTGTCAAGAAATTATGAGTTTCAAGTGGATGAAAAACTTGATATAAAACCAATAACTGGGAGCTGGTTGAGGTCAACGGCACAAGCATCAGCCGAAATGAGAAAGAAGATAATAAACTATACACAATATTTAAGAGAATTTTTTGATGACGAATGCGGCGATTCCAGAGACCTTGAATTTAATTATGGATGTGGTTGGGGACACGTAAATCTTCCAAATCCGATTGTGCTTGGAGGCGATGTGAAAGACAAGGAATATCCATTTATTGAGTATTCTGATGGTTATGGAAATCTTTATATAAACTGTTATGAATTGCAAATAAACTGCGAGCAAATTGTTAATGACATAAATTATTTTTATGAATATGTTGATTATGCCAATGGAGAATATGACACATATCACGATGATAATGATGGTATGGATTATTTAAAGGTTTCAGATGATAGTATTTTATCAGAAATAGATTCAGAATTTGATGAAAACGAATATGAAAAATTGTGCAAGGATGCTATTGAAAGACTGAAAAACAAATATGGCATCCCATTTTATATGTTTGATATAAACGGAAGGCACGTGTATATTGAAGACCAATTAGAAAACAGAAAAAACTTTAACAGTATAGAATTTGATGTCAAGAATGAGCAAGAAGATATTATAAAGAAACTAAACGGAAATTCATAATTGAACTTTTAAAACAATGGTTTTGCCGACCGTTCATCCTCTATGCGTTTTGTTGCTATGTCAAAATAGTCCTTGTTGCTTTCAAAACCTATATAATGTCGGTTTTCCTTTATGCAGGCGACTGCGGTTGTCCCGCTGCCTATGCAGTTGTCGAGAATCACATCGCCTTCATTTGAATATGTGCGTACAAGGTATCTGAAAAGTTCCAGAGGTTTCTGTGTCGGGTGCAGTCCGACCTCAACATTGAACTTCTGCCAAGATGAAGGAACTCTCATATCTGAACATTTGTTTGTTTCACGCACACCGAAATCCCTATAATTTGATGACTGGCTGTCAAACTTCACGTTGTACTGGACACGGGCAAGCCCGCTTCCGCTGCGTTCCTGCATCTGTTTGTTGTAAGTCCATTTGCCTTTGCTGAACACAAGGATTTCCTCGTGTTCCTTGAACGGCTCTCTGACCGTATTTGCGAAATTAGAGCCACGGTTTTTAATCCATATCCATTCGTGTCTGAAGTCCTTTATGTTACTCATAACAAGCATAGACGTGAACGGCTGGCTTGCTGTAAGGACAATGGCCGCAGTAGGTTTGCATATTCTGTCGTATGCAGCCCATAATTTGTCAAAAGGTATAACGACATCCCATTTGTTCTTTGTAGTGCCGTAAGGCAAATCGCATATAACGCAATCAATGCTTTTGTCTGGTATCCGCCTCATTCCTTCAAGGCAGTCCTCATTGTAAATGACATCAAGTTCCATCAAATGATGTTTTTGGTTCAACAATAATCATTCTCTCCAGTTATGGAATGACAGCACCAAGTTCTGTCATCGCAATCCCAGCAGCAGCCGTCACAATGGTCGCTGTATTCGTTATACGCTTGAACTGGTTCGGTTTCTTCTGGCATTTGTCTGGTTTTCATTATTTATATAAACAAAAAAGCCGCACCAGATAACTGATGCGGCCTAAACATAGGTGAAAGACACGAAACCGAATATCAAGTCGGTTTCAATAAGGAAATGCATTATGCCATAGAACCTTTTCGGTCATTGGCATATTTTTCAAAGAACATATTGAGCAACTGGTTAATCATTGTGCTGACCAATGCGGAAACAGTATCAACACCGACAAGTTTTCCTTTGTCAATATCTTCATATCCGATTGCGCCATTGACAAAAACTTTCGTTATGCCGTCATAAGCGATACCGATACTGACATTGGCGGTTTTGTCCGTATCAATGACAGATTTTAGAATGTCAGACACAAGTTTAAACATTGCCTGCGTTGTGATTGCAGTAGTTCCATAAATGGTTTTTACTGGTGTGTTCACCTCAACATAAACAGACGGGTTTCCGAACATCGCTGCTTTTTCCACGACTTCGGTTTTTGTTTCAGATTTGAAAAACATAATTTTTGGTTTGGTTAATAATATGTGGTCAAGGCAGGACTCGAACCTGCGACCTCTTGTGTATCAGACAAGCTATCTAATCCAGCTGATATACTTGACCATTTTGAGTTCTTGGTTGGATTTGAACCAACGTTGACGGTTTTGCAGACCGCCTCCTAACCGCTCGGACACAAGAACATATAAAGCGGCACACATAGCATTGTGCGTTCCGCATAAGCAACCTTCAGCACAAGAAAACTTTTAAAGAGGCAGTTGCTCTCAAGGGATAGAGTTTGCCTTACATCCGATACAACCATTTTGAATGCTTGGCTATTCTTTTCTTATTTGAGTCGGAGACATAATACAATTTTTGCCGCATAATGTTTGCCGCATTTTGTTGGCACGGAGGGAATCGAACCCCCACTGAAAACCGTGTTCCTGCTTTTTCGGTTTACCGCTGCTTTATTTCCAATTTATTGCCAGCGGTCTCTTCTTTTGCAATGGCGTTCCGTATAATCGTCTTTTGGAATTGCCAGATAATACTTTCCGCTATGCCGACTGCTTTACTTTCGGCGAAGTCCAGTTGAGCCAAGCCCCGCACCCGCAAACGCTTTCGCTTAATTGCGGATGGTTCTGTACCACAGTGCCAATATATACGAGAAGCGAAGAATGTTCCAAGTTAAATTGATAGGATTTAATTGTAATTCAAGTTTGCTGTATGCTTCTCTTTTGTGTTGTTTTATGTCAAAGAACTACCACTTTTCTGGAAACTTAACCGTGAACGGCTGGTTTCTGTAAAGGTATTTGTCATATTGCATTTTATGCTTGCGCATATTGTCAAGTTCGGTGAAATCAACCTCAATGGGACATTTTCCGCCAAGTCGGAACAATTTATATTCATATTTTCCTTTGTCCTCGGAAAACAGATTTCCATTACGAAGTGCATAAAGTGTTTCACGAAGTTCCAACCAGAGTTTCTGGTTTGGCGAGTTTGCGTTTTGTACGGATTTTGGATAAGACTTCTTGTTTTTCTGCAAATACCCATAACAACGATTCGCATAAGCCTCTCCCAATTTGATTACGCCATAAACTTTGACACGTTTGGGTTCAAACGACATAGAGAACGAGTTTTCGCAATAGCCGCAGATTTCGCCAGTAGTCAAATCCTTTCTCAATATGACATATCTTCTGTCTTTCATATCCGTTTTTGTTTACGCCGCAAAAATACAACAATTATTTCAAATGTCAATACTTTTTCAAAAAAGTTATCAACAGAGTTATCAACAAGAGGAATCAACAAGACATCCTTCAGAAAACGGCTTGTCTTCTGGCTTTATGTTATATGGAAAGTCAATAAAGCACAATATACTTGTCTGCGGAACTTTCAATTCATATTCACAAATGACATCTTTCAAAAAGAAATTAATCTCAATCTCTGTTTCAAAGTCATATCCAAATCTATCGGAAATCACTTTTCCAAACCAGAGCCTTCCGTCACTTGAAGCATCAAGCGCAGTCCTTTGTGCTGCCTTTACAGCAACGCCATCCTTAAATCTGATATACTTTTGTAATTGTATGCACCAATAATACTTGTCTTTCAGCTTGTAATATTTGTCAAATTCTATCATAACATATAATTTAAAGTTGTTCAACGATTTTTATGAATTTGCCGTTTTTTCTGAAACACATCATATCATCAATGCGGAATTTCCATTTTTTAGACCATATAGAAACAACAATAGTGTTATTATTAGGCATACTTATCACTTTACCTTTAAGCCATTGCAACGGCTTTTTTGAAGGAACTTCACAATATGATGTCGGCAATGCCATTTTAATCCGCATACCGACATACGGCTCGGTTATGTCTTTTTTATTTTTCATTGTTCTGAAATTATTGGTTTGATTACACGCATACAATCTCTTGTAAAATTATATCGGTCAAGATAGTTTCCAGCAACAACAGCATCATAGACTTTTCCAACTTCTGTCGTGCTTTCAACAACATTGGTTGTCGCCGATGCGAACTGGTTGTTATCATCAATCATAGAGCATACCATCAAAAGTGGCTGTTTTATATAAACTGGGTTTTTAAATCTGTGAGGCATAATGTAATATACATTGTCCTCGCAAGCACAAGACGTACAATACCCACCAATTTTTTCAAGAAATGCTTTTTTCTTGAATGCCAAAGGTTGTGATGATGAAGATAAAAACGACCAAGAATAGTCAGTATCAGATGTAACAAATGAACTTTTCAAAACCAAAGAGATGTATGGTATTCTTATTGTGTCATTTCTATAAATTATTTGTTTCAATTTTATTTCACCTTTTAAGTATTTGTCTTTGTATTCCGAATATCCAACGCCATCAAAACCCATATTGTCAAGTATTTCTATAGGTCTTGTGTCATCTGGCATTTTTGATAATCCGATTTCTGTATTATGGTTATAAAACGCACCGCTTACCAGATTTTGACTAATACACCAAGAACGCATACCCGTAAAAAATTCGCTGTCCTTATATGTATTCACAGCATTTTGTATCTTTGACAAAGTGCCTTCATAAATGAAATCATCACTATCAAGAGTGAATATCACATCGGAATCACCGTCATAAGAAGCCAAGTCTATGCACTTGTTACGCATAATGCCATACCTACCATTCTCAACAGAAATACCATCAAGCGGGTCGTGATAGACTTTTATTTTCTCTTTGCAATGTTTAAACGAAACGCCTTGCATTTCTACGAAGAATCGTTCAACATATTCTTTGACACAGCCATCTTTTGAATTGTCAAGAATAATCCATTCCCAATCATCAAAATCTTGCGAACAAACATTTATAAGACGAGCGTTCTGCCAAGGAACTATTTTATTGCACGGCGTAATTATACTAATCATTGCATATTGTCAAAAAATGTTATGATAATGGGTGAATTTTGAATATACGGAAGTGAGCGTATGGTGTTGTATGATATAAAGTCAGCGGCTTCGTCCGCATCCATACCATCAACTTCCATAAGATGCTCAATCATCTTGTCGTAGTCATACACAGCCCTGCCGTCATCAGTAAGGCCGACACAAGCAGTGTCATAAGACGGGTCTTCAAAAACAACGGTTTCCTCATAACCGAAGTTTGACAAAAATTCTTTAAGTTCCTCTTGTTTCATATTATAAATGGTTTAATTTGCGGAGGCGGTAGGATTCGAACCTACGGGGGTTATTAGCCCCAACGGTTTTCAAGACCGCCGCCATAAACCACTCGGCCACGCCTCCATACATATATAATAAAAAATAAATGGAAATGTTTGCAGGCAGTCAAGGACTCGAACCTCAATCTCTGGTTTTGGAGACCAGCATTCTACCATTGAACTAACCACCTATAAGGCGGATATATTACCGACAGCCCGCCACTGTCCGCCGACACATACGATTCGGTGTTGAATGCGGCAACCTATCGGTTGGCTTCAAGAATGGTACGTTCCAGACTACTTGAGCTCATTTCATCTGACTTTTATTGCGGAGAGCAGTGTACTCGAAACACACTCCATAGGAGCAGCACGTTTAGCAGACGGCTACAGCAGCCTCACTGTTTTACTCTCCATAAAATTGCTTCCACGACTGGACTCGAACCAGCAGTACCGCCGCTAATCGTGTTGTCGGCGGGCAACCTTTACGTCTCACTCCCAAGACTACTATCTAACAGACCACGACATCTGTATCAAGCGTAGGTATACCAAATTCCCTATCACGCAGAAGTTGTGCGAGGTGAGGGATTTGAACCCCCGACTCCCTGCTTGTAGGGCAGGTGTTCTGAACCAACTGAACTAACCTCGCAAAAAACACGCCAAACCAGTCTTGTATCGTCAAATTAAACTAACCGCTGGCACAAACCATATGGCATTTTATGGTTGCTTTTCAAAGGCCAGCAATGTGCCCACAACGAAGGGACACAAACTTTGGCGTTTGTTTTGTGCCGCTGGGTGGATTCGAACCACCGTCTCCTCCTTATGAGAGAGGCGCAAGAAACCACCTCCGCTACAGCGACAGAATTAGTCGCACTATCGCAGGACTATAAGCTCCGAAGAACTAAACATAGTCAAAAGTGGTCACACCACTTTCACTACGTTCACCATCTGATTTGTTCATCAGACTTCTTCGGAACGACAACAGCACATCTTTAACTTTCTCACGTTTGAGTTTTCTCGGTTCGTATGCGCCGTTGCCAAGTCGTTTTAAGAGCGAATCACGCAACACGGTTACGGTCACTCTGTTCTTTATATTGACAGATGCGTTGTGGTCTGCATTGTCCTTATGCCCGCATTCAACGCATTCAAAGGTCTCTTGGCTCGGTCTGTTTTCATCTGCGATGCAACCACAAATCGGACACATCTTTGAGGTGTAACTCGCCTGCACTGTTGACAATGCGATACCATATTTCCTTGCAATGTGTTCAACCTCATCTTTTAGACTGCTCAATCCGAGGAACTTGACCTTTCTATTGTAGTTTATATCCTCGTTGTCTTTATCCTTGATGTAACACCTTCCAAAACCATTGTCAAGGTCTTCCATAACGATGTGGTCAACACCATCCAACATCAACGACTTGCACATCTTTGAAATGAGTTCTTGTTCGGATTTCTGCATCTTCATCTTGAGTGTGTCAAGTTTCTGCTGTTTGCGCTTGCCGATGGTGTAGTTCTTGTCTTTCTTCAGTTCGTCCACTTTCAATGACAGTTTGCAGAAGTCATTGACTAACTTACGGTTGTAGTCATAGGCAGTTTCGTTTGACAGACTGAAGAGATTGTGCTTGCAGTTCACGTCAATTCCTACCACGTTGTCTCCTGCTTCTGGTATGTATCTCTGACCATCCTTGCACAAGTTGATATTGACTTGATGGTATTTTTCGTTGAATGTAAGCACATATTCGTAGTCGGGATTGGATTTGCGGTAGTCATTCATACTTCCGTGCCAATCCTTGTTGAACCTCACTGGGATGTCAAACGACTTTCTTTCGATTCCAGACAGACTGACAAAGGAGTTGATTACCGAACCAAACTTCTTGTTGTAGTCAATGATTCTCGTCTTCCTGCACCTGCCTCCGAATGACAATGACTTGAACTCAATCGGATGCTCGGAATAACAATCGATGATTCTGTTTCGTTTCCGCAAGGCAAGTTCCATAAGTCTGTCAAAACCGAACTTGTTACAGCAACGTATGATGTTGTTGTAGAAGTCTCGCTTCTTGTCATCGCAGGTCTCCAACTGCTTGATGATATATTCCAATGTGTTATCGTTTCCGTATCTTGCAAGATAAGTCAGACAGATTGACAATGGTGTTTTGCTATTCTCCGTTACGACATTCTTCAAGTCGCCTTTCTTGTTCTTCTTGGTGTCACGCTTGTAGAACTCAAATCCGACAAATCTTATAACTTCAAAGTCAAGGTGTTTTCGGATTGCTTCAAACTTGTTCTGGTAGCAGTTGAACACTTGTGTATATAGTTGCATATCAAACGAACTCGGAATGGCATCCTTGTATCTCGCCCTCATCCCCTTCAAGAAGTCGAATTTTGAATATTCAAGGTACTTTTCAAGATTGGAGTTCACATATTCGGAAACAAGGTTCTTATGGTCACGCAGCATAACAGCAAACGAATGTAAATCGTCATACTTCTGACGTGTTAAGTCGTTTGACTTGAATGTTTTTGTGTATTTGCTGTCTATGACCATATTACAATAAAAAAGAGGCATTAAACTTGCGGCAGTAATGCGAGGAGTGCCATCAAGGATAAAACCTCTGTATATCTTTATTGTTATTTTGAAACGACTCCTCGCTTTCGTTTCATTATATAAATAGTCTTAAACTATAATATATTTATACGAGTTACTTTTGAACATTTTTGACTACTTTTGAATAGGTTTATCAACTTCTGTTGCTATCCCAAAGCGTCCGACTTCACGGAAGGAATCCTCACGTGCTGAACTCCTATAATATCATTAAAAATATGAAAAACTTGGGCGTAGGGTGGGATTCGAACCCACATATAGAATAAATCCACAGAGCCACAATCTGTTGCATAGCCATTCTGCCACCTACGCCATATATTAAAATTTTATTTTTCTACCATTACCATTTTTATCTTTAACAGAAACTGTATTTTTCATAGATTTCCAACCATAATCACCTCCAGTTTTCATATTATAACACATTATATCTTTGACTAAAAAATCGGTTACAATTTCTGATTCATACGCAAATGCTTCTTCGGCAGAATCAAAAAAAACAAACAATTTCTTTTTTAAAGTTTTCAATACCATATTTTTTATAAGCATATCGCAAACGCCGCCCACTGCCCATATATCCATCATCTAAATTGTTTGTGTTATGAACACCATAATAAAAATGATTATTTATGCAATTTGTTATTTTATAAAAATAATGATATTTGTATGTTTTCATTATCGAACTTTATTGTTATATTATTTATAATGTCAAAAGTTCGACAATTCCCATTATAATGTCGTTATAACAAAAAAATCCGTGCGGGTGAGACTCGAACTCACAATGTGCGTTTGCGGGACTTTTCTTTTTCAAGAAAGTTGCGGATACCGTTCCGCATACCCGCACAGATTATGGTTTGCCGTTCTTTCACGGCAGTCATCGGATATTTTGGTGAGGGCGGTTATCCGTAACCGCAATATTATGGAAAATTAACAACGTCAAACAAATTATGCGCCATATAACTCATATTTTAAATTATGTATCATATAACGCATAATCTTCGTCTCTCCGAAATGTCGCCACGCATTCTTTATACTCGTTGGTGTGGTTGAACGAGTTGTAGCCACAGCAGGACTCGAACCTGCGGCCTGCTGGTTGTCCAGCTTATCTACCACTGATATATGCGGCTACGGGAGCAGTGTGCGTTGCTCCCAACAGCAGGCTATCGCACACGACCTGCTGTTTGTCAAAAAGTCTGCAAGGAGGGTAAAAGAGTCGAACTTTTTAATAACCATTATGAAAGGTTGCTGTAGTTTTCTATGATACAAGAAAAACAATCATAACCTCCGTTGCAGACTATTGTCGGGTAGAAAGGACTCGAACCTTCGACCCCTTGGTCCCAAACCAAGTGCGCTACCAACTGCGCCACTACCCGTAACACAAGAGCGGTGTATGAGAATCGAACTCACATCTCTGGCTTGGCAAGCCAGCGCACTAACCGTTGTGCTAACACCGCATTTGAAGCCAATGGCATTATCGTATAATTATGTCATTGATTTCTTCAAACGGAACGAAAACGTCATAGCCGTCATCGTCCTCAAAATGGTTAATTTCTTCTTTGAACCAAAATCCGAATTTGTATCTGTCATATACGAATGTTTCGCCATTCCATTCAGCCATATTAGCATTGCGGCAAACACCGTTATATCTACGACCGACCTTCAATTCGGATTTCGGTATGGGTTTTATAGAATTAATGTCCTTTTTGTTTATGCCAGCATAAATTCTGGCTTTTCTGTCAAGTTCGTTTTTATCCATTTGGATTGTTTTTAGTCACTGACATTCGGTTTGTTGCCGATTGCACCAGTGAATTTGTTAGTAAGTTCAAGAAGTTCATTCTTATTCATATTGATAACACAGCATTTCATTTTGCTGTTCGGGTCAACCAGATATGCGCCAAGCCATCTGTGATGTCCGTCAAGAATGAAATTGTCTTTTGACACGATTGTGATGGGGCTTTTGTCATTTGGTTTAAGCAACCAGTCCATACCTTCTTTCGTGGGTTCTTCCTTGCCACCGAGAGGGATTGCCATATAGATACTCTTTATGAAGAAAATCTGTTCTTGGATTGGTTTCAGTTTGCTGACTGGAATATCAACGACAGCACCACTGACTTGTTCCTTTTTATCTCCGTCACCAGCTGTGAGCCATTTTTTACTCAATTCTTCGTCTTTGTCCAAATCAGCCTGCACCTTTTTTGCAAGTTCTTTATCCTCGCCGATAACATCAATGAAACCGTGTTGCAATAAGAACTTCAATGTAAGAACTTGGTTTGCCATAACCGTTTTTCTTTTGTTGTGGTCTTCAACACCACCATCTTCCAAAGCATCATCCATCATTTCTGTTCTCGGTGCGCTTTCCTCATCTTCTTTTCCCTTACCAACACCTTTGAAGTTTGAATTGTTGATTACTGGCATTTCGCCACGTTTGTAAACACCGAATTTGTCGGCAAATTTTTTTGCTGAATCATAATTGGCTTTAAAAGTTTCCTCATTATCGTATATTTCGGAAAACTTGTCATCAAGCATTTCTTTTGCAACCTCAACTGCTTTGTCAGCGTTTGTTTTGCGAAGTTCCAGTTTCGCATATTTTTTTCTCACCTCATTGGCTTTTGCGTAAGTATATTCTTCGTTGATGTGTCTACTTCTAAATTCGTTAAATTTCAATATCTTCATAACAGTAATTTTTTATGATATATTTATACGACATAAAATCACAATAAATCCACATCAACTTCTTTGTGCTCCAATATCAAATGCGGTTTATATCCAAGTCTTTCATACTCTAAAAACTTATCTTTCATATTTTGCAAGTTCAATGTCCAATTGGATTTTATTTCAAATATCTCATTAGTTGTCGGTATGAAAAAATCTGGTATGGCGCATTTATATTTGTTTGTCAATGTATCAAAATACTTAATTCGTAAACATTCTACGTCATAATCAATTTTTTGCAAATCTAATATTTTTGCAAAATCTAATTCATACGAAGACCTCAAATAAACACGTTTTGCCATTCCAAGTAGTATGCCAACAATTTTTATAAGGGCACGAGTCTTTTTCTGATTTGACATTTATTTTACCAAGTATATATGCTTCAGATAAAGATTTGCTGTGATTTCTTGTTTGTATATCCAATGATTTCAATATTTTATGAAAATTGGAAATACCAGAATTATATCCATATTTATCTGATAATGTTTTATCATCAATATGATTTGCATATTCTTGTTTTATCAAGCAAACAGTTTTATCATATTCATAAAAAATATCAGTTGTTCCAATTTTACTTTTATCAAAACCAAATATGGCTAATGTATTAAAAATCCTATATTTATTGCAAATGTCTGGTCTTTCACAATGACCTTTTTCTGCGCCGCACCATTTACATTTTTTTATTTTCGTATTTTTTGATTTATTTGTGTGTAATGTGTTTAATAATGTGGCCTTTTGTTTTTCCCTACTTTCTTTTGTTCTTATTTTATTGTTATATTTAGCAGCGCAATTTGTCGAACAAAATTTATTGCTCTTTTTATCATAAGGTAATAACTTTCCACAACAACTACAACAATTTGGGTTTTTATAATAGTCGGATATGCGTTTATCTTTTTGTTCGTTTCTTGTTTTTAATGACGCTAAAAATCCAAGTTTTCCAGCTTCAGATTCACTTAATCCATTTCTTTGTTTTGGCATACAAATATATATTATATTATTTATATGTCAAATTTGAGCCAGTAGAGGGATTCGAACCCCCGATTTCATCGTTACAAAGGATGCTCCGTAACCACTTGGATATACTGGCAACAAAGGTGATAGCAGATGTGTCTCGGATTCGCACCTTTTACTGATTGTCTGTACACAACAATGCAGTTATCATTTAGCATTGTACGGCTTGCGCAAACCGAACAACGGCGATTTTATACCCGACCATACTCGTTGTCACTATCCGCATTACTGGGTGCGTTCCATCCACGGAACGGTGACCATTTCTTGCGTTTTAACCTTGTCGGACTGGGGGACTCGAACCCCCAACACGGATTTTCCAGTTTTCTCTGGCGTGCTACCACGATACGCAGTTAACGTATAGTCCGTTATGTTAGGTCAGCAGGATAGGACTCGAACCTATAACCCGTTGATTAGAAGTCAACCGTTCTAATCCATTGAACTACCTGCCGATTTTTAGCACGCACAGACAGCGTACTTTTTTGCTGTATGGGATGTTCATTCTTTACTTTCCGTGAACTCACCTCCGTCCGCTCTCCCGACTTTTTAACCGTATAGTTTCGCTGGCGACATCACTTCCAGCATAGCCATTCCTCTGTTATACTCATCTTGGCTGCACGAGTGGCTTTGCGTTTTATCCTTTCTGGCCAACAAGTTTGTCTGTATGATAAACAGCCAATCCAAGAGTTCCGTAGTCACTTGGAAGCACCGAAATCCCGCCACTTATATTCAGCGGACTAAAGCGTACCAATCCGATGGTTGCCATATTTCTGCCGTTTTCCCGTACCGACACCATTTTGTCGTGGTTATGTTCGGCACACAACTCGCTTGGCTGTTATGCTGTTTTTATTGTGGGTTAGGTGGGACTCGAACCCACTACCCCATCCTTAAAAGGGATGTGCTCTACCAGATGAGCTACTAACCCGTTCCTCGCCTACTGATGCATCCTCGGCGAGAGTTTCTCGGTTTTTTAACTCGAAAAACCGATGAATCGTAAAAACGGCTCGTCTTATAGGAGACGTGAGCCAAAAACTGGCCGTGGTCGAGGCGGGAGTTGAACCCGCACGTCCTTTCGGACGAAGGTTTTTGAGACCTTTGCGTCTACCAGTTCCGCCACTCGACCAAAAAACCAACAGCGGTTATTCATCATTGATGGATTTGTATCCCTACCTGCTTTCTACAAAGTGCAGGACGAGGCTCATTCGCCGCAGCCCCTCGTTTTGGCAATATGCTGGTTCGTTTCATTTCGCCGTTGAATTTCATCAACAAGTTCAAGATATTCTTCAGCTGATGGTGATGTGTTGTGAAGATGCTTGTACTTTGAAAGTTTTTCATCAAGTTCTTCACGGCTCATATTTTCAAGTTTTTGTTTAAGGATTTCCGTTGTTTTATCCATATATGTTATGTTTTTGTTTTCTGATATGTGTGGCTTGGGCGGGACTCGAACCCGCACGCCCGCAATGGGCAACAGATTTTAAGTCTGTCGTGTCTACCAATTCCACCACCAAGCCAGACAATCAAGTCGGCGAGGCGGGGGTCGAACCCGCACGCCCTTTCGGGCACTTGCTCCTAAAACAAGCACGTCTGCCAATTCCGCCACTCACCGCAATATAATGTCGATAAGGTGGGATTCGAACCCACAATAACACGAATCTGAATCGTGTGCGTCTGCCAGTTGCGCCACTCATCGTTTGATATTCATATTCGTTTGTGGTCGAGGCGGGATTTGAACCCGCATACCCTTTCGGGCAACAGTCCCTCAAACTGCCGTGTCTGCCAATTCCACCACTCGACCATTTTGTCAGTTCTTCCATCGGACGATTATACTGACAACCCAATCCACCGATTTTCGTACACTTTCCAAGTATGTCGGCAACTTCCAGCCGCTCACACGGACTGGTTACGGTACGTGACCGTGAGAATGTGCGGATAATAACACACTTTCTTCCTTGCCAGGTCGGAGAGCAGGTGATGGGAATCGAACCCACATTTCCAGCTTGGAAGGCTGAAGCACTAACCGTTGTGCTACACCTGCATAAAGAAAGATGGCTGGTTTGTCGTTATGCCAGCAAAGCACGCTTCCGCCATACTTCAAACGGGGTTTCACACCTCGTTACATCTTTTTAGCCACCGAGCGTTTGACCGATTTCGCCATCGCCATACCAATATAGTATGCACGAGCAGGACTTGAACCTGCATTCATCGCAAACCACTGCGACCGTCCGAGTTGAACGGAACTGATTCGGTGTTCTGTAGCGGAGGACGGAATCGAACCGCCGACCTCAAGGTTATGAGCCTTACGAGCTACCTCTGCTCCACTCCGCACTATTAAAAACTGGCGGCGGCGTTGTGGCTTATACGTAAATCACCACACCTTTGATTTCAGATTTTAGGCCAGTTCGGATTTTCGTGTTTATATCAAAAACAAGAAATGCGAAACAGACTTCACATCATCCTATAACCATTAAGTCAAAAGAACAACGTTTGACACCAGTTTGTTGAACCGATTGGATTCGAACCAACGCAGCACAAAGTTAATTGTGTCGTGCTACCGAAATGTTACACCACGGTTCATCCGTTTGTATGGAAATGAAAAAAATTGATTGGCAGGCAGGAGTCGAACCCACACATCGGTCTTGGACAAGATTAAATACTGCTGATAATTTCTTTGGCCAAGAAACATTTTCTTACCGTGCTCTACCTTTAAGCTACTGCCAAATGTCCGTTTTCGTTTTGTCCTCCTTGCAAATAATGAGCTCCTCATCCAAGGCTGGTTGTTGCACTATGTCGAAATACGGTAAAGAACACTACAACCTTTCACGTGGGGGAGGAGGGATTCGAACCCCCTGTGTTTCTATGTAACGGATTTACAGTCCGCCGCCCTTCCACCATCAGAGCAGCTCCCCCATTTACGCCAACTATTTGCTGGCGATTTCTTTTACTGCATTTGCGATAACACCATTGTTCGCATTAGGATATTTAACCTTCACTCTTGCGATAATATCTTTGGTATATCGTTGCAGTTGTTTAGTGTCAAACGTTTCACCATTGTTGTTTTTTTCAGAAACAAGTATATCAACTTGCTTTTCGGTTTCATTGCGAACTTCCTCAACGCTCGGCTCTTTCGGCAAGAGTTTTTCAAGTTCAGAAGCCTCAAATTCGTTCACCTTTCTGTTTTCAACGGCTATTTTGTTGTCATCACCAGCCTTGGCAAACTCCTGCGCAGCCGTGCGGCAACGTTTCAGCATAGAACGGAGAATTTCAGTTTCCTTTTCGTCATTAGGAAGTTTTGTTCCGTTATGCACGGCGTTCACCATTTCGGTCTTGACACCTTTCCAGAAATTCGTTTTTAATTTCACGGCGCAGTCTTTTTCTTCAAACATAGCGTCCGCAATGTGTTTGTCAAGCGTTTCAAAAATCATAACTTTGTGTTTTTATTGTTGTTTTTGTGGGGAGGGGCGGATTTGAACCGCCGACACACGGATTTTCAGTCCGTTGCTCTACCAACTGAGCTACCTCCCCATTCAGATAAAGGACATTTGAATATTTTAACCAATAAACTATACAGCCTTGTTAGACCATAACACGGACTCGAACCGCTCGGTTGCTTTGTCGTGCACAACTCCGCAACCAATTTCTTCCAAACCACACGATATTTGCAACTATCACGTGTTGTCTTTATCTTGGTGGACACTGGTGGGACTTGAACCCACGACATCCTGCTTGCAAGGCAGGCGTTCTTCCAACTGAACTACAGGCCCAAAAGTGCAGCATACCGAAGTTTTTGCAATGTGCATCGGCCTCTATCGCTGCTGCGGCGAAAAAGCCTCTTTAGTTATTCGGTGAGGCTTGATTTCCGTTCACGCTCGTTTTGCTGCGGAAGTTTACTCGCATCGTGGAATTGTCACCACGCTCTCCCGCTTTGTGGCGGGAATGTCACTTGACACTTATACGCCTCAACTTTCCAATGCCGTCCGTTTTCGAAAATTATAATTTCGGTTTCGGCATATCAGCACAAGTCAGCGATGCTTGAACACCAGTCTGCAAGCACTGTGTTGTTGTCCCGACCAGAATCGAACTGATATTACTTGTGCCAAAAACAAGTGTAATAGCCATTATACCACAGGACATTACAAGCAACCGTTTTTATCTCTCGGATAGGTTGCTCACCTGCACCGCTTCCTTTTTTATGTTTCCGTGGCACTGCGGTTTTGACACGGCGAAACGAGGTTTTACACAAAAATTGTTAAAGTCAAAGAAAACAAGGTGCATATGGAAATAACAAATTTAGGTGTTGTTTGGAATAATGTTGCTGTACGCACCTTTTGAACTATAAATTAACTATGAATGAAAAATGCCATAAAAAACAAGACACACAAAAAAGATTCAAAGTGACAGTTTGATTTTTTTATGAATTGCTGTATGTGTCTTTGCGTATCTGGCAGGAGTCGAACCTGCGCCCTTGAGGATATGCCTCACGTTCTTACCGACATCTCCACGTTGGAATCCCACCAACGCTTCACCACTACAGATACTGACAGAGGATAGGTTTGTTAAAACTATATGTGATTTGCAACTCAACATAAAGCTGTAACAATTAACATCATTCTGTTTGCGGTGTGTACGGGACTTAAACCCGTGACCTCCGCCGTGACAGGGCGGCATTCTAATCAACTGAACTAACACACCATTTTGTCGGGGGTGGTGGATTCGAACCACCATAACGGCTACCCAAAAGCAAAATTGAAATAAAATTGCTGTCCAATTCTCATACAAGAATCGTCAAAAAAATACGTGTCCTACCATTAGACGAACCCCCGTTAAAAAAACAAGATACTAAAAATGTAGCGATTTCAAATTACGAGTTTGATGCTTTTGTTTTTGCTGTATGTATCTTTGGTTTTCATAATGATATATACTGACTGTTGCAGACGGCAAAGGAATCGAACCTTTGAATCTTCACCATATCAAGAGCCTACTTTGTCGGTTAGTTGACTGACAACCGTGATGATAACTATAAACCGATTGTTTCGGAACTTATACCCGTTCATATTCCAGAACGGTGACGTGTCGCCACGCCCCACATCTTGATACGGAATTGACGCATTTCCGTTTATGCTATCCGTCTATTAAAAAGTGCAGGAAACCATTGTTTGCTGGGATTGGTCTGACTATGAGTAAAGTAATGATGGAAATGACCAGTCGCCACAAATGTTTGTGTTTATTACTGATGTCTAAAACTGCACTTATATTTTAATGATGTTATTTCTTTTTCCAATGTGATTTAATCCCTCCGCATTTTCTACTGCAACAAGGATTTGGGTGCGTTGATAAATTACGTTTATCAAAAATGAATTTCTCACCACAAACTGGACAAACACATTCAATAAAAGTTTTTGATTGTTTCTTTTTTGAATTATTTTGTCTTTTTGATATAACTTGTAAGTTCTCTATCCTATCATCCATTCTATCACCATTTATGTGGTCAACTTCATCATCATTTGCCACATCACAACTATAATATGAAGTATAAAGATATTTTGCATAAGACATTGAATGTTTTTCGCCATTTGCATATTTCATAGTTGCAACTCTTCTGGGTTCTTTGTTTATATTTACATAAACACTGGTTACACCTTTATTTTTATAGTATTCACTAACATCAATTTTCATAACAAGTTTAATTTGCTTGTAGCGATGGCGGGACTTGAACCCGCAACCTCCTGCTTATAAGGCAGGTCCTCTAACCATTAAGGATACACCGCTATCTTGTCGTTCTATAAATTATGTATAAACGAACAATCAAGGAAAACAAGACACTTTGAAATAGCGTATTCATATTAAAAGTATGGTGCTTGTTCATTTAAGGATTGCTGTAAGTGTCTTTGTCCACCCGCAGGGATTCGAACCCCAATCTTGAGTTCCGTAGACTCACGTTCTAATCCGTTGAACTACGGGTGGTTTTGCGGGGGAGGTGAGACTCGAACTCACAACCATCGGCTTAACAGGCCGCCGCTCTGACCGATTGAAGCTACTCCCCCGTTTTGTAGTCCCAGCGGGAATCGAACCTGCATTTAGAGTTTAGGAAACTCTCGTTCTGTCCGTTGAACTATAGGACTGGATTACAAGGTGCTGGGTAACGAATAACAAAAATGAAACAGAATTTTAATTGTAAATGCTATGATATTTTTGCTGTATGCACCTTTGTGGATACTGGTGGGACTTGAACCCACGACATCCTGCTTGCAGGGCAGGCGTTCTCCCAACTGAACTACAGACCCAGAAATACAAGGTTTATGTTCTGACCAGCGTCTTCACCGCCAAGCCAATTTCATCTGTTTACGTCCTCGCAAACCTTGCAAAACAAAGGAGTGTGGCGCAGTTCACCATCAGCCACATTTAGGGCTTTTTTCTTATGGATAGAATTAAAGCGTAAAAACCTTTCCATATACCGAGCAGAAGTGAAGATTCTGGCGGGTAATGAAATGTCGTCCCAACGGGATTCGAACCCGTGACTCCACCGTGAAAGGGTGGCGACTTAAACCACTTGTCGATAGGACGGTGCGTATATGCCATTCCATTCGGACACTATCGCATTATAGCAAACGTGCGGTAATGTAGAACGTGGATGCGATTGTGTCGCCGCAGCAGTTTTTACATTTTCTTATTGCTTCTCGCTGAACTGTGGCCAATCCAAACCAAACGGCATATAAGGAAACCGCAGGTAAGTATAGTTGTCTTGCATCGGCGGGCGGTTTCGTATGACCGACACAAATGTCTCTTGGACGTTATGTTCGCCGCACATTGCGGCATTGCTTGACTGACGGGCGGTTTGACACCTACCGTTCCGACAGCTGCAACCAGTATATATCATTTCAACTGGATTTAGAAAACTATGATTTACAAAGGTTTAAAGACTTCCTTAACCTACCACACTATGTTACCATAGCCAAATAATATCACCAAAACAGTCTGAAACAAATCAGTTTTCATACATTTGTTACACACTTTGTATCAGGTGTGCAGCCGTGACAGCTCTGTTTTATTATCTGTTGTGGTCTGGAGCACATTATAGCCATATCGGAAATTCTGCGCAGTTATAATAACATTTTAAATTTAATGAATTGTTGAGGGTCATACCCGCTCTACCGTATAGAATAATCAAGTAAATAGACCATTCTTTCTTGTTTCATCCTGCCACTACTTTTTAAGTCTGTTGTCAGACAGTCATCCATAGTTGGGCAGTCCGCAAGCGTAAATTTGGTGTTACGGACACCTATTATTAAAAATTCCGACTGTAGGCTCGTCCTCTATGCTCTCTACACATTTATGATAATGTTTTTCAATCAAAGAATTGCCATCATCTGATTGAAAACAAGGCAGCAAAAGGGGATTCTACGCAGGCAATTTATTCTCATAGCCCGATTCTCTTTTGCCGCACATTATCATTTTAGCACGGTATTGTCCCCGCACGTTATTGGTTAGTGCTGCCGCAGACATCACAAACAAATTCGCTTATGACGGCTGCTGGCGGTATGATGATAAAATGTGTACGGTGTTGCGATTTGGCCATAAGCCAGAACGGAACTGCACAACACGTTATCGTCAATGGGGATGTCCACCGTTTTAGGGACGTTCTACTACGGGTTGTTCACGCCGTAGCACTCCAAATATAAATTCAAAGCGGGTTGGTGAGCATCTTGCAGAAATTCTGGAAGATGCCGCACACTCCCGTCTGATACGTTTCGTATGGAGAAACGGGTTTCTCCTTCTTGTTTCCACCTGCCGACACTTCTTGGATTCATTTCTGAACGCAATATGTAATCTGGCAGTCCGCAAGCGTTACTTCGGCGGTACGTCCGCCTACCATCCGATTGTCGCATCTGTTTTGGCAACGCCTCCACAGAGCATCGGAATTTCCTTATAGTGCCTTTCGCCAATATGTCAAAGAACTTTGTTCTTATTCCAATATAATAAAAAATTCGAGAAATCGTGAAATGTTTTTGTCAAATGACCGCCTCTCGGTTTTCATCATATTTTCAAAGAACGCTGCGTATTTAATATAATAAAAATTTTCGGAATATGCAAAATGTTTTTGCAAAAACTTCAGTTTTCATCATATCAAAGAGCCGCATTTTAGTTTCGCAGTTGTTATCAAAAACAACGCTGCAAAAATACAACTTTTTTTAATGCTGTCAACAATTTCGTAAAAAAGTTTTCAACAAAGTTATCAACAGCCGTTGTGTTTCATATCTTCAAAGAACGTTACTCAATCAATATAATAAAAATTTTGAAAAATGGAGAAAACATTGCAACATTTTTCGTTTATCATATCAAAGAGCGTTTTGCCGTTTTTTAGTGTCGGCGCATCACTGTCATAATGACTTTGCAAAGATACAACCTTTTCTAATAGTGTCAATACATTTTTCAATAAACTTATCAACAGAGTTATCAACAATCTTATTTAATTCAACATTCACAATATCAGCAATTTCAATTATCAAAACAAACAGCAAAAAAATTGGCGGCATATTTTTGATATACCGCCAACCGAATATTTTTTGTACGATATATCGCATCACGAACCATATTCGTCATTATAGTTCGCCCAAAAGAGTTGTGATTTACTTGGTCGGATATCGTATAGCTTTGTCATAGTTACTATCGTTTTTTCTTTTTTTATTTATACGAGCGATTTTTCGCTTTTTTCTGTTTTTATTTATACGAGCGATTTTTCGCTTTTTTCTGTTTTTATTTATACGGATTGATGTCGGTTTATTGATATTCTAATTAGTTTTGGCTGATAACAGACTCACCTGCAATTTGCTCAACTTCCCTTTGCGTATAGGTTTTGCCGTTACACTCATAAAGTTTCTGACCATTGTTATATCCGTTGAAATGGTAGGTTATTTCATTTATAATTATGTCGTTTCCGTCTTTTACTACATTTGTGTCACTCATATACATCCTATGTTTTTCGTCTTTTTCTGTTTTTATTTATACGAACAGCTTTTTTATTTTTTTACAGATGAAATATGTTAAAGTGAAAGTATTGTTTTTCTGACAGCATCACGGACTTTTCGTTTTTCGTTTGTATTCAATTCATTGAATTTGAACACAACTTGTTCTTCACTATATCCATTGGTGTCTGGCTCTGAATATCCGATAAGATACATATTGCCATAGTAATCACTTTCTTCGTGAGGATATATTTGGAACAATATGGAATCGTTCATTCCATCAAATTTACGAATATGCAAATCAGATTGCGATAGCCATAAGTTATACATACCAGCCCCAGCGTCTTCAAGTTTTGACAGATTTTTTCTTGCAATATCGCACAAATCTTCAACATACAATTTGTTTTGGAATGAGGTATCATTTGACAAATCAGACAATCTGTCTTTTGTTACTGGCTTTATGTTCAGTTTTTCATCAACTTTTGATATTGTGTTGATAACTGCAATGGCTGTTGGAAAATCGTCAATTATTTTGTCAAACTGGAACGGCAGTGAGTCTATCAGATTTTCTTCCAAGCCGATTATGTCACACGTGTTTATATATGGGCTTTTCACGCATTTGACAAAGATATGCTTTGTTCTGTTTTTTTCCAATGAGTGAACATTGACAGAATAGCCGCTCTCCATCGCTTCTTTTATAGTGTCGGTAAGATGTTCATACGAAAACACCTCAACAAAATCGTTCTCACCAAATGCGCCGATTGAACGCATAAACTGCGTTAATTGTGCGTATGACATATTTTCAAGTTTGGCACGAAGGACATTAATGTCTTTGGCTTCATTTGATATGCCTTGCATTCTGGTTTTCGTCATTGGCTTGACGTTCAGTTTTTCGGAAATATATTTGTTTGTGTTGAGTATTTTCATATTGTTGTTTAAATTCTTTTAGGTTGTTTTGATTTTTTTCTTGCGATTGGAGTTTTGCTGAATGCGTTTGCTGTATTGCAAATAACAGAAATATCCCAGCCAGACAAATCACAATCAAATTGTGAACATCCGAAAAACATATCCTCTATTGTTTCAACACTGCTGACATCCCACAATGATATGTCACCATTGAAATCCGAATAGGCGAACATAGCATTCATATCCTTTACATTTCCGACATTCCAATTTGATATGTCGCCATTGAAAGATGAGCCATAGAACATTTTTGTCATTTTTTCAACATTTCCAACATCCCATTTTGATATGTCATTATTAAATCTTGAAAGGTTGAACATCTGCTCCATATTTTCAACTCTGGAGACATTCCATTTGGAAATATCGCCATTGAACGTTGTCCTGCTGAACATATACGACATATACTTGACTTTTGACACATTCCACGCCGTAAGATTCTGGTTGAAATCAAGATTGTTATGAAACATTGATGTCATATTCTCAACATTGCCGACATTCCATTTGGAAATGTCTCCATTGAAATATCCGCTTTTTGAATTGCCGTTCTCGCAACAGAACATACTTGACATATTTTCCACCTTGCCGACATTCCATTTTGATATGTCCCCGTGAAATTTAGTGAATGCGAACATAAAACTCATATTCTCCACATTGCTTACATTCCATTTTGATATGTCCCCGTCAAATTCACATTCACAGAACATAGCACTCATATCCACAGCACTGGAAACATTCCATTTTGAAATATCGCCATTGAATATTGAATCGGCAAACGCCCTATTGAAATTGGTTACATTTGATACATCCCATTCTGATATGTTTCCGTTGAATTTTGAACTGTCAAAAATATACTGCATATTCGTAACATTGGAAACATTCCATTTGGATATGTCGCCATTGAATTTCGTATTGTAGAAAAGCCAGCCCATATCCGTAACATTGGAAACATTCCATTTGGATATGTCAATGTTTTCAATATCCATTCCCCAAAACAATGCGTTCATATCAGTTATTTTTGAAACATCAATGTCATTCAAATCATAATTTGAACAGTCTATGTGTTCCTTTATGGCCGCAATAAGTTCATCTTTTGTTTTTGGATGATATTTGTATGGACGCAGTTCAGTAAGCCTTGCTTTTGAAACTGGCCTTATGTTTAATTTTTCTGAAATGTATTCCTCGGAATCAAGTATGTGCATAAGTCAGATTATTGTTCCGTGATGGCATTCTTGCTTTCCATATCGGCAAGAAAATCGTTGAGGTTTTTAAGATGTTCTTCCTCGTCAGCAAGAATATGAACAACCATATCATAAGTGGTTGTATCCTTGTCACGCAAGAAATCAAGCGTTTTCTGATAGCCGTCAATGGCACATTGCTCGTGAGTTATGTTCATATGCACGAGTGCTTTCGTGTCATACGGCTTTTGTGGCATAGTGTAATGGCATTCGCTTAAAGTAACGAGATACGTTATGTCTTTCAAGCGTTCAATGTCGCCGCCAAGTTCAGAAATGCGTTTCAATATCTTTTCGGCGTGGTCGTTCAGCTCGTCATCGGCCATTTCCTTGAATGTCTTTTCAATGTTCGGTCTTTCACTTCCAACGAGAAAATCAGCAACGGTATTGTAATGATACCACTGCAAAACTTCTTCTGCATAGCGTTTTTCAAGGATTGCTATAACTTCCTGCACATCTATTCTGTCACTAACAGATTCATTTACTCTTTTGAAATTGAAATAATTGCTTAATTGCTTCATTGGTTTCTATATATTATTCCGAATATATTTATAAACAAAAAAGCCAGCAAACCGCTGGCCTTAATCATATTGTCAATCTCCATAATCGTCTTTTTTGGCATTCTCGTCAAGCTCTATGTAACATCGTTTCAGCTGGTCAAGTGCTGGATTGACACACCATTTCAAATGTTTCTTGAACTGCTTTCTTATGTTGTGGTTGTAAATAAGGAACAGTATCTTCTTTTTCCAAGTGAGCAGTTTTCCTAATGTTCTGCCACTGAACTCTCCATCAGTAAGAAACAACCACACGGAGTTTCTGTCGCTCTCTATGGTTTTTATAATATAATTGACACACTTGCCTATATTTGTTCCACTACCAGCAGCATTATCTTGGCACATATTTATTATCTGTGTAACAACGCTATCGTGATGTTCTTTCACATAGTCGGCTTCAAAATGAAGCATTGCATCAAAGTCAATGTTTGTTGCAAAAGGTATCAATGTTATTCCAGAATAAGCGAGTTTGTCGCAACAATTAACTATTGTATTTGCAAACAGTTCAATAATGCTATAATTTACACTTATTGACGTATCTACAAATATGTTTATGTATTGCGGTGCTGCATCGTTTTTCGGATGGTAGGGGCGTATCATATCGTGTGCGATTGTTCTTCTGTCACCCCAACGAACCCTATGTTTGTCTGGAATTTTATGGCGTTTGCCTGCATAAAGCGTGTTGTCTTCCAGAAACGTCTTGATTATCTCTTGCCACAACTCGTCCATAACAGCATCCTTCATTTTTATGCTTGTGCATATTTTTTCAAGTGTACTATTTGGCTTGTTCTTGATTATTTCATCACGGAGTTTGCTTACGGATTCGGTATCAATGGAATCCTTGCTCTGTATGCTGCTCATTATCTTGCTTGCCGTTGCATCGTCAAACCCGCTTCGTCTTAAACTATCTCCAAGTTTTCCGTTAACTTCACTTTGTTTGATTATCTCGCCGACAAATCTGTTTTTTCCACCAGAACCGTTTTCACTATATCTTATTTCTGGTATATTGTCATTTTTGTTCTGCTTCCTTTTTCTGTTCTTTTCCTTTCTTATGTTGTCATCATATTCGGAATATCCGTGCTGCTTTTCAATACTTCTTTGCTGGTTGCCGTCATTGCCACCTGCATTGTTTTGGTCTGATTGGTTTTTATCACCATTTTTCCCGTTTTGCGAGTTACTGGAGCTGCTGTTTTTTCCGTTCATTTGATTGTCAGCAGCATCAACAGCATTGTCTGCCGCATCTTGTGCCTTGTTGTTTTCTTCTTGCGCTTTCTTTGCATTTTCTCTTGCACCTTTTGTATCTCCTTTTGCTGCGGATTCATTTGCTTTGTCTGCCGCCTCTTGTGCATCGTTTGCTGCATCTTGTGCATCGTTTGCGTGTTCTTGCGCCTTATCTGCCGCTTGTTGTGCTTTGTCGGCTTCATCCTTTGCTGATTTGTATTTATCTGAACCAGTTCCGTATTTTTGTCTTGCTTTTTCTGCGGCATCAGACAATTCATCAGCGTTTTCTTGTGCGTCATTTGCGGCTTCCTGCGCATCGTTGGCTGCGTCTTGTGCGGCATCAGCGGCATTTTGTGCTTCTTCTGCCGCTTCGTCAGCAGACATATTTGAAGTATCGTTCTTTGATTTTCCGTGAGATGATTTTCTGTTGTTTTCTTTGGACTCTTTCGCTGCATCATCGGAAAACCAAGAGTTCATTTTTGAATCGGCATTTGCATTTTCAGCATCCTCGGAATGTTTTTTTGCGTTTTCCGCTTCACGTCTTGCCGTTTCCATATCACCTTTTTCTGCGGCTGACTTTGAGTTGTCTGCTGCTGTTTGTGCTTTGTCAGCAGATTTCTTTGCGTCTTCTGCTGCTTTTCTCGCATCGTTTGCTGCATCTTGTGCTTCATTTGCCAAATCCTTTGCTTCAGAATACTCGTTTGAGTTTTCACCAAATTTGGATTTTGCTTTATCAGCCTCCGACTTTGCATTGTCTGCTGATTTTTGTGCTTTATTGGCGGACTGTTCTGCACTTTCAGCAGAACGCTTTGCTTTATCGGCGAATTTCTGTGCACGTTCAGACACTTGCGATGGTGTCATATCAGACATATCTTCATCATCCGAAAATTCCATATCATTATCATCAGACGAAGAATCACCACCGCCATTGTTCTTTTGCGGAACAATGCGTTTTTCCTTATACGTTTCTGGTTTTTCTTCATCATTGTCTTGGCCACCAAAAGGCGGAGCATCCATAAGGGACTGCTGAATTTCACCTATACTGTCGCCAATACCTTGTATGAGGCCGTCCTCATATCTTTGATATTCATTTGGTATCAATATGTTATCCGTGTTTGCCATTGTTAGTTATTTGAAAATCTCCTTTTTAATTCATCAGCAACTTTTGTCATATCACCGCCATATTTTTCCATCATTTTTTCAATGTCGTTGATTGTTGCGATAGCGTTTCTGTTATTGGCGACATACAATTTTCTGATAAGTTCCCTGCCGTCACGATGCCCGTTTTTCCATTCAGAACTTGTCGGTATCTTTTCCTTTTTCTTATTTTGCCGTTTTGCTTGCGGTTGCGGATTCTTTTTGCACTGTTCTACCACATTCTTGTACCTTTTCATAATTGTTTCCATAGGCAATCCTGCAACATCCTTGCTGTAACAACCACCGATTTGTTTCCAAAAATCTGGCGGGCATATATTATCGCCTACCATTATACCATTAACCTCCAAATCGCCAGCAATGTTCAAATCTTTCCAATTTGCTTTTATTTCTTGGTTTTCATTATAAGATAACATTCTTGGTATATGGGCAAGCATAGAGTGCATAGCCTCGTGGTACAATATTCTAAAAACGGCAAGTGCGTTCATTCCAAGGCCGTGCGGAGGATTGTCATATAAGAAACCGACATTTATATAATACACCATTTTTGAATCCACACACATAGTATCTGTTATCGTGTCATCAAGCAAATAAATTATTGAACAATTTTTAATATATTTGTATTCATAGGGCTGCGTATTCTTGAAATATGCGATTGCACTATTTACAAGGTCAACAAACTCTATGCCATCAACAAGATTGCCATCAGACATACGGATTTTGCCAAGTGCGGCAAGCTCATCGGCATTGCCGCCATTTGTATTTCCATAACTCTCAAGAATGATGGAATAATGTGATGTATTATATACGTATTCCTTATCCATAAATTAGTCTATCATAGAATTTCCTATACTGTCAAACAAAGTGTCCAAATCAACATTCGGATGGCTTTGTTCATAATCACCGATTATGCGTGCATATTCATTGAAGTTCGGGTCAGTATTGTCAAGAAGGTTGCAGTATTTACAAATTCTTGCAATAAGGTCTGGAACTGGTGATGAAGATTGTGTATCAAAATTGTCGTTCAAGAAATGGATTATGGTTTCCAAATCTTTTGGCGGTATTTTATCAGAAGCATCAAACATTGATTGTATTTCACGTTTCAAGTGGTTTGTAACCGCAACCGCATTCACATTGGTATCAACTTTAAGATTTGGATTGTTTACAATACGGTCGTATGTGTATCTGAATGAATCAGAGCCGCCATTTTCAATGTATTCCTCAACATATTCTTGAGCAATGTCATCTGGAAGGAAACCAGCCACATAAGTCAAGAATGTATCATAACCGAGGTCGGCATAGGATTTAACGCCTTCAATCTTGCACACCTTATTCAATTCCGAGATAGCCCTCGACCATTGTCTTGGTGAAATGCTTCTTGTTTCCATATCGTCTTCCGTTGCATCGGGGTCAATGTTATGCCATCTTGAATTTGGCGTGTCTTCACCTCTCGCACCAATGAACTCAATCGTAAAATCATCAAATCCGCCTTTGTCTTTAGCCCATTTAGACCAATCCTTGAATGTAGGAACAAAGTTATATGATTTCAACCTCTGTTTAAGTGCTGGCGGAGCATCACTCCAACTTCTTTTGACACGAACATCGTCTGTCGGACGGTTTGAACAAGCCATACAATACCACTTGCTTCCAAGTCTGTATCCGCCAGTTGTTTGGCGTGTCATCATAATTTGTGCGATACCGAACAATGTGTCTGGGTCGGCACGCAAAAACTCGTCAAACATAAGGATACCTCCGCCGCCGTGCGTTTCGGTATCTTCCATATATCCTTCTTTGTCATATATAACGCTGACGTGTCCGTTAGCAACAGCGTTTCTTGCTTTGTCAAGTTCTTTATCTCCAGTAGGCAGCCACATAGGAAGCCAACTTTTAGGAACGTCTGATGAATGCGCTGTGATAAATTTCTCACAGTCTTTGTCTGTCATATTATGTGCCGCCATATATTCCTTGACAAACGGGATATTCTTTACTCGTTCAATATCGTCTTGTGTTATCTTGACTGGCATAGGCATAAACAAGTCGCCAGCCTGCAATATTGAACAATCAACAACTATAATTGAGAATTTGTCGTTATTGCTTCCGCCACTTTCCGCAACGACATCGTTGGCCGCATCAACAATATCTTTCGGTATGGTAGTCTTACCAATACCAGGCGCACCCCATATCACCATAGGTTCAAATATGATTGGCTTGTCACCTTTCATACCTTTCAATATGGTGTTCAGCATACTTTTGAGCGTTTCGCTTTTTATGTCTTTAGCACCGATGTTCTTATATGTCTGTCCTCCGATTTTCTCAACACTTTTCAGACCGACACGGCGTTCATTGACTTCAAGGGATTCGCTTATTGCGCTGCTTGACAATTTGGAAGTGTATTCCATAAACTTGAAGTAATTGTCAAACTCTTGGCTGTTCTCTGGTATTTCGTCATAATACCCAGACTTCTGCGGATAATTGACTGGTTTCCCACATTCAGCATAAACACCAGCAACACGATATTTCTTCAAGAAATCAACAATGTTCTGCGGGAGATTAGCACCGAACATATCAAGTGTTTTCCCCACAACAAACGTGAATCCGTCTTTGAGTTTTACACCGACCGTTTCAAAAGCGTCCTTTATTTTGCTGAAAGACCTTTGGGCAAAATCTCTGATAACGCCTTCATTCATACCATATTGTTCGTTGATGAACTCCATAGTATCCAACACATATTTCTTTTCATTAGTTGTATCCATAATGGCCTGCATTCTGTATTTTTTAATATCACTTGTTTTTCGCTTAATGTCATCTGCACTGCCAATCCAAGCACCCATACGTTTTTTGACGGATTCCGTATCATCGGCGGAAGTCCTTCCGATAACTGGGAGATAACCGAGTTCTTGGTTTATAGTCAAAGCCCATCTTCTCAAAACATCCTTCTTGTCAAAGTCAGAACCGATAAACATATTCTTTATATTCTGTGCCTTTTTAAGTTCCCAGTCCTTTATGGAATCGTTGTTGAATGTGGATTTGTAGAACATACCTTCAAAGCAAGTTCCGTTTGAAACATTCCAGTTGCTCAAATCAACATTCGGCAAATCCTTGAATGCGAACACAGCCGTAAAATCACGGACATCTGTCACATTGAAGAACGAATATGGAAGTTCAACATCCTGCGTTGTAACAGCATCACCCCAAGGGCTGTCTTTCGGGTTTGTGATAAGATGATAAACCAAATCCGATGCGAAGTTTATATCGTGCAAGTTCTGGTCAACATAAGCATCGCCCTTTACATTGGTAAGGGTTATCTCTTGATGGCTCATCCAGTCGTTGAGTTCGTCCTTCAGTTTTTTCTCCTTTGCCTTTATTTCCTCTTGCTTGTTTCTTTTTCTGACTTGTTCGGCTTCCAAATCGCTCATTGACCTTATTTTGCTATAATCGGTATCATCGTCTGGTATGCTATCTTCGTCAGTTTCTTCTTTTGATTTAACTCTGTCAAATAAGCCCTCATTGACAACACGGCCTTCAGTAAGAAAAGATGCGGTCTTTGTCTTTTCAAGAAGTTCATTGACGGATTCATTGATTGCCGCCTCGTTCTCCTTATAAAACTGTTCATAGAGTTTTCGTTTTTCGGAAATTGAAAGGCTCTTATCCACGTTTTTCCAGAAGTTCTCATAAGCGAACTTCGACATTATTCCTATATTGTAATTGAATGCTCCCATTATAATGCTATTATATTTGTACTATTTCGTTTCCATTTTTCTTCTCAATGACTTTCTCCAGTCCTCACCATATATAAAGTCTGATTTGAGTACGCCGTTTGTGAATGTACGCCAAGAAATCTTGCAGTCGCCGTTTTTCTTTATCTCGTTTTCAACAAACTCAATAACCTCATCAACATATTGCGGTGGAACATCCCAAGTTTCATCGTTTTCAGCTTTCACTTGAAGCAGTTTCTCTTTGATTTTAGCCCAAAGTACCAATGAAGGCGGTGCAAATTCAAAGAAAAGGCTTCGGCCTTCAACCGCATCCCAAGAGTTCTTACCCATAATCTTTGCCAACGCTTCTGGTGTTTCATTTGTAATAATGAGAAAACGGCTCATAACACGCATTTTGTCTGGAAGGTATCTGACTTGGGTTTTTAGTTTTTCAATCTCATCCTCCTTTTCCTCTTGCTTTTTGGCTTTCGCTATTGCTTTTCTGTTTGCTGTTTCTGGACATTCCTTTTCATACATCTTGCGGTAATTCACAATGTCGCCAACTGTGCAGTCGGTTATGCCGTAGTAATTTCCACGAGGCCCCTCGCCAGTTGCAGTTCCTCTCGGTGCTTCTATCTGTGGGAACACACCAGCATCGACTTCAAGAACGTGTTTCCAGAATGCACGCTGGAATCCAGTATCAAACAAGTTCGGTGTATCATCAAACACAAGCAATTTTCCGTTATTGTCATAAACAAAATCGTAAAGCTGCGATGCGTTACAAGTTGAAGTTCCACGCTGTGCATAATCAATGTTGTCTTTCAATCGCATTTCATTACGCACATCTTTCCAAGCCTCCGATTTTCCGACACCGCCCTTACCAGATATGAATATGCAAGGTGCGCCAATTTTGTTGTTTTTTAGTTTTTCGCTTTTTGACGATTTGCAATATTCAACCATTCTTCTGATATTGCGTTTCAAATAATCCATATCGTCAAAATACTTGTCGCACAATTCATAGAATTTTTCCATATTGCCGCCATACACATATTGAGCAACAGTAACATCAAGACCACGATATATGAGTTTTTCACTCATAGGTGCTGGAGTTTTTACGGTAACACCTTCGTTTGTTGTAACTTTGACATCAATACCAAATCTTTCACTTGTGCAAATGATTTTCACAATGGCACAATAGGTTTCAACAGATGCGGTTGATGTGCTGCCGCTTCCGTTTGATAAAATCTCACGATACTTTTGGCCGTTTGCCGTATTGTTACGCAAGTCAAACACGATTTGGATTGGACTGAAATTTGAGTTTAGTTTTTTGAGTTCGTCAGCAAATTTGAATATGCCTTCACGGGACAGATTCTTGCCGACATTATGCTTCATTTTATTCTCATCGTCAAATATGAAATTCTTTATGACACGATAACGCTCTGTAGCTTCAACCATATCATAGGTTCTCAAAATGTCATCGTGTGAAGTAACACCCTCGTTCAATGCGGCATAACCCGTACCAGCATTTCGGCCTTCATACATACCGCCTTTATATGCGGATGGGTTCTTGATTATGTCAAAGAGAAGTCCGAGCATTTTAACCAAGCCCATATTTTTTGCACTTATCGTATAGTCAGCCGTTTGATGGTCGCTTTCCAAATCATAATTAAGATAATATCGGATTACCGAATTATCGCCAATGCCGATAGGTGTTACAGTTACAGCAAGACCTTTTCTGATTCCGCTCAAAATGAGTATTGTACTGATACCGTCAATCACCTTGAAATATGTGTGATAATACGCTTTCCATCCGCAATTCTTGTTAAGCATACTGACAACAAGTTCCGCCATTTTTTTCATCTTCTTGTTATCTGAAACGACAATGTTCGGGTTTGTCATAGTTGCGGATGCGTTGAGTTCATCGGCAAGTATTGATGTGCCGTTTATAATCTCACTTCCGTTTTGTCTGATTATGCCAGTGGATTCAAGAACTGGTGCTGGCCTATTTGTATAATCTGATAGTTTTTTCATTTTTTATAATTTTCCGATATTATTTATATGTATTGGCATTATTTCCGTTTTCCAAATTCAGATATTTGTATGACATCTGTATGACTTAAAGTGGTTTCGCCCTTTTTAATCATATCTGTACAAATATACCATTTTTTATCCCCTTGATGCCAGTTAAGCATTGCATATTTTATTTCATTGCCGTTTATGTCGTGTGACGGATATTTGAAAGGATATTTGCTGTCGCTTGCTATCTCCGAATGAAAGCAGCAGTATTCGTATTTTTTAGGAACATAATCACTTCGTATATATAGCGAAACAGATTTGCCGAATAATGAAAGGTCATCCAATCGTTCTTCTACATTTTCATAATTCCAAATGTGAGGGTCATCATAACGCCTTGGCTTATTAATCAATAAAGCTGCTGGCATAAGAGCATTCATATTATTCCTTTTTCCTATGACATATCGGTTTTCCATAAGCAACTGAATAGCATATGGATATATGTTTTTTTCAATATCAACAAACCATTCGGAATCTGTATGGTATTCCTTTTGCTGGTCAATGTAACATCTGTTGGTTATTGAAGACTTGACAACGCAAAAATAATCAATTTCAAAATTGTATGGATACCAAACACTTTGTGTGATTAAAGCAGCAGCAACGGCCTTTATCAAATCGTGCTGCGTTTTTGGATATTGCATATTGCATACGTCATCATACGATATGCGTCTTTTGTCCAATATGTTACGAACATTGCCAAGATTTGTTTTTGTGATTGGCCTTATGTCAAGTTTTTCGTTTATGAAATTTGATGCGTTGAGTATCTCCATACAGCATATTATATTGCAAGTTTAACAACAACTTCCTGCGCACGGAATGTGCAGTTAAATGTTTTCATATCTATCATATTGCTTGAGAAGTTGAAATCCAATCCGTCTATGGCCGTGAACAAAACATTCTTGTATTCTATCGTGAACACCTCATATCCGTTGCCGTCAAAAATTCTGACAAAAGGAACGCCGTTTATAAACTTGTCTTCGGATGACGAATAATAGTAATAGAACAAATCTAACATAAGAAAATAGTTCACATAGCCGTCATACAACTGCTGTGTTACGGTAAATTCTTTTGGCATAAGTCTTTCTGGTGAATATGCAGAACGATAGATTCTTGAATACGGGGTTTTTCTGTCGTATTGTTCAACAACATCAAACTGCACATTTTGCATATTGAATCCCTGCACCCCGTAATTGACATAATCAATGCAGCGGTCAAAGACGTTGCCTGGGATGCGTTGGAGATAGGGCATATACTTGTCGTTTATCTCGTCTGGTATGAGTGTCTTCGCAAAGAAGAACTCAAACATATTGTTTCTTGCTGGAAGTAACATTTGAGTCTTTTTCTTTATTTATAAATATACGGAAAAGCAATCCGATTGATGAAGATATTAAGTTCAAAAGATTTCGCAAGTTTACACGAAAAACTCGACATACGTCCAATCACAAAGGATATGCTTTCCGATATGTCAGATGAACGCATATTGAAAGAGAAAATGCACGCAAGGAAAGACACGAAAGAATATGCTGAATTTATCTGGTACACATATGCAAAGATACAGAAAAGAATAATTGAAGGGAACTATAAAGTTGAGGTATCTGGCAAATTGACATTAAAAGGCGAACTTGGATATACTCACAACCAAGAAAATATATGGATTGTCGAATTGCCGTTAATATCAAGCAATGTGTATAAAATAAAAGATTTGACGGATTACGAATGTTCTCCGTATTGGCCGAAACCGCCATATCATATTTGGATAACATCAGCAGAAAACGCATATTCCGATGAGGTAAAAAAGGATGTGTGGAAAAAAATCGGAATGGAACTGAAACCAATATATGAACTCGTTGCAGACAAAAATGGGTTATACAACAAAAAAATAACAGATGCTATAACATTAAAATTCAATAAAGCAAACTGGGGGATAAATGCGCATCAAGAATTGATAGATGGACTTGAAAATGCGATAGGTGACGTGAATGTGAAATTGCAATATACAGTCAGAGGTTTGGGTGATAACACAATAGAGCCAATTGTATATATATGTTTGAATAAAAACGAAAAGGGTATAGATAGGCATAGCAGCAATGTCTTTTGGTTCGATTTAAGTTATGGTAAAATAGAATGCAGAAATATGCCGCATTTGTATCTGTCGCCGTTTGACAAAAGCGGAAATAATCCATTTAATCCGAGTTTGAAATATTTGGCTATGCGAAGTTCTGATAATTTGCTGAAAGAATGTGGTATGAAACCTTGGAGAAAGGTATCTTACAAAACACCGCAAGATGTCATAAACAAAATATCAAGATATGTGAACGACAGCATACGTCTTATGGACATATATTGTGGAACGAATGTCAAATTGTTAGGCGGAAAAGATATGATTGGCGTTTTGGACATATCAATCGCTGATGCGAATATGGAAAATATATAATAAAAATGAGTACGATACTTGCACTTGAAGAATTTATAGTGGAAAACGACAATGAACTTTTTTTGGAAGTTCTCGAACACTTCAAAAAACAATATCCGAGAAGAAGGATTGAAGTCAAAAGATACGGCTATGGAAACATAGTGAGCATTGACGGTGAGGACAAATTCAATACGAGCGGTTACAACCTGCTCTATAATATTAAACGTCTGTGCGATTGCCTTGAAGATGAATTGATTTAATTATGATGAAGATATTGAAAGCAGCCGATTACATTGGTGAGAAACTCACAATAAAGCCAGTTACAAAAACGAGATTGTCGGATATAAAGAAAGCCAACAGCGAGCGGCACACATATAGGATAGCCGAATGTGAGGTTATTATGGCTGAAGATAATTATGTCAATGGCGAGGATGAGGGTATATCTTTTCCATTTGTGATAACTCATATTAAAACAGCAAACAGTTTGGAAAACCTTTTGCGCAACTTCAATGATGATGTTTGCCGTGGTCACGCATTTGATATTGAAGATTTTGTTTATGACACAGAAACTGACGGTAGAGTTGATATGTCTGTTACAAGTATGTTGATAACAACAAATTTCAATTTCAAAGAACCTACACAAAATGATTGGGAAAGATTCAAAGAAGGCAAAATCAATATGACATCGCTAATATTCCAACTTCTCATAGAGAAAGACGAATTTGTTGATGACATATCAGAAGATTGTGAAAAAATAGGTATTATAAGTAGGTAGTGTTTTATACATTGCAAAAAATAACGGAATTATCCCTTTTAGTCTTGTAACACGCTTTTATAAATATACAAGAAAAATATAAACTTGAATTATGACACATATTAAAAGAATCAATGAAATGAACCAACAAATTTTTCTAAAAAATTTGGATGATTTCAAAATACATATCACAAGTGTTGATGTTTATGATAAACATATCAAAACCGACATTAAAAATGGAGATATGATGGATTTTGATACATTTTCTGTAAAATGCAACAATATAGATAAATATGGCGGTCATTATAGTGTTGAAATTGACAAAAAGGATGAAAATACTTATGTTGTTGTTTGTATTGATGATGAAGGTAGTGTTTCTTGCGAAATTGCATTTACAATTATTTACTTTAATCCAAATTCGGCAGATGACATTTTTACTTGTATGATAAATCGTTCAAATGTTTTACGTTAATCGTATAACAAGAATTGCATTACAAGACTAAAAGGGATAATTCCGAAAAAGAATAACCGACCTGGCAAGGAAACAAAATTTCCATTGGTGAGCGTATCACCGAAAAGAAAAAGCCTCCGATTTGGAGGCTTTTTCAATTAATGGAAAGATTTGAAAAATTCAGAAATTAGTTTTCTTTATTCTCTTGTTTTTCTTCTTCCGCAGCATTCTCATTATTGAAGAACTCTGGGGACAGTTTTGTGATGGCGGCATAAACCAAGGATGCGTCCTTTAACGTATATGCACCAGCCTTCTGTCCAATTACGGCTGCTTGGATAAGCACGTTGATTGCTTCTTTTTCGTTCATATTACTCAATGTTTATTTGTTTATTAATCGTTTTCTGTTCTCGTTTCGGCATAACAACCGTCAGAACGCCATTTTCAAGATGTGCTCTGATTTTGCTTTCATCAACACAATCGTCAAACGGGATTTTGATTTTTTCGTCTTTTCCCATCTTCAAAAATGTACGGTCAAAGCCTTCACCTTTAACGCCAACGCTGACATAGTTTTCTCCGTTGTTTGTACATTCAATAGACATACAAAGTTCGGACTTGTCAACCTCTGGCATAAGAAGTTTCACGATGACCGCCTTGTCGTTTTCTTCTCTTTTGCAATTACTCATAGCGCAAAAATGGAAGAAATCCTTGTTGCCATTCTTTTTTTCTGGAAACGTTTTCTTGAAAGCGGAATCCATTTTTTCAAAATCAACGCCCATTGCGTCAAATAAATTTGTCAAATCTGTAATGTAACTCATAACTTTGCTTTATATTAAATAATAAAAATTTTTGTTTTATGAACAAAATATGATTTTTTTGTTTCAGATTAATGAATACAATTTGCGTGCCAAACACGTCTGTCTGACATTTTGTCAGTTTTTCAATGATTTTTTCAGTGATTTCAAGTCATCAAGGTACATATCGGCAGGAACTCGCTTCTTCATAATTTCAAGTTCCAGTTTCTTGGCATCGTATTCTTTGAGCAATTCGGCATAGCGTTCTTTTGTGAGCGAGTATATCGGCATATTTATGAGATAGTCAAATGAATTTGAAACCTTGTCAAACTTTTTGTTTTCAAGCCAATCGCAAATTTCTTTTTTAGGAACATTGCTGACTTTAAGTTTTTTGTCAATTATTGCCTTTATGAATTTTGCACGATTTCCGAGAATAAGGATTTCCTTCATAAGCATATCTATAATATGTTTCTTCCGTTTCTCGTACCAAGAAAGTCTGAACTTGCAGAAATACGGTATGATATCCTCGGCTCTTTCAAACTGCAAAAGTCTGTCATTTTCATCAACCGATATTATGATTTCTGTTTCAGAGCTGTTTACACGCAAAACCGATTCCAGTTTGTTTGTGTCTATAAGTTCTTTCAATGCGGCTCGTGTGAATTTGAGAACATAATCAACGCCAGACGAACTGTTGTTCTCATAATCAACAATCACTTTTTTGTCAATCAAAGAATCAAGGTATTCTTCATATTTCTCAAAAGTTATCGCTGGCGGCAAATCGGTTACACGGACAGTTGTCGTATTGACAATTTTATAAATGCCAGATATATTCCACTTGTTAGGGTTGTCATTGTCACGAACAAATGTGCCGCCAAATTCAGAAAGCCAAGGTTTCAGTTCCTTTACTTTTTTATTGTTGAGAAATGCTATGCAGGCATCAACAACATCCTCTGGGTTTCTGTTGAGAATATTTGTTGAAAAGCCTACAGCAATTCCAGAACTGCCGTTCAACAATATTGTCGGTATGATTGGAAGAAAGAACAATGGTTCAATTTCATAACCTTCTTCCATTCGTTTTTCAAGCAATTCAAAATCCTTATAAAGAAGTCTGAAGTTTTTTGAAAGTTTAGTTCCTATATATCTCGGAGCACCAGCATCTGGAACACGCAGGCTTCCGTATTGGCCGTGGCCTTCAAGAAGCGGTAGGCTGTTCTTGAATGTCTGTCCCATATTGGTTATGGCATCGTTCATACTTTTGTCGCCGTGAGCGTAAAGGGCAAGCGAAGAAACCTCACCGCCAAGCTGATAAACCTTCATTGGTTTCTCATTGCCAGTTTTCCATATTTTGTTGGCGATGAAAATTATCTTTCGCTGAACTGGTTTTAACCCATCAATGCAACTTGGTATGGCACGGTCTTCAATGACCGACTTTGCAAAAAGAAGTTGGTCAACGTCAAGAAAGTTGTCTATTGTTCGTGTTCTCATCTGATTATGCTGAAAGTCTTTTTGAGAAAATCAAGTTACGTAATTCCATAAGTCGCAAATATTCATCAACATCACAACCAAAATGTTCAGACACAAAATCTTCAATTTCTGGAACTTTATAATTTTCAACTTCAGTTGTTGTATATGCTTTCGGAAACAAATCTATTGTGTTGTGCTCATTAACACTAAATAAACGGTATTGGTCGTAAGACGGATATGCCTCTGTGTTATATACCCGTTCATCAGCAAGAAAGCATACAGCGGTCGGCAAACCGTTCAAATCTTCCTCATAGAAAGCGCAGTTCGGTACTTTAAGCTGGTCAAGTGCCGACATAGCATCAATCAAATCTATATACACGCCAGCATCAAGCACAATCATTGTCTTGAAAATGTTAGCCCAGTCATTATAAGCATCACGGTCACAGACATTGTATTTGTGTTCGTCTTTGATTTTTTCGGAATACTCCACAACAGCGTGAAGCGATTGTATTCCTTTCTGCATAGGATTCAACTGGCGTAGAACCATTGAATACATACGCTGTTCAAGTTTTTTATCGTTGTCTTGCATTAAAAATAAAATTAAAAGTTAAACAATTTTTGCGTCCTTAACGTCCTCTTTGGTTGAATTTCTGAATATAGTGTCAAACACGCCGCCATAATAACCAGTTTTCGCCATAATTCTCAATGCTTCATCAGAGTTCCATTCCCCTATTGAATAATAATCATCAAAACTGATGTCTTTCAAAACAAGTTCGGCGGTAACATCAAAATAATAGTCGCCTATTTTGTTAAAAGCGTGGTCTATTGGAAAACTTCCGTACAATGTCATATAGCCTTCCACATATTTTATATCTTCCCAGCCATATGTTTTCCCGTCTATGTTCAATGTGATTTCATCAAACGATTCAAGTATTTGAGCCGTATGCAATGCGTTGGAATAACATTCTTTTTTCTTGAATTTGCCGTTGCGTTTTAGAATATTTATTGTAGATGCATCAAATAGTTCATATACCGAAGTACACTTAACGTGCTTAACAGATTCAAGTTTCTTATTAAAGTAATCACGCTGATAGCCAGATGATTGTTCCGCAAAAAAACGAAGCATATCAACTATCGAATTGCTGCTTGATTCCGTTATGAACTCAATATATGATTTAACCATTTTTCAAAAATATGTTTCCTTATTTACGAAATTATCCCTTTTATTCTTGTATTATTTATAAGACTTCAAGTTCAATAGTCGCTTCGTTGCTGTCCGATTGTTCACCAGTTTTATTGGGTCTTGCAAACGGTTGGTACACAGCTCCACGACCGTACTCGGCATTCCTTGCCGAGATATGTCTCTGCCATTCGTCTGGTTCATATTGTTCGTTGTTCTTCGCCGCATTGATGTCTCTGTCGTGATGAGCACCACAGTTCGGACAAGTCCAATATCTTACTGCCAGATTTTTGACTTTCTTGTTTATATAACCGCACTCGCTGCACATCTGGCTTGACGGATAATATCTGTCAACTTTCATCATAGTCTTGCCGTTCCAAGCACATTTGTATTCAAGTGTCTGAACGAACTGATACCAGTTGCATTCGGATATGGATTCAGCAAGTTTGTGATTTTTCATCATACCTTTTACATTCAAATCCTCAACTTTTATCAAGTCATAAGTTTTGACCAGTTCTGCGGTTATCTTATGTATGTAGTCAGTTTTGATGTCTGTGATTTTCTGGTAGATTCGGTTGCATTTCAATACTTGGTTTTCATATCTCTTGCTTCCATAGACCTTCCTTGCCAGACATCTCTGATATTTTTTCAGTTTTCTTTTGTAATATCTGATTATGCTTCGTTTGCTTGCATATTTGAATCCCTTGCTTGTGATTATAAGTTCCTTTATTCCGAGGTCAAGACCTACACGTTCATAAGTTTTGTTTCTTGGTGTGTAGTCCTGCTTGACCGTTATCGCTATGTAGTATCTGCCAGCCTTGTTTTTTGATATTGTGGCAAAGCAGATTTTACCTACAATTCCACGCTCCATAACTATGTCTATTCCGCTTTTGAGCTTCGGAATGTATAGTTTGTTATCCTTGATATGAAATGTGTTAGGCTGTGCAATCTTGAACGACTGCTTGTCTCTTCTGTTCTTGAACTTCGGATAGGAGCTTCTGTGCTTGTAGAAATTGTCATACGCAGTATGCATATTCTTCAAACTGCATTGCAAAGACTGCAAAGGAACAATGTTCAAGAACTCAAATCCTTCAAACTTGCGGATTTCTGTTAATTTACCAGACTGCACATTGTATGAATCACTTGTCTTTGCTTCATCATACTGTTTTTTTTTCTCGTTTAGAAAATGGTTGTACACAAACCTGCAACATCCGAACACATTGGCAAGATAAACTTGCTGCTCCTTGTTCGGATACAACCTAAACTTGTACGTGTACATTCTCTCCATCTGATTAAAACACTATACCATATTTATATTACTCACATTTTTACAAGACTGAAATGGATAATTCCATTTATATGTGCCTATTTGACATCAGCAACAGTATAGTACACATTGCTGATAAACATTTTCGGGATTGCAGTGAACGTATAGCACGCATTTTTTATTTCTGGTGCGGCGTTGTCACGCCAAAAATCAATGACAATATCATCATCGCCTTGTTTGCCACGTGGGTCAATTTCAATTATAGCATAGTTATGAATATGTTTCATATCTATAATTTTTCGCAAATTGGAGATTGTATCTTCTTTTGTATCACATCTTCCACACAAGAAAATCTTTTCTGGAAAATACCTGTAACCAGTTTGCGATTTAGAATCTGATTGCGACCTAACACGACCGACTTTTGGTCGGAGTCCAACACGCATTATGCTGTTAATGTTTTTTATATCTGTTATATGATAGACATATTGGTTTCTTTTTATTTCGTCATTTATACATTCAGTATAATATGGCTCAATAAAAACTGTAAGTTTCCCATTAACTGATTCTATAATAGTTATATAATAAAGATACAACTCCAATAAATCATATAATTTATCGGACATTGGTGATGACAACAACATATTTGTTCCAACACAAGTATCATCTACAATAGAACAATTTGAACTGAACGATATGCTTATTGTATCTATATCATTAGCTACATTATCGTCATAACCGCACACAGCATTATATTCGGAAACAAGTAAGTTTATTTTGTCAATAAGGGGTTTTGCGTTATGTGTGCGTAACGATTCATTAATATTAATTATGTGATTTATATGCCCGCACATAGGCCGTTCCCGTATTCCAGACCATTGCCAGTTTTTACTGTAGTAATAACCAAGAGCATAATCAACAATCTCGTCATCTGAATTTTTTTCATCAATATGGCTTAAATCAAAAAACTCTTCAATTGTACGGAAATCATAACCCTCTTGTATTGAAGATAGTCGCAACGGTATATTTGAATATTTTTCGTAATCCGTTTTCATAATAAATTTCATTTGATTTTTTATCCATATCATTTTTGTTTTGAAGCATCTGTGAACAAATCAAACTTGATTGCTGGATATGATTCATAATCCTCAATACGTATATCTTCTGGCGTTATCTGGTCATAACGCAAAACCGTTTGAGGAAGAACAAGTTTGGCCGCACCGAACAAATGGGGGTTTCGTTCAAGCATTTCAAGAACGCCGTCCGTGTGGTTTTTGTAAATGTGTGCGTTTCCAAGAGAACCAGCAAGCATCTTCGGGCACATATTGACTGTCTTTGCTATGATTGACAGAAGTATGGCATAACTCAATATATTGAACGGAATACCCAATGCCATATCACAAGAACGCTGTATCCAACGCATACTCAAATAGTATTCTGGTATGTTGTATGTTTTCAGCACATACTCCATATTCATACCTTTTGTATCAAGACCTATTGTGTTGTAATACAATTCAACTCTTTCGTCAAAAGGTATGGGTTCTGCATAGAACTCCATAGCATAATGACAAGGCGGCAATGCCATTTTATCCATAAAAGCAGGATTCCAAGCAGACACAACAAGCCGTCTATTGTTCGGGTCTGTTTTTAATTTTTCAACAACGGCATCCAACTGGTTCACACCAGAATGACCGAAGTCTGTCCATTGTGAGCCGTAGATTGGACCGACATCGCCAAAAGTATAATTCTCTCCATCAATGTCAATACTTGTTTCGTTTTTAACACCATCCAAAAAAGTATCAAAATCAACTGGTTCGATATTCGCTGATTTGGCAATTTTCACATAATGGGCATACGCATCCTTATCCCATATATGAACATTTCTGTCAACCAGATATTTAATGTTCTTGCATCCGTTAAGAAACCAAACAAGTTCCACAACAACAGCATTTAAAGCCATTTTCTTTGTTGTGAGAACTGGCAGACCTTTGCGTAAATCAAAATGCAGATGTGCATCAAATATACTGCGGGCAGTTCCTACCCTTGTGGGTGTATCAACACCATTTTCAAGAATATCACGCAGCAGGTTCAGATATTGTATGTCGCAATGTGATTCGTGTCGTTTTCTGAACATTGTGAAAAACGTATGGTCATCGACATCTTCAATCATACGGACATCATATTTTTTCTGAAATCTTCCGCCATTTGTGGCATTGCCTATAGTGTACCAGAATTTTGGAAAATATGTGTCAAATTTTTCAATGCTGCAATTCTTGATGACACTGCAATAAATGGTATCGGCCAAGTCATTGTCCATAACATATTTGTAAACCTGCGCCCCGCCAATATAATACACTTGTTTATAGCCCAACGTTTCAGCAATACTTTCAGCCTCATCAAACGATGAGGCATAAGCAAGCCAAGTTTTGTCAGAAGGCTGCGACACGCCATTGGTGTCGGCCTTTGAAGTAACCACTATATTCACTCTGTTTTTTAGCGGATGACCAATGGATTCAAATGTGGTTCTACCCATAATGACAGCTTGCCCTTTTGTAAGACGGACAAACCTTCTCATATCGCTTTTGTTTTCCCAAGGCATTTTGCCGTTAAGTCCGATACCGCCATTCTGACTGACGGCAACAACAACATTTCTAATCATTTCAAATTCTCCTTTAAATATTCATTAGCCTTTCTGAAAAGTTCCTTTGTCTTGGAAAGCGACATTCCCATAGTTTCGGAAATGCTTATGAAATCGGTTTTTCCGTTGTGTGTTTCCTTGAAACCATATTTCATATCAACAATGTCCCTGCTTTTTGAATCAAGACTTCCCACAAGACGTTTGTAATCCATAATGACTTCATTATAAATTGCATCATTGAACTGCACAAATTCCGTATCATCGCCATCATCATAGGTAATGCCGACATAACTATGCGTGATATTATCGTATTTCTTGAAACCAGAATTAAGTCTATGATACGGGATATGAACGACATTACGCTGAAGGTTAATTTCGTTCTTTGCATATTCAGTCATAAGAGGTTTGCAGAAAACCCAGAAGTTAGGATTTTTTGCAGAATCGTATTTTTCCATACTTTTGACAACAGCAAGCGCACACACCTGCCGCACGTCATTTTGTGTTTCCTCGTTGAAACAGTTGAATTTGCAGAATATATAACTTACAATCCTGCTGAAATCCTTTGACTTGAGAAGTTCATTTATTTCCATAGCACATCGATTTTTTTGTACATAGCGTTTTTGATAGTTTCAAGGCCGTTTTTTTCTTCAAATCTTGAATCACCGCTTGACGAAAAAATCACAAAGTGCTGTTTTTTGGTATCCCAATAGGCAAGCCCGTAAACGCCATACTTGACGATTGCATTGTCTTTTTCGGAATTGGACTTGTTTGTGTCGGCAAACAAGTCAAGTTGTACATTTCTCTTCACGGCATACACTATGCCATAGCCGCCTTCTGACGGCTTTTCATTTCTCGAATCTTTCCAGTCCATATATGTAAATTTTTAAAAGTTATCAAAAAAATCAATCCTTAATAATCGTAACATTACTGTAATCAATCGGTGTGTAATATTTCCTATTGTCAATTATAGTTTTCGCTTCCATATAGTATGAATCATACTCATCTTTTCCAAGAGCCACAATCTCGTTATCCTTAAATCCCATAATAGGATTTGAATATATAGCGGTCTGCTCATAGTCAAATCGGTTTATCTTGACAAGGACACGGTTTCCATTATAATCAATGCCGAAAGCATCAGTGTACATAAGGTCTGTGCTCTTTTTCATAAAATAATCTGGATAACCATCATTTGCGTGGACATCGTTTTTTGGCTCTGGCTGGACAGCTGATGTCTTTTTGTGCGGTTCTGGTGTCGCATAGTCGTTGGTTGAAATTACCACTCGTGTTTCCTCTGGAATTGCAGTTATGGTGTTTTGCGGTTTCACGCTTTTCCACACAAATCGGCCATCTATTTTTTTCAGATAATTATGGCGCAAAGAACAAAGTTCAAAATCCTTATCAGTTTCAATTTTTTCTATTAGATTGAACAGATTTTCCGCTATTGTTTCTGGACTATAATGCTTGCAATACAATTCATACAACTTTGATACGCAAGACACTGCGTTATCACCGCCAGCATTATCATTGAACACGCCATCGTTATACGTAGCACACCACTCCCCGTTTGAGAATTGTATGTTTATGTTTTTGCTGTCATCGCCGAACAAAGCGAGTTTTTTTGTCAAATCGTCCATAGTTACACATTGAATATTTTTGTAAAATCTTTGAGATAGTCGCAACGGATTATTTTCTCACATCCGCCAAGCGTGCGCAAATCAACAAACTGGTTGTATGTCGCATAGATGAGAACTCCGTATTCAGCATCAACACCAGCGAATTTCTTGGGATTGTCATCAATGAAAAAATCAAGTCTGCCAAATCTGTTCTTGTCGTGCAGGAAACACAAGTCGTTGAACTTGAATCCGTTTTTAACAAGCCACTCAATCGTATATATTTTTTGTGATGAGTTTGGCTGTGTGGTCAATATGACAACATCGTTGCGTGATGCAAGTTCGTTGAACGCTTCTTTTGCACCATCAATTACTGGTGCGTCATAGAACAGTTCCTTGCAATGTTTGTTGAAAAAGAAATCGTCAGCGTCATCCAACATAGGAAACGACTTCTTCAAATCATAGAAAACCATATCTTTTATGGTCTTGTTCTCATTAAATTCCTTATTGTAAACGTCAATGGCTGCGAGAGTGAAATCCCGCAGCACTCCATCAACATCTATGCCTATACGTTTTCTGCTCATTTTACCGAATTTTGAGTGTAATAATCCTAATAGTATATAATAAAAAACAGAATTTTTGTGACTGTTATTTGCAATAAATTTTTCGTTCAAGCAACTCACCGATTTCAGAATCATATACCACATAATACTGACAAGGTTCTTCATATGCAAATCCGTTTGTCATAGCAAATGTGTTATACCCGATAATGCTTCCATTGACGGCTGCGTTTGTGATTGATGTGCAGCAATGAAAATGGCCGAGGAATATGCGGTCTTGATTGAACGTGTTGTTCCATTTCAAACTCAATCTGTTTAATGCTGGATAGATTCCGCAAACTGTTCCAGTTCCGCTGCCCCTAATCTGGAATCCGTGGCAGAAAATGAAACGCCTTCCATCATCGGTATCCACAATGGCAAGTTCGCTGTCTGGAATATTGAATACAATCGGAAGTTTTGCCGTGCCACATTGCTGTTCAATGTTTTTATACATAAGCCATTCATAACTCAACTTGTAACCGTTGGCGTGCTGTATCTTTTTTGTGGTACGGGAATGGTTTCCGACAATACCAATAAACTGGATTTGCTTCAACTTTGTATTGTTACACAAAAAGCAAAGGCCGCTGTAAATCAGATTTTGAGCGAGCAATGTGGCTTCAAGCGGAGACATACCATTTGTCTGCGACAGCTCATCGTGTATGTAACCAGAGATTGTGTCACCGAGGCTTGCAAAAATCAATCGTTCAACACCGTCCTTGTTAAGACAGCAGGCGAGGTTTGTAAAATATGTTTCAATCCTCTGCTTGGCAATGTCAATGTTATATTCATTCTTGCCGAGAACCGATGCAGCCGTTACCGTTTCCTCAATATGAGCATCAGAGAATAGTGCAATGGCATATTTGCTGCCTTCAGCCTTTTTCTTGAATTTGAAGTCATATTTTTCAAACGGCAGGGATTCAATGTTTTTCAATTTTTTGAAATTCTCGAACTCTGGGTCAATAATGGGTTGTTCCTGCATTTCTTCATCCGAACCAGCGTTTTTCGGTATTGGGGATTTGAATGTATAGGTAACATTCCCGTTTTTATAATAGCCGTAGTTTTTGAGTGATTCGGCTATGTTGTCACGTTTTCTGTGAATGGTCTTTGCCATTTTGCGTATGCTCGGATATTCAGAGCCGTCACTGCCGACAATCGGGTTGCATACGCTTGGTGTGATTTTAAAATTTGACATAGTATATGTTATTTAGTTATTTTTCTGATAAGAATACGTTTATAGACACATTTGCCATTGACTATAAACTGACCGCCAGCAACACCTTCGCCACCATTCCCATTAAGGTCGTGCTCGTGACCTATAAGTTCAAATTGATTGCTATTATACTTATCTATAAAAGTTACTGGAACACCCATAAGACCATCATAATCCAATGGTATGTCTTCAGTTTTGTCAATATTTATTGCATCAAAATTATCATATTTAGGATAAACCGATACTTCGTATTGTTTTCCAGTATTCAGCATTTCTGGCTCGTATCCGTGTTTCAAATTTGTAAACCATCGGACACCTCTGACACGTATGGTCTTTCCACATTCTGTTGTTTTTCCACAAGCACCTTCATATGTACCATATTCATTTGGAACGCCAAATAAACAGCCACCACCACGTATTGTAACGCCAAGCCTTATGTTTCCATTTTTAATATGTTGGAACAATTCTTTTGTGGTAACTGCGTTTACATTGCCTATTGCAAGAAACAGCTTGTTATATTGAATCATAAAACGCACAAATTCCCTAAACATAGAAAATGGCGGGTTTGTGATAACAATATCACATTGTTCAAGTAATCTTATACATTCCATTGAACGAAAATCGCCATCACCATTAAAATATGTTACATTTGTATCTATACCATCATATTCTACATAAAACGCACGTTCATCATTGTTAAGGTCAAGCAAACTGCGTTTTTTATAACAACTTGCAATGAGTTTGCGTAGTCCAAATGTCTTGAAGTTGTTTTTCAAATATTTGTAAAAATTGCTAACACGATAATCATCGCAGTTGCAATATATCGTTTTTCCAACAAAAAACTTGGCATAATGACACAACTCATTTTCGACTTCCACATATCTTGTGTAGAACTCGTCCATTTTGTCATTTTTTGCTATGTTAAGTCCCTTGTTGTTCATTAAAAAAGTTTTTTACCAGATTCGTCTATACGTTTTTTGGCTATCTCAAAATATTTTTCTTCAATCTCAATACCTATGAAATTCCTATTGGTGTTCATACAAGCAACACCAGTAGAGCCGCTGCCCATACAGTTGTCAAGAACAACTCCATCCTCTGGGCAATACGACTTTACAAGAAACTCCATAAGTTCAACTGGCTTTTGTGTCGGATGCACTTGGTCTTGCCTTCTCCATTTCTGCGGAAAGTCAAGTACAGTGGACGGATGGCGAGTGCCCTTGTTGTCGGTTTGCACACCCTTTATGCCATATTGCATATTGTTCACCTTATTGGGTGTATATTTCCTTTTATATGGTGTCCCCTTATGCATTTGTGGTTCATAATACGCAGCACTTTCACCAAACACCAAAACCATCTCGTGTTTTTTTAGTGGCATATATTTAGCGGTAAGTGGTGAACCAGACTTTGACTTTTGCCATACCATATCATATCTGAACAGCCGCTCATTTGACAAAGCAAGTTTGAAAGCAAACAGTCCAGCACCAAAAAGAACAATGTTTCCCTTTGGCTTTATAATTCTTTCGTATGCAGCCCACATATCATCAAAAGGTATAACGGTGTCCCATCTGTTCGCCGTAGTGCCATACGGAAGGTCGCACAGAACAAGGTCAATGCTATGGTCTGGTATGTGTGCCATAACATCAAAGCAATCCCCGTTATACAAATTGAATGAGCTCATAAATCAAAAAAGTTTCTTTGTATCTTTTGTATTATCTGTATTGTTTATTATAGTTCTAACCGAATTTGAAAAATCATCACATTCAACAACACGCTCTTTCGGATATTCATATATTTTGTTTCTTTTTATAAATTCTTCTCGAAGTGATTTGGTTTCCTTTTTATCACGCCCAAGAACAAACGCATATTTATGCTTTGGCGGAAACTTCAATTTAACAGATTTTTCGTACATCTCATTTGAATAGTCACGAAGTTTGCGTTCAATATCATCTGGTATTCTTTCCCAAAAAATATGCTGGTCATCGTTCCATTCCTTTCTCCACACAATACCTAAATCTTTAGCATAGTGCTTATAAAAACTTCTTGTCCGAAATGTTCTATCTGTTACAATTTTTGTTGGATTATATGGATTGATGCATCGTATGGATGTTCCGCTATTCTTTCCGAGATAGTAAAAATTAAGTGCTTGATAAATAGACCCCTTTTCTTTCGCTTGTGTATCGCTATAACAAGTAAAAAGTCTATAATCAGTATTTGCAACCATCCATTTTATGCACCACATAAGAAACTTGCTCCCAAGATTAAATGGTGTCCAACTTGCACTTGCACCTCTTGATATAAGACGTTCAAGTTTTTTTGTTTTTTCGCCAAGCAAATTACTAAAAGCGTTTGGCATAGACATTATTATGACACCGCCAAGAATACCTTTATATGTAGCACCAAACCAATGTGTCGGAAAACTTCCTATTGTTCCAAGCCATTCGTACCTTTTTATAAATTCAGTGGCATTTGTCTTTTCCACATCGGTTATTATTGGATGAAATTCAAAATCGGACAATTTTATATTAGATATGTCATCATCACTCCAACCATAACGTTTTTTATCATATTCCAACGTATCAAGCCGCCTCTGGTATTGATAACACCAATCTTTGTCAAAGCCAACAATTTTTTTCAACAAATCTAAATTACTCATAAACAATTACCAAATTTATGTAATTTAATTATTAAAAAAGCGATTTTGTTTTTTCTTCAAGTCCTTCTATGTTTTCAACCAAAGCGTTTATGATTTGATATTGTTTTAGTCGTTTCATAGCAATACCTTTGGTGTATTCTTTCCAATCAAATGTCTTGAAAAACTCTATAATTTCATTTTTTCTCGGATGCGTTATTTTTATTTTGTATTCACCAGAATAGTGCTCGTTATCATTAGTGAGAATTTTGCCAACAGTCCCGTTACCCCAATAGCACATTCTAATATCGTAATCTTTTATGGATTCATATCCTTGTTTGTCCTGCCTATAAAACACAATTCCGTTAATATGCTTTTTTTCGGTTTCATTTATGCCACGCAATGGTCTTTTGTATATATTGAAACAGCAATGCAGGTTTCTTCCAGAATAAGACATTTCACCCAAATCTTCAGAATAAATCAAATCAAACTTATATAATGAGTTTGTGTTGTTCAACTGGCTTATCGGAAGAACAAATGCTATGTAGTCAGCAATATCAACTGACTTGTTATAGAAATCTGTTGCAAGTTTCAGTTTTTCTCCATAAGGCGGGTTTCCAATGACAAGTCTGCCTTTTTTATATGCTATGTCAATGGAAAGATAATCGCCCTTTTCTATTCCGTCTGCCTCTGGCTCTATATCAATGGCACGACAATCCAACTGATTTGAAAATGAGCCATTACCAGCTGAAGGCTCAATTATATCAGTTATATTGCCATAACCTATGATTTCAAACGTTTTGTCTATAAGACGTTTCGCCAAATCAACTGGAGTATAGTATTTGTCTAATAGCAGTTTCACGATTAAAATTAAAGTTCAAAGTATGAGCAAACTGTATCATAAATAGCAGCCATACAAGCATCACGCTTGTCTGTATAAACAAATCGGCTGTCAATGTCAAATTTGGCATCTTTCCAAGAAATCCGATATGTGACAGAAGTTTCAATATGCGTACCTTCAATCTTGAAGTTTTCATTCGGCTTGTTCATAACTTCATATTCATTTGTTATGATGCCAGTGATTTTTCCCTTTGAAACGGTAACGACATCGTTCACATCGTCATAACATTTGAAATACACCGTATCTCCGATTGAAAGTTCGTGCCACCCGAACTTGTTGTTCGTCTTTGTGTCATTGATTGCGTGTCTGCCAGCATCCATAATGACACGGAGAGCGTTCTCCATTTTCTCAAAATTGCGTTTGTTATTGCCCATTGCGTATAAGTTTTTTTGATATTTTCTTTATGTTGGCTTTTACCTTGTCATCATAATCCAGAACTGTATCAACATATCGGTCAAGCATATCCTCAATGCTCACACACTCGCTCATATTGACTTTTTGTGAAACAACCTCCAACTTGCTTTTCTCTGGTATGAATGTTATGTTTTTAATTTCCTTGCAGTTGTTTGTGTATGCGTAAATCTTATGGAAACAGAACTTTGACAAAAGGTCAGAATCCACAGTAATTTCCATATACTTGTTTTTGCAAAATTCCTTGAACTCGTAAAGCGTAAGTTCTTTAACATCGTCATAATGGACACGTTTGAACTCTGGTGAAATTTCATTTTTATAAAATGTTTCAACGCCGTCTTCGGAAACGCAAAGCACGCCTCTGTCGTTCTCCCTATCGTTTTGCGACATTTGATATGGAGAGCCAATATAACACACATTCTTGTATTTCTGTCTGTGATGTATATGACCAGAATAAATCCTGCAACCAAGACCGACATTTTCAACCTTAACGTCAGATTCGGATTTTGTTCCAGATGCGTTCATTGTTATGCCATTGAAGTCTGCGTGACAAACAACCATATTGACACCAGACATCTTATGCAATTCGGCAGTAAGATTTTCGCTGTCATTTATCCAAGGTACAAAACCTATCGTGCGGTTTCCGACAGAAAATTTTTGTGGTGTCTTTATGACACGAACATTCGGAATGTATTTCAAGCAATCGGTTGAAGATATGTCATTACTGTTGTTTTCATAGGCATCGTGATTTCCGCAAATAACAATGATTTGTGAGAAGAAATCGCCAAGGCGTTCAAAAACGGACATAGCGAAGTTCAATGTGGACAATCCGACAGTCTGGCGATTGTCAAAGACATCCCCGCAATGGATTAGGACATCTCCACGTTGCACTTTTTCATCAAATAAAGGATATAGGAAGTTCTCGAAACAATCCTTGAATTGTTCCTCCCATACCTTTGAATTGTTCTTCAAGCCGAAATGTGTGTCGGAAATAAACCAGACGTTCATTTAGAAAAGTTTTGTCCACCCGTCATCACAGACAAGCAGGTTGTTTAACATTGCCTTGTTTGTAGTATATTTTGAAAGCTCCTCATATAACTTGACTTTTGCACCATTCGGTAGGTCTTTAATGACCATATCATATTTGAGGTTGAAATAGTCACAATAGATAAGGAGTATGTTGCTTAATGATGTTATGTTCTTGAATATGACATATATTTTAAGAAGGTTCATCGGTATCTCCGCTATTCCAAGTTTTCTGGAATCCACATTGAATATGTCATTGCAGTCACGGATGTCCATAGTCTTGATATAGTTCACGACACTTTCCTCAATCTCATCAACCACACCGCCATAGTCGTTCACCGCAAACACATCCATATCATCGGCCATAACACGCTTCATTGATGATATGCTGTCCGCTTCAGCAAAGGTATCTTTATCGTTATTGTAATAGATACCACGAAGTTTGTTAACGTCAATTCTTTTGCCCATTCTTTACCATTTTGAAAAAGTCACCGATGGCTATATTCATAGTTTCACCAGTTTTTTTGTTACGCACACAAATCTCGGATTCGGCGCAAACGCATTTTCCGATATTTGACTGGCCGACATAACAGACAAGTGTTTTTTCGTCATATCCACCAGTGAGCGAATCTATATATTTATAACCGCTTGGTATTTTCTTACTTGTGTCTTGATAATGGGATGACGGCTCAAAAAAGTCAAGCCCCTCATCAAAATTAAAATTGACACCATTTGAAAGGCCGACCGTATCAACAATCTTCTGAACAACACTGTCAACATTGTCAATATTGACATTTGTCATTTTGGCAAACTCAATACTATCAACAAGGTTTTTCTGCAAATACTTCCATTTAATCCAAGCCTCCGCAGTCTTTTTCAACCAATCGCTGTCATAGTTTTCCGTATCAATAGCATACACGGTATCAATGAGTTCATCATCAATGTCAATCTTCTCGCTGTCGTGTACGAGGGCTTTCATCTGATTGGCCGTAGGTATTTCCTTATACTTGTCATAGAACCTTTTGGCAATGAGTATGAGTGCGGAAAGGGTCTTGTTTCCAAAAAAACTCTTGTCCACATTCCTATAATATGTGGGGTTGTCCAAAATATATTTGAAAACAACGCTTTCGTTAGTCGTTACTTTCTCCATCCCAAGGTGTCTTTATTATGGTTATTGTACCATTGTTCATTTTTATATAACCGTCATCCTGCAAAATTCCAAGGAGGTCTTGGATTGTTTCTTCCTCAACTTTTACAGCATCAAGCAATTTTTCATATTTGAATTTAGAGCCGCATATAGTGGCCATTTCAAACAACAAATCGTTTGTTGTCGGGTATGATTCTTCGTATTGAAAAGTCCCCGTTATATATTTCACGGGGACTTTGTTATAGTTGATAGCCATTAGTCTTCAAGTTGGTCTTTGATGAGGTTATTGACATTGGTTTCGGAATCGTTCATACCTTCGTCATCGTCAAGTATGTTCTCAATGTCATCATTGTTCTTGCTATCGCTGTAAGCGAACAATTTTTTGATAACATTTTCGTCAAGGCGTTTCAACGCATTCTCATTCCACACCTTTGCCGAACATACTTCAGCCCATTTGAAAGGCTCGGTTTGAAAATCGGTACAAATGTATCTGCCAGCATCAGACGGATAGAAATACAAGTTTTCATCAAGCGGATGCTGTCTGCATTTTTCCTTTTCAACATCTGGAAGTTTTGAATAATCTTTGGTGTTGATAAATTTGCCACGACCGATTCCACAAGCATCCCAACTCATATACTCCTGCAACCCAACATATTTGTTCATACCTTTCTGAAATGAAATGTGGAACTTGACAGGTCTCGGAACACAGAAGCGGTTTTTCTGCGGTTTGGCTGTAACAATGATACCAGTCTGTTCAGTACCGCCATCCTCTTTGAGTTTGGCCTTTGACATATTCAAAATGATTGACGAACCATACAAAAGACCTGTATTATGATTAATAGCACCATTATCTGTAATATAATGTTGTACATCGGCAACAGTCAAATCATTTACTTTCGTACAAAAGTTTTCTTTTACACTTTTTACTTTTAATGTCTTTAATTGCATAATCAACTTCTTTTTTAATTGTTTGTATATTATTATTCTTAACAAATATATCATTTATTCGTATAATCCCCAAAATATCATCACGCAAATTAAATATAACAGAATCTCGCAATTCATCATAATCTGAATTATGCCAATATGTTCCATCATATTCTAATATAATAATGCCGTCATCGTCAATTATATACCCATCACATACAATATATTGCTTATTATATTTAATAGATAATTCTGTATTTTGAACATTAATACCAAAATGAAGATGTTTAACCTCGAACATCAAAGAAGATAAATTATCAAAAAAAGCATTCTCTTCTTTTGACGTATAAGGTGTCCGTTTATGCCAAAATTTATCTGGATTGTCTTTATATATTTTCTTTTTTTTATCAGATAATTCTTGAATATGTTTATAATAATCGTCTTCATTGGCATAACATTCTTTGCAAGAACAGTTGTACCTTTTTATCATTTGTTTAGCCTCGTCTTCATTAAAACCAAGTTTTGTCCAGTAAGCAATAGACCAAGCAGACATTTTTGACAATTCTTCGTGCGTATATTTTTTATATTTTAATTCAGTAAATAATTTTTGAAATTCACTAACTTTTTCATTAGATTCCTTTTCAGAATACCCACGTGAGATATAATATTCTGGACATCGTTTACTATTTTTACGTTGTTGGATTGAAATACGTTGTATTATATCACAATCGTCCGTCCAACCCATAGATTTCCAATAATCTACAGACACCAAACTTGAACCTTTTCCGCCACGTAAAGATTTCATATAATTTGACATATTATCATACACGCTTCTCATACGTTTGGTTTTTGACTTTTTGAATATATCATATAAATGGTATATAAGTTCAATGTTGTTTATATTGATATTTGGAAATGCTTCAGATATGTATTTTTGAAAATCATTAAAATTTTTTATGTCATCGTATTTCATCACACTTTTTATTTTATTTATAAAGTGCAATGCGGTGGGTTATTTATGGAACAAATTGTTTTATTTCATCACCTTCAACTAAATCTTTTGCGTATATCCAATTTTTTTCATCATTAACATCACCATTTTCATCTCCAATATAAAAACGATGGTCTTTAGAACAAGTAATAGCACTACCGTCCTCAAATTCAACAGTATATGTTGGCTTATTAAATTCCCAAGTATTTAAAATTTCACGATTTCCACACAATGTCATAACACTATCGCCAACCTTAATATCTTCTATATTTTTATATAAACCATCAGACATTAAAACTTTTGAACCTGGAACCAAACAACCACCAGATTGAATATCGGATGAATACAAGTCGAGTGATTTGTATGTATGGTTTGTGAAAATGAAACTGCCGCCAATGATACCGAGTTTGGACATCATAATTCTGAATATGGATTTCATCATCTTGGCTCGGCTCATATCAGCCTTGTCAGAATATGCCTTGGCATCGTCAATCTCTTTTTGAGATGCGAGGTTTCCAGCACTATCAAGAGCAATGAAAAGTTTTGGTATTTCATTTCCGTTTTCTTTCTGCTCAACAAGCATATCAATAACATTTGTAACATTACTTCTAAACTCTTGAACTGTTTGCACTGGTTCATAACGAAACATAGATAAATCAATTCCGAATTTTTCAGCAAGGTCTCCATCAACTGCATTTTCACTATCGTAAAAAATGATAAAATATCCGAGTTTCTGTGCTTCACGGCACATATTCAGCAAAAGATACGTTTTGCCAGTTGAGTTCTCACCTGAAAGGCATACGCTTCTGTTGTTCGGAATACCTTTCAGAAGGCTTCCGCTCATACAAGCGTTGAGCAGATAGTTTCCAGTTGATATGTACTCGGTTATTTTTGATGTGCCGCCGCCCTCGGAGAGCAGAGCACCGAACTTTGAATTTTTGCTCATTGCCTTGTTTAAGTCGGCAATGGAAAATACACCAGATTGTTTTGCCATAATAAACTTTTTTCTAAATTTTACAAATATTAAAAATCATAATCGCATTCTTCGTCTTCATCATCTTTGTCATCTTCCACTTCTTCATATTCATTGTCAGATGTCAAATCAACAACGCCGTCATTGACATAACCTATATATTTAAAAATCCCATTATAGCATTGAACTATATAATCTTCACTTCCGCTGAACGTATAGTTATTTCCGACTGTTGTGTCAATATGCAGACACAACTCAATTTTAGATTCATCAGAACCAGATTGTTTCGTTTCTGATTTGGTGATATATATACTTTCTATCGTTGGAAGTTCAAGCTGTATGAGTTTCCCATACGGAAATTCCTTTGATGCAACATTTATCCACATAGTATTTAATTTTTTGGTACAATCTAATATAATAAAAAAATCGCAAAAATGTCAGAACAATGTCTTCTTTTTGCAACCTTTCAGATATAAACTTTCATAAACAACACTGTCTTTCTTCCCGACAAACAACCTATTGAATGAACTATTGCCGCTTTGCAGATATTCGTGGCTATCATACAAATGCTGTGGTACTTCATATGTGTTATCATCATCACCACTAACTCCATCAAAAGACAAAGCATAAGCACAATTCAAGCCGCTCATCCATTTCCACAAGGCATCGCAATCAATAGCACCATAATACATTCCTTTAGTTTTTGCATACGGAGGGTCAAGATAAACGAAATCATCTGGATTCGGATTTATGTTAGAATATGGACAACATATAAATTCAACATTTTTATCATTTAACACACCATTCCATTCAATAAGAATATCACGCAATCCGTCTGGTACTATACCGCATCGTGTAACGTGAAATGAATTGTTGAAATCCCCATCTGAATTGTATCTCGGCATACCATTTGTTACGGTACGCATTATGAACATAAAATCAAGCGGGTCGTGCATCTTATTGTAGCGTTCACGGATAGAATAGTAATATTCTTTTTTTTCTTCCAAATCTTTTTTGGAATTGAGTTCATTCCACAAACGGGTATAATGTTCAAGTATGTCGTAAGGTCTGTACTTTATACAATTCCACAAGTCAATAAGCCCTTGGTTTATGTCACTGCATACATAATGTTTCACACGGATATCGCTTGACAACAATCTGCGCATAACAGAAGCACCTCCGCAGAACGGCTCGTAATAGGTTTCTATGTTTTTAGGAAAGAAACTTATTATGCTTTCCGCTTGGCTTCTTTTGCTGCCGCTCCATTTTATAACTGGTTCAAACATTGTTTTCTTGATAAATGTTTCAATTCAATCACCATACGTATTTGCTGAATTTAGGCAATTTGTTTTCTTTCAATTCTATTGGTGCGCCTTTTGCAAAATCTGTATTTCGTTTAACATTGGAAACATTCCAAGTGGATATGTTGCCGTCAAAATCTTTGGCATTGTATAGCATCATATACATATTTCTAACATTGCTCACATCCCAACTTGAAATATCTTGATTGAACTTCTTTGTTTCGTAAAACATATAAGACATATTTCTGACCTTGCTTACATTCCATTTTGATATGTCGCCATTAAAACATCTGCATTGGTTAAACATCGCCTCCATATTCTCCACATTCCCAACATCCCATCCAGACAAGTCCCCGTCAAACGGAGTTCGCTGAAACATACAGAACATATTTTTGACGTTGGAAACATCCCATTTTGAAACATCTCCGCAGAAATGTGTGCCAGCAAACAAGTTTGACATATCATCAATAGCGGAAACATCAATGTCATTCAAATCGCAGTTATAGCCATACTCTTTCATTCTCTTGAATGCCAGCTCAAACAATTCATTCTTTGTTCTTGGGTAGAATTTGCCGTTGCGGTGAATCCGCATACTATCAAGTCTGGCTTTCGTTATTGGAGTTATATTTAACATATTTCTTTTCCTGCTTCAATGTTTTCAAGTATGCTGTCAAATTTGAGTCCGTGCAAACGGCGTTGTTCACGCAGCATTTTTTTCAAATCATTGTCATACAATTCATTTGCCTTGGAATATTCGCTCTCCAACACATAATCTTCCATTCTGCCGATTATTGACACGCATCTTCTGCTCAAATCAAGCAATTCAGATTCGATGCCACAACGAAGTTCGTTTGATTTGAATCCGTCATTATGATATTCCTTTGCCTTATATGGGAACTCATATTTTAACTTTCCGTCATCGTCAATTACAGCATAGCAGGTAAACTGAAATGTGTTATTCAACTGATTTACCATATTCTTGAACTCACCGTCAAGAACCAAATCACATAGCATAGGTTGTAACTTTTTCTCATATTCCACAATACGAAGTTTCAATGTGATAATGTAGTTAAAAAGTTTTGTCACATACTTGATACGCTGTTTGACGATTAATCTGTCTTGGTTTACGATTTTCCAAGTTTTTTTGAATGTGTAAATTAGGTCTTTGATTTTTTTCATCTGATTTTCGCTTTTTAGTAATATAATAAAAAAATCAAAAAAATGAAACTCATTATAAATATACTTTGAAGATTTTTTTTGAAAATGAAAATTTACACAACAGACGAACTTATAAGAATACTGGAAAACAAGGCCGCATTGTTCAACGGAATGACACTTGACGAGGTTGCCGACAAATATGAGAACTTCAAAGGTAGCGACAAAGCACTGTTGCGTTCAGTCGCACGCCTTTTCCAGAAAATAAATTATACCGAGGACTATCTTGATGTATTGAACACACTTCTTGATGACAAACGTGTGCGTAACATTATGCGTAAAGGTTTTGGCGGAAATTGGGGTGACACGACAATTCGTGTTTCAAGGAATATCACAAAAAGAACGGATTCCGTGTTCCCGACACAAAGCGAGATTGATATGAACAAAAGTTTGAAATGGGGATTGATAAACTATAACGGAACTGTGGATAAGCAAATACACGCAGAGCCGCCTATGCTGAAAGGTATTCCGATTATAACATTTAACGGCAAATACATACTTGACGGACACCACAGATGGTCACAAATTTATTGTTTCAACAAAGTTAGGGATGGTGAACCGACAAAATTCGCAGCCATAAATTTCATAAATAAGGATATGCGTCCGCTTGACATATTGAAAGTCATACAGACAACAATAGGTCTGGATTTGCAACCAGAAAAAATTGAGCCGCACGTTGCCAGCGAAAACCCGAAAACGAACTTGTTGAATGATGCTTGTACGGAAACCGAAGTCAGAAGCCTTGTTGAAGAACTGATAACGGATGAAACTGTTGATATTATGATAAAATTCCACAGCAGGGACGGCGTGAAAAACAAGATTTCCGCTATGGACTTCATTATTGGGAATTGTATGGATATGAAAAAATACAACAACTGCATACGGAATGCACCCAATCGTGGGGCTATGCCACAGACCGATGCCGATGACCAACTCATAAAAAACATCAAACAAACAACCGATTTGTCCTAAAAATATAACGCCATTATAATGAACATTCTGAAATACAAAAACTTCGTGAATGAGAAACTTAACATAAAGCCCGTCACAAAAACTTTGCTTACTGCAATAAAGGACGGGAAAAAAGGAATCAAAATATATCAAGACCGATGGGGACAAGCGTTTATCAGCGAAGCACCATTGGAATCAAAAAAACTGACTCATATTGATACAAAGTATTCGTTAAGTGATGTGGATGATTTTCTTGATAATGAACTCGAACCAACCAGCAAACTATATTCAGCCGCAATGATTCAAACCTTGCTGGATTATTTTGGATTTGAAAACATTGACGATATGATTGACGCTAAAATTGGGATGTTTGACCCAGACACGATAAACGACACAATTCCGAAATACATAGAAACAGCAACCGACTGCGTTAGGTGGATTTTGAAACATTAGACGATTTATGAAAATTCTGCATTCTGAAGATTATGTGAACGAGAAACTTGCTATAAAGCCAGTTACTAAAAATATGCTTTCCAATCTAAAGCCATTGCATACTTTCAGAAAAAATATGTTTTGCACTGGGGATGTGTGCGTCGCAAGCGGCAATAGGAATTATGTGTTCATATCAAATGATGATATGTTGAAATACGACTACAATTCCATTTTTGATTTCAGTACGATATTCAACATAGAATCCACAAACAGAGAAGGTTTCTTAATTCGGTATTTTGAAGAAAGCGAATGGGTGTTTTTGAAAATGATTTATTTGGATGATGAATTGTCGGCTAACGATGTGAACATACATATTTTGGAAATATACAGAAACAAGGTGAGACAGCCATTGAAAGATGACTATTTCAAAAACCCGCCAAAGACAAGACTTATATTTCAGAGAATCATAGAATTATAACAGAACAACCTTCACGTACAAGTCCTGCCGTTTCCCATCACAATAATACCCAAATTCTGGAACACGCAGATACATACCGCTTTTCACATTGCACGGAAGTTGCACATATCTACCCTCCCCGTTCACATTGACATAGAAAATGTCTGTATGGTCTTTTGGATGGCAATATGTGTAGCATAGCATATATTTTCCGTTATGCTTGTTGAATGAAAACCTTTCTGGTGTGTCAATGATAACGGTAACAAACAGATTTGTTCTCACACCAAGTTCGTTCTTTCTTCCACGTCCAGAAAACGAAACCGTTTCCATATATCCGATATGCGGTTTTATTTTTATGTTTATATAGTCGCCATCGTCAAATGTTATCTTGCGGCTGCATCCGTTAAAAGCCTCGTCAAGTGTTATATGCACATCAACGCTGGTGTCGTACTCTGTTTTTGTCAAATTCCCATCGGTTTTGACAGAATTGATATATTTTCTAACTACAAATCCATTGATTATTCGCTTGTATGCGTCTATGATAATTTTGTAAATTTCCTCATCCCCCCCTTTGTCTGGATGCATAGTATGCGACAATTCACGAAACCTTTGTTTTACCTTTTTCAATTTCGTGTTGTCTGGCAAATCCAATATTTTATATGGATTATATTCCATCATAGCACATATTCATTTCTCGGTTTTTTATAACCTATTTCTTCAAGCATTTCAGCATACTTGCTGCAAATATCATTGTATCGTTTTGATTTGTCAGACACTTTTCGTTCCTTGTTGCAACTGTTTGAAACTATGCCGCATTTGCTATAGCCGACATAAACATAGCCAACAAGGGGTATGTGCGTTTCAACAAAACTATGGCTTATGACACACCACATCGGGTCATCAATTCTCTCCGTGTCATCAACAAAACGAAACCTATGGTCACGCATAGCCTTTTTTGAAATTATCTTTGGGTGAAGATTTGATTTGAATGGATGGATATTGTCGTATATGTCTTGCTTGTTTTTAAAACGAAACCACATATCACCAATACTCACATATTCAGTTTTGTCACAAGGAGTTCCGCCAGCAAATGTTTTAAGGTTTGTCATAAAGCATCCGTCACGATAGACAATACTCGTGTATCTCGTGGAAATCATTTCTGTATTCGGGTATTGCATTGATGCTTTCCTTATATGCTCAAGTATGTTTTCACCAAGAAAATCATCGTGGTCAAGAAATATGACAAAATCATCGTCCTGCACGCAGTTTGAAAAACCGAGATGCTTCATAATGCCTGGAAATTGGCGGTTTTCCGATGCACGAACAATCCGAATTTTATTCATACGGTCTTTCTTTTTGGAAAGAACAGCGTTTGTTTCAAACTCATTCTTGCACGCTTCTTCAAAATATCCGTCATCGCTTGCATCCACAACTATAAACTCAAAGTCATCAAACTTCTGCGAAAACACGCTTATCAATGTTGCATACAAAAGCGGCGGTTTTTTATGCGTGGGCATTACTATCGAAATCATCAGAACAAAGATTTTACTTGTTTTCTCGTAACCTTGCCTTCCTTGTATTCACGCTTGGCGTTTCCCGCTTCAAGCAAAGCCTTTTTACGAAGTGAGGAATCACCGCCAAACCATACATTCAATTTATCATCGCTTGAATCCGTCATATCATAATAGTACAATCTCGGATTTCTTATGATTTCAGCATATTCGGAATCGGTCAATGCGGCAAGACCTTTCTTATATGAAACATCCCACTTTGACACATCGTTCTTTTTCTGCCAATCATCCCATTCATCGTCATAGTAGAAATCAACACGTTTTCCAGTTTTCTTATTCTTTGCTATAATTACTGGTGTTTCGCAACGGGCAACCCTATGTTCCTTGAACAGTTCTGGCCACCATCTTTCAAAAAGGTTTACAAGCAGGCTCGCACAACTTATTCCGTCCACATCGGCATCGCTGTATATGTGTATCTCTCCATAACGAAGGTTGTCCTCAATCATCATTCCGTTCTTGTCATACACAAACGGGCTTTTGCCGAATTGCAATCCCAATGCGCCAAGAATGCTTTTTATCTCTTGGTTTTCAATGGCCTTTTTTTCGCTGACTTCACGGACGTTCAGCGACTTGCCTTTTAACGGAAAAGCACCTTGCGTTTCTGGGTCTCTGTATTTTCTGAAACCAGCCATAGGGGAATCCCCCTCGCAAAGCATAAGCGTGCATTTCCGTCTGTTCTTACCCTTGGCCTCAACAAGTTTGTTTATTTTGACCTTGGTCAGCATTTTGTTTGCGTTGCGTACAGCAGCACGGTCATCGGCTTCAGCTTTCTTTGAAACCCAGTCCATAATGGATTGTGTTATCTCCGATGCGAATACCGCTTTCAGCGTTTTCTCGGAAACAGAATGGCTTGTTCCGAAATTTCTGACATCGGTTATGAGTTTTTCCTTTGTCTGCGAGCTGTATGCTGGATTATCAACAGAGCAGGAAACGAACACCCATAATTTATTTTTGATGTCATTTGGTTTTAATTCAGTCTTATATTTTTTCTTTATGCGTTCACGCAGATACGCAACAACTTGGTCTGCTATGTAATTGACGTGCGTGCCGCCGTCCTTTGTTTCGGCGGAATTGACCATTGATATATGCGTGAATGTGTCAGACGGGGCAAAACCGACTTCCCAACTTTTTCCTTTTTCAAATATAACGCCATCGCAATACATATTGCAATATGCTTCAAACGATTTGAATGAGAATGTTTCCCCGTTGAACTTTATCTTTAAGTTAGGATTTGTCGCAGCAGCATCAATGACACGTTTCTGCATCATAAGCAAATGCGCCTCGTCAATTTTTGATATCCCAAATCTTGACAAATCTGGTTCAAATATGATTTCGGTGTATTTCTTTTTTGATGCCTTGACTTTGGGCTTTGACTGCTTTGACATATTCTTTTCAAAAACCTGCACAAACTCGTTTTTTCCATCAGCGGTTTTTACAGTAAATTTGTTTGAGAATATGTTGGTCAATGTAGCACCAAGTCCGTTAGTACCAACCCAATCACGCTTTTCGTTATCGTCAAAATTCGACCCTGCTCGGAGGTTCGAAAAAATTAATGAGGGAACATACATCTTGGCTGTCTTGTGCATAACAACTGGTATGCCGCCATTATCATAAACAGAGATTGTGTTTTTCTCACAATCAACCGAAACATTTATCGTATTGAGTTTCTTGTTCCGTTTTGACTCATCCACAGAATTGCTGAAAATTTCGTCAAACAACTTCAGCAACGCTGGCACATATTGGATATTTTTTTCAACGAACTTGCCTTCGGATTTGTCGTACACCCATTCGGTCGTAAGTTCGGTGAGAACGGTAGAACCCACGTATGTGCCTGGCCTCAAGAGGACGTGTTCGGTCTCCGTGAGTTTCTTATATGTTTCCTCTATAGTCTTTGATTTTGCCATCTAATTTGTCCAATGCTTCTTTTAATGTTATACCTGCCTGCAAAGCAATACCATCGCAACGATACTGGCTTTCCCGAACATAAACCCAAGCCGCACGGCCAGAGTTTATTTCCGCAGCACTCAACGAGTTATTGCCATATTCGCAAGGCATAAGTATATCGTCCCTATTTATAAGTGTGAGCGTTATCGTGTATATGTTATAACAGACTCTTGTTCCATTCTCATCCAGATAACTATCGTAAGGCTCACCAGCCTCCGAATCATAAGGATAGTCCGACCAGTCATCACCCCACTGATTTCTCATATAGGCTACGGTAAACCAAAGTTTGAGATAATGCTCTCCAGTTTCCTCATCTTCAAAGCAATCTGCAAAACACAATTTGGTTGCGTGATTTGAATCGCTTGATTCGAGGTCGTTCAAAAAATCTTCAAAGAACGCAACATCTTTTATGGCTTCGGTCAAATCAACATACATACGCTATTCTCCGATAAGTTTTTCAAGCATTTCCTTATGTTCCTCCGTCTGCGGAGTTCCAGAAAAGTTATAATAGTTGAACAATACTATTTTGTCTTTGTCTGAAATACGGGCATAGGAATCCGAATAATAAACGGTTGCGACAAAACTGTTCACATATCTTCTGAACAGCGTTTTCAGCTCGGTATCAAAATCATCATAATAAACATCCTTACCGAAAACGGTTATAGGAAACTGGTTGTGTATGAATTTCCTTATGGTCATCAAACGCTGCTTGCCGTCAATAACGAACACAACCACATTGTTATCCGCATCCTCATCCTCAACGACAATGAACTCGTCAATGGGCTTTCCGAGAAGAACATTGACAATGAAGTTCTTTTGCTGGTGGGATTCCCAAACATACGGCCTTTGTAATTTCACATTGTAGTCTGGAAGAAAAACGTCAAAGTCGTATGTGCGTTTGCGATGGTTCAGACTTTCAGATGAAAGCGAATCAAACAGCTTCGGGTCAAGGATTATGCTTTTGTTAAGAGCCAATTTGGTCGGTATGCTTGTAATCCCGCTGCTGGTGCGAATGTCATTAAATGTGATTTTCTGTCCGTTCATATCATTTTTGTTTTTGTGCTGCAAAAATACAATATTATTTCAAATTCGCAACACAAAAGATGAAAAAGTTATCAACAGCCTACTTGGTGCTTACGTTGAATTTGAGTTTGTTGTTTTTCTTGTCCATAGTTATGCTGACCTTGTTCTTGTCTTCACCGCAGTTGATGATTAGGTCGGTAATCTCATCCGATATGTCGTGTTGTATGGCTCGTATCAATGCCCTTGCGCCCATCTTCTCATCTGCGGATTTTTTGACAATATAGGATTTCGCATCGCCGCTTATGGAAAGTGAAAACCCCAAGTCTTTCAAGGATTCACGGACTTCCTCAATCTCATTGCTGAATATTTTTTCAAGTTCCTTTTCTCCGAGTTCGTTGAAATAGCAGATGCAATCAATACGATTTAAAAACTCTGGGGAAAATATCCTATTGACTGTGCTTTCAATTATCTTCCTTCGGTTTTCTTCATTCTTCTTTTCCATATCGGTTTTGGCTGATGCAAATCCGATAACACCACTTGCGTTTTTGGCTTCCTTTACGCCAGCGTTGCTTGTGAGGATTATGATTGTATTGACGGCAGAAATCTTAACTCCATTTGCGTCAGTTATATAACCCTCATCAAGTAATTGAAGTATTGTGTTGAATATGGACGGGTGCGCCTTTTCAATCTCGTCAAACAGAATTACCGAATACGGATTGTTCTTGATTGCGTTGCAGAGAACACCGCCTTCACCATAACCAACGTAGCCTGGGGGTGCTCCGATGAGTTTGTTCACGCTGATTTCATCGGAATACTCGCTCATATCAAGCCTAATCATAGAATCTTCAGAGCCGAAAAGATATTCGGAAAGTTTCTTTGCAAGGAATGTCTTTCCGACACCAGTAGAGCCGAGGAATATGAAGTTTCCGACAGTATGGTTTTTCTTGCGAAGGCCAAGGCGGTTTCTTTTAACAGTCTTGCACACCATAGAAACGGCATCGTCCTGCCCGATTACCTTTTTGGATATGTCGCCTTCCATATTCTTCATCCTTGTCATATCGCTTTCCGTAAGTTTGGCTACTGGAACACCAGCCATATCGCTGATTGCAAGATAAACATCATCATCGGTAACAATGTTCGGCGTGTCGGATGCATCGGAAACAGTAACCGCTTCGTCAATATAGCATTTCAAATTGGAAACATCATCATTGAGTTTTAGCATACGTGCCAGTTTGTCCGTAAGGGAAATCTGGCCGTCATTGGCAAGTTTGTCAATCTCGGATTGTTTTTCGCCAAGGGATTTCGTTTTCTTAATAACGGAATGGTCTGGCATATGCTTTCTGTTGGAATACCTTGCATAGATATGTTCCATAACAAGTATGCACTTTTTAGGCATCTGAAATCCGTTTTTCACATATTTGTCAGACAGCATAACAATCTTGTCTGCGGTCTGCTCGTCCATAACTGTTCTGAACATAAGGTTGTATTCTGGAAGCCTTTTCCGAAGTATGGCCTTCGTGTTGTCCGCAGACTGCGGCTTCACGTTTATTCTTGTAAAATGGCGAAGAAGGTCATACTTGTTCTCTATGCCTTTCATATCGTTGTTGTTGCAGCAGCATATAACTCTAACACCATATTTTATGGCACGCTCAATATGCTGCCATATCATAATGTTCACGATATTGTCGTTGATTAGGGCGGCGATGTTGTCAATATAAAGTATTCGTTTCTCTGGTGCATCCATTATATATCCGAACACGCTGTTCAAGCGTTCCTCATAATCGGTTACGGATTTGATGCCATCGCTCAATTTCAACTGAAAAAGTTCCATAATCTCACAACTGAAAAATTGTGAAGGGCAGTTGTAAGTATCAAACAAATGTTGTATGTGCTTGACGAGCGATGTTTTTCCGACACCGTTACCGCCAGTAACTATGACATTGTTGTTCGGTATCGCAAGAGCATCGAACACACGGCGTGAATAATCTTCAAAAAACATTGATTCTGCGGCCTCAACTTTTTTAAGGCACGGGTTTTCCTTATTGCTGTCCCCGTAGATTTTCACGGGTTCGCTTTCTGGCATTTCGACTTTCATCTTCAATCGGTTTAGATAAACAGAAATTTATATCGTTTTATGATTGCTTTTTGTACAGTTCCAAAAATTCTTCAACGCTGATTACGTGAAGAATGTTGTCTCGGTCTGCAATCATTTCATCATAAGTCAATTTTGATTTATTGGGAAACACTAAATCTTGTGGATTTTCGTGGTATTCAATAATGCAGCATCCGCAGTCGGTATCAACCGTCTTGAAATCAATGCCCTGCTCGTGCAGCATAGTTATAGCCTTCCAAACGTCACCATTCCAACCGCCGACAATCCTCGGAACAAGTTGAGCCTCATAGTTGAGCGGTATGCAATCGTGTACTACAATACGCCCGCCCTTGTTCAAATGTTTCAATCCGTTGATAATATCCCTTCCAGCAAAATCCTCTTTGTGCATACCATCAACAAAAATTATGTCAAACTTCTGCTCGGTCTGTGCAAACAGTTCGTCAGATGTCATACGCCAAGTCAGACAAGGCGGAATCATATCCTCGTTTTGTATCAAGTCTTTGAACTCTGTGAACGGGTCAACGCAGTATTTGTTCTCACATTCAACAAAAACAAAACAGCGGCCATCATCCAATCCTATTTCAAGGTAACTATTGTAGTTGTTTTGTTTAATCAAATAGTTTATTATGTCTGTGTGATTCACGGAATTATCCCTTTTAATTTTGTTAAACTTCAAGTTCAATAGTCGCTTCATTGCTGTCCGTTTGTTCACCAGTTTTCTTGGGTTTTGCAAACGGTTGGTTTACAGCTCCACGACCGTACTCGGCATTCCTTGCCGAGATATATCTTTGCCATTCATCTGGTTCATATTGCTCGTTGTTCTTCGCCGCATTGATGTCTCTGTCGTGATGAGCACCGCAGTTCGGGCAAGTCCAATATCTTACACCCAGATTTTTGACTTTCTTGTTTATGTAACCACATTCGGAACACATTTGATTTAAATTTTCATACTACAATATAATAAAAAAATCGGAAAATCGGCTATTTGTTGCCATCATTTCCGTTTTTTGCGTCTTCCCACATCTTTCTCAACATCTCAAGTTTGCGTTCACGTTCTTCTTCACGCTCCTTGTTTGTCTTTTTCTTAACTGGATTTACCGTATGTCTTATCTTAAATCTTCCGCAGTTGCAGCCCATTTGTTTCTAATGTTTTTCATCGCAGAACGTCATAATCAAATGAATTGTCCGTCATAGTCGGGTTTATGCAGACGAACTCAATAATCGGATTGTCGTGGGTTATGTCTGATGCTGGAACAACAACGCCGCAGCCCCAAGCTCCGTTGCCGCTCTTGTCGGATGCATCGGTTTTCAATACGATGTCCCTGCCGTTCAAATCATAGGTGCTCATATTCTTGAACACAACTCTCAATATTTGGCCTTCACGCCAAGAGTTGAAAGTATCGTCCACGAACAAATTTATGTCATAAGCGGACGGCGTGTTTTCAACCACCCATATACGAGCCATATTGGTTGCTTCCTTCAAATTGATGTGAATATCATTGTTATTTCTGTCATTGTCATTCAAATTGATTGCGTTGGTGCTGCTGATTGCATTGCCATCAACCATAACGGCAGGAAGATTGTAACCATTGTTGGCTGTGCTTATCGTTATCTCGTATGGAACGCTGTCATCAATGGAAACGCCATACCCCTTATGAATTACATCGGTGTTATATTGCAGCCTTGTGGTGAGCCTGCCGTTCACAATGGAATTGATGTCATCGCTGTTTCTTGCAATCAAATCAACCAGCGTGCTTCTGTCGGCAAACGCAAGGTTTGCATTTTCCACACTTCGTTCAAGCTCCCCTACCCTTCTGACAATATCATTGTAGTTGGTCATAAACAAAAGCACATTCTCCAAATCAGTAAGCCTTGAATTGAGGTTGTTCACACTGCCGTTCATCCTTGTAAACATATCGGCAGATTGCAGCATACGTGTCATAGCATCGCTGAACAGACTCATAGAGAATGTGTTGTATTCGTTCACCATTGTAGTAACGCCCTGCTTGTTAGGCTCAATGTCAATACGCAGGTTGAGTTTGAATCCGTAACTGTTTCCATTCTGAACACCGCTAAACGGCTTATATTTCGGATACCTCTGGAAATAATCACAAATGTTTGTAACCTTTATATCGTCAAGGAACAAAATGCCGTACAAGTTTGAAGTCCTTTTTCCAGAACTTTTATCCACAATGTCATAATAAACGAGAACTGTGTTGAACTCAAAACTTCCACTCAAAGCAGACTTGTTGTAATCATCAATAGTGACCATACCTCCTTCAACAATGTCCTTGTATGAGTTCGCTTCAAAGTCAATGCACATACCATCAATTCCACTGCGATACAAATAATTGTCATAAGGGCTTCCGTCATTGAATATTGTGGTTTCTGGCACACTTGCCCCATTCAAAGCGTTTTCTATATTATATGAATAATTGTTATGGTCATCATACAACGCTTCATAAGCAATACCAGTCGGGTCTGTGTAATGCTGTCCGAGTATGAAATTATAATCATTCTGGCCGCTAACATTTGAAGCACTATTAGTTGAACCAGCCGTAAAATTGCCGTCAAATTCTTCTTTGAAAAGAACTGTTGGCGTATAACCAGCCTCACTTGGGACGTGGACATAGACTTCTGTATAAGCCTCTTCCGCAATATCAACATTGTTTGTTATGTCAATCTGACCTATATAACGAACAACTGGTTTATAACTTTCATCACTTCCATTGAATAATGTACAACCTTCCATATAACGATGCTCGTGATGGTTGATTAAGGATTGTGCTGTCTGATTGTCACCATTCACCCAATTCATAGCACCCATCTCTTTCAAAAAATGCCAGAATACACGTTCTGCAACTGAACGGTCAGTATCATTATCATCAGAAAGGGTTATCAAAAGTTCCTCCATATTGAAAAGATAATCCTGCATAAGTTCAGCAAATCTGGCTTTTGAAGGAACTTGGGTGCTTTGACTATTACATCTGTCAAGCATATCCTTTATGCCAACTAACTGCAAATAATTTTGTTTATAATTTCCACTGTTTCTATTATAAGAACTGCTATCACCTTGATAACCAGTTTCTGGTTCAACGTCTCTGTCTGGATTTATAATATCTGGCAAATCAAGACATACAAAATGTGAGAACACAAATTCCTTATCGCTATTGGCAAGACACTTTGAAAGGTCTCTTGCTGCACTGGAAAATGTGTAAAAAGTTGTTCCATTTTCATTCAATGGTTTTATGACTGGAGTAAATGCTGCCATAAGTTTTATAATTTCTTTTAACTGATTATATTTATAATTGGTTTTTAAAATGTACCAAAAACGAAATGAATATCAAAGACATTTCAAAACCAACTGGAATCCAAACGAAAAATCGCCTTTAAAACCTTTAAAATCCTTTAAAAAATCGTTTTCTTCTTCATATAATTATTGATTTTGTTTTTTTGAGATAATTGGTTGATAATGTGTGAAATATAAAAACAGTTTTTTCGAGAGGTCTTGTTTTTGGCATTTTTTGGGGTGTTGATAACTTTGTTGATAACTTTTTGAATTTTTTTGTTGACAATATGAAAATAAGTTGTATTTTTGCAGCGTAATCAAAAACGAATAACAGATAAAATTACAGAGTTATGAGAAGCAACAACAAGCACATCGTTTTCTTTGACCTTGAAACAACTGGTCTTAACAAGGAAATTGACAGAATCATTCAAATCGGTATGGTCAAGGTTGATTATAACGGCAAGTACATCAACCGCATTGAGCGCAAGTTCAACCCTTGCGGTGTCAAGTCCACACCAGAGGCTTTGGAAAAACATCACATTTCAGATGAGAGCCTTGTGTTTGAACCTACGTTTGAGGAATGTGCGGATATGATTCTTGAATTTCTTGAAGGCTGCGACATCGGAGGTCATAACTGCATCAAGTTTGATGTTCCGTTCCTTTTGGCGGAGTTTGAGCGTTGCGGTCGCACGTTCACCATTGAGAAACGCCGTATCATTGACACCCGCAGACTTTACCTGCACTATCACGAGAAACATCTTGAGGATATGTATCGTGAGTATTGCCCAGACGGGGAAACCTATGTCGCTCACGATGCGTTGAGCGATACCAATATGACAATCTGCTTGTTCAACGCTATGTGTAAGGAGCATAACACGACCATTGAGGAAATTGACGAGGTTTGCGGTAATGATACACGAATTGATGTTGATGGCTTCTTTGTTCTCAACAAGGATTTCAAGGTATGTATGGGAAAGGGCAAGAATGTCGGTATGCTGGTTGAGGATGTTGACCCGTCCTATTTTGAGTGGATGATTGAAAAGGCTGACCATATCTCTATGGAAACTAAAAACCTTGCGGCTCGTGTTCTCAAATATATTGAGAAAGTGAGACCGAAGAGTCCTTTGGTATAATGTTGTTTTTATAAATAATGAAAATATACAAGTCTGATATGGCACACATAATGAGAATTGATGAGATGGCAAGCACATCCGATGCCCAAAGCAAAATGGAAAAATGGCATAAAGGGCAACGAAGGCAGAACGTAAAAGCGTGTTCGGATGAAAAACTTAAAGCATACTATATGATTTGCTTGGATAAGGGTTATGTGATGGAGGCAAGCACGCTCTATAAAGAAATTGTGGACAGAGATATTCAAGATGATGTTCCCGAAATGGTGTTTGACAAAGTGGATGGAAAACTTGACACCGATAGCATCTGCAAGTACATTGAGAATTATGTGAACAAAATAGGAGATAGTGGTGAAGATTTGTTTAAGTCTGTTGAAGGAAACTGTGTGTATTACAGTTGGGGACGTGACAAGCGTTTGCCTGCAACAGAGGATTATGATTGTATGATTGACAAAGACAATATGGTTATGAAAATGTATGTAAATGATAGTTCACCGATTGACCTAAATGACACACTTGAAGTAATCAATACTATCAATGATGAACTGTTCGGGGCATAGATTTGAACGGAATTGTAAGATTAAGATTGCTAATTCTGTTATATTTTGAGGCGGCTTTGGTCGCCTTTTTTGTTTGTATAAATAAAGAAAAACTTTTTATGAAAATACTTGACAGCAATTCGTTTATTAAAGAAGGCTATATGAATGTGACTTGTGTCGTGAATAATACGCTTGAACTTAATGCTATTGACACCACTTGCAAATGGGATGGCGAGCATTGGTATTTCTATGAGCGTGAAGGGAACGGCGACATTGACGATTTTAGAAAACTTGATAACAACCGAAACACGAATTTTGAGGTTTATCTGAACTTTGATTTTTCGTTGAAAGGCGATGAAATGGGTGAAGTCGGAAAATGCCGTGTTTCAATGATGGTGAACGTCCATTATATGAATATGGCTGAAGATGACTATGAGATTGAAGTCAGAACCATTGACAATATGGACGAGTTTAATGGTATGCTGTATGGCTATGACATTGACACCGATGAATTGAAAAAGGTTTTGTCTGAATCTTGGGATGAGTTCTATGTTTATGAGAAAATCGGTGATGAACTTGAAGACCGTATAGGTTTGAAACGTATTGGCGATAAATCGGAGAAACTTTGTGCTGAAATCAAGGATAAGGCTATTGATGGTTTCCTTGATGAGTACGCAAACGAATAATACCATAGTTTATTTTAACTCACATAGCGGAACTGAAACCAGTTCCGCTTTTTTGTTTTATAAATATAAAGGAAGATTATCGTTTGATGAACATAAAGTCGTTGCAGCCGAGATATAACACGAAAACCCATTTCAAGCAGGGTTTTTATATTCCGTTGTTTCCAGCGAAGTATTGCGGGAAGATGCCCATAATATATCGTTCAAGCTGGGAGTATAAGGTGTGCAAGTTTCTTGATGAGTGTGCGACTGTGTTGAGGTGGGGTAGTGAGTGCATAAAGGTTTCGTATTTCAGTATGATTGACGAGAGATACCACGAGTATTTTCCAGATTTCTATTTTGAATACAAGACGAATGATGGTGTTAGGAAAATAATTGCGGAAGTGAAGCCGAAAAAGGATTTGACTTCGCCAGAAAAACCGAAGCGTATGACGGAAAAGGCTGTGGAGAAATACCAGTATCAAGCCAAGGTCTATATACGCAATATGGAGAAGGCGAAAGCCTGCCGCAACTATTGCGACCTTCACGGAATGGAGTACAAGTTCATAACGGAGGATTCGAAGTTGTCCTTTTAGAAAAACAAATGATTGCTGATGGCTGAAAATATTTCTGGAGCGTTTGCTGATATGTTTAACCCATATTCCGATGTGTGGGAAGTTTCTGGTACTGGAGCACCTGCTTGGGCTTGGAAAAGGTCTAACAAGGATGGAACTGATGTTGTCGGTGATGTCTATACAACTGTAAATGTTGATAGTAACGACAAAAAGGAGAAGAAAACTGTTGCAAAGGATTTTTATGATATTCGCACGGAAAGTCTGTATGCTCCGTTCAGTATGTTCTCACGCCATATGCTTATGGATTATATCGGTATTCTCGGCATTATGCGTGGTGGTGATGAGTCTGTCTTATCGAAGAACTTTGATACTGGCCTTGCCCGTGCTGGACTTATGTGGTCTAACGTAGAGCCGACATACAAGAATATCATTGATGCTTTTCAGAACATACAAGCTGGAAAATACAAGATACAAGATTTCATATACAACAAGTATTATAAGATGATACCGACAAACTACCTTATTACATTGAGGCGTTATGGTATTCCTTGTACTGACATTCCGTTCACTTTGGCATATCCAGAGGACATACACGCAGATATGAACACGAGGTCTGCGTTGCTTCCGATAGCGACCGCAACAACATATATGTCGGAGGTTGCTGGAAACAAAATGGATGATATTTTGAAATTTACTTGGGGAACAAACTGGAAAGAACAGACTTCTGAAATACAGACCATTACCAGCGGAACGCCAGGAGCCTCCAGTTTCGGCATTGGCGGTATGCTTTTTGACAAGTCGCAGCAGTTCGGCACTGTCGGTGCTGGTGTGGGTGCTACATTCTTCAGTATGCTTTCTGGTCATAATTATTCACCGCAGCAGATGACCATTGCTGGGCAGGCTGCGCAGATAAATCCGTGGGAGAAATACTCAAAGTACACGCAGGGACCAGTTGACGTGGTGATGAAAACCAATATTCGTGACCTTGGTCTTAATTTTGAAAACAACTTCAATTTGAAGTTTGAATATGAGTTGAAATCCCTTCATTATGTAAACCCGAAGATTGCTATGCTTGATATTATAGGCAATATGATTCTTATGGGAACTAACACTGGTACTTGGTGGGGTGGTGCTACCCGTTATTACGGAAATGGCGGTGGTTTCGGCAAACAGCCAGGAGACCTTGGTGCATTTGCCCGTGGTGACTATGCCGCATACGGAAAGAGCCTTGTTGAGGACGCTATGGGGCAGATTGAGAGTTGGAATGGCGGCGAGTTCCCGCAGAGCCTTGAAGAATGGGCTACCTTGGCGAAGAATGTAATCAAGGGTGGCTTGCAGAATATCATTGGTGGTCTTATAAACGGAAAGCTCGGAAAACTTGGTGTTACGCAGCCAGCACACGCATTGTTGAGCGGTGAGGCTACTGGTATGTGGCACGTTACCGTTGGCAATCCGCTCAATCCGATAGCGATGATGGGCAATATGGTTTGTAACCAGATTGAAATGCAGATGGGTGAAGGTCTTGGTTATGATGATTTTCCAGTAAATGTGGCATTCACTTGCCAGATAAAGCACGGCAAGCCACGTGATGCTGGTGATATTGAATCAATGTTCAATGCTGGTAAGGGACGTTATTTCCACACCCCGTATCTTGGAAATCTTGACAAGGACAATCCAGAGCACGCTGAATTGATTGCGTATTACAACCAGATTGCTGCTGGTAGAGAGAATATACCAATGAATGTCTATGGTGGGAATGGCAAAGGTGGGAATGGCAAAGGTGGAAATGGCAAAGGTGTTTCGTCAAAAAGACCAGAAGGCAAATATGCTGAAAGAAACGAACCTGGCAGAAAGGTGCAGGGCTATATGAACAAGCAGATAGACAAAATTATAAGTCTGATACGATAGAAGAAGCGGCGCAGGCCGCTTTTTTGTTTGTATAAATAAATCAGAACTTCAAAATCTTAATCTTATGAATGTTGCGCTTTGTGCGATAGCGAAATGCGAGAACCTTTATATCAATGAATGGGCTGAATATCATTTGAATCTCGGTTTCGACCATATCTATGTTTATGACAATAATGAAATTGATGGGGAAAAAATATCTGACGTGCTTTCTGATGATAGGATAACCGTTGTCAATTATAGAGGAAAACACCAGTCTTCTTGCGAGACGCAGGTGAAAGCGTACAATGAGTGTTATAATGGATATGGCAAAATGTACGACTGGATTATGTTTATTGACATTGACGAGTTTTTGACATTGGAAAAATTCGGAAATATAAATGCTTTTTTAAGTCAGAAATGTTTTGCTGATGCAAAAGCCGTGCGTTTTCATTGGAAGTGTTATTCTGATTCTGACAAATTGAAATATGAAGCTGGTTCTGTGATTTCGAGGTTTACTGAATTGTGTGAGAATGGTGAGGTAAACAAGTATTATAAGCAGATTTATAGGACAAAAATCCCGAAGTTTAAAATGATGAATGTTCATTATTGCGACTTTATTGGCGGTATATGTTATCCAGATGGAAGTTCAGCGAAATACGTTATGCAGACAACTGACCCGAATGTTAAGCACGAATGTGGTTGTGTTCGGCATTATGTTACGAAATCGTTGGAAGAATTTGTTGATATAAAATGGAAACGCAGGGGTAAAGGAAGTTCCAAAACAAGATTGAATAAGGATTTTTATTTCAAATACAATAAGAAAACTGAAGAAAAATCAAGATATTTTGACGAATATTTCAACAATGTTTCTAATGGTATTCATCCTACTGGAAACGATAATTCGCAAAACGATACGATATTACATAAATTATTAAAACCCAAGATTATGCCATACCAACAAGAACCTCCAATTAAAAGTCAGACGCAAAGCCTCGGTAATGTGGATTACAGAACGCCGCAGGAACGTGCCGTATGTCCAGGTGCAAATAAAACCAATAACCCAGCCATAAAGCACGGACTTCCGCAAAAACCAGTGCAGAACAATCTATCCGTTTCCGAATATCCGTTTGGTATAAGTATATGTATATCGGCTTGGAAATCGGTTGATTATATAGAAGAATGTTTGGATTCAGTTGCTGCGCAGACTTGGTTTAAAAATAACGACAACTATGAGATATTGCTTGGTATTGATGGTTGCGAGGAAACTCTTATGAAGGTGAAGGAGATTATGGGCAAATATAAGAATCTCAAAGTGATGATGATGGACAAGAATGTCGGTACTTATGTCACCTGCAATACCATTATGAAAGAGGCGAGATATGAGTGGTTGTTGAGATTTGACAGCGATGATACTATGCCGAATGATATGGTTGCCAAAATTTTTGCCAATGATTTGAAAAATGTTTCTGCTGTTCGGTATGAAAACCATAATTTTGGTGAGAATGATGCTCGTGGTCTGGCGTGGGGTTCGCATATGGTTAAACACGACATTTTTGATAAATTTGGCGGATATAGGGATTGGAGAATATCGGCGGATTTTGATTTGTTGTATAGGATAGAACCAAAAAGTAATATCTTAAAGTTGTCATCGGTGTTTTATAACAGAAGGGTTAGGTTAGACGGTTTGCAGTATTCACCAGATACCAATATGAAATCTGCCAAAAGATTGGAATTAAAAAAATTCATATTGGAAAAATCAAGGAACGAATGTGTTATTCCTTGTATTACTGAAAAATTTACATATATTTTTGATAATGTTGTTTACGGCATAATTGGTCTGACTACTTGGAAAAAACGAATAAATTATGTTTATAAGACAATAGAAACATTGGAAAAGAATAAAGGTTTCAAGATTGTTATGACATTAAGTTCTGATGAGTTTGTGAATAAGGAGTTGGATTTGCCAAAATCATTGTATGATTATGTTGAACGGGGTATTGTTGAGATTATTTGGGTTGAAAAAAATTATAGGTCTTTTAAAAAGGTTTTGTTCGCTATGGATAAGTATAGGACGTTGCCAGTTATAACGGCTGATGACGATGCTTTATATCCAAATGATTATTGTAAAAAATTGTATTTGAATTATAGTAATGACAGAAAAAATATATACTATAATTCATCTGGACAAGGAAGCGGTTTTGGTTACATTTTTCCTCCATATGTGTTTAAGTCATATCCTTTTGTTATACTTGACGCTATTTGCGAAAAATACAATAATGATGACTTGCTGTATATAAGACTGGCTGACAAACTTGGCGTTAAGCGAATATGTTTGAATGATAAAAAAGGAATACAGTTTCATCATCAAATTGAACCCATAGATATTATTAAAAAATATGCTAATCCAAACTATAAAAAAGAAGAAAGCGATTTTTATACAAAAATGATAGATTCCATACACTATGAATAATATTAAACAAAATTACAGCAAAATATGAGTATTGACAAATGGACATTAAAAACAAAGGAGGAAATGTAATATGAAAACGTGTATTTGTGCCATAGCAAAAAATGAAAACCGTTACGTTAAAGAATGGTGTGAATATCATACAAGAATTGGATTTGATACAATTTACATATTTGATAACAACGACCAATGTGGAGAAAAAATAAAAGACGCAATATACGATTTAGAAAATGTAATTGTAGATGAGCGTTACCGAGGGAAAAATGATAAATTATACCAAACAAACGCAT